GACCAGGGCAGCGACTACCTGCGGTGGGTGAGACAGGTGCAGACCTACGGCTACGACTTCGACTGGCATGTGCTGAACGCTGCCGACTTCGGGGCCTACACCTCGCGCAAGCGCTTCTTCGGGCTGTTCGCCCGCAAGGGACTGCCGATAGCGTTCCCCGAACAGACCTTCGCCAAGAACGGCGACGAGGGCGGCATGTTCCACCAGTACCGGCGGTGGCGGGCCGTGCGCGAAGTGCTCGACCTCGACGACGACGGCGAGAGCATCTTTGTGCGCCGGAAGCCGCTGTGCGAGAAAACGCTGGAGCGCATCTATGCCGGACTGGTGAAATTCGTGGCGGGAGGCAAGAAGCAGCACGAGGAGTTTATGTTGCGCTATAACACCGCGCGACCGCAAGATACTGTGAAATCCATAGACGAGCCGTGCGGCGTGGTGACTACAGAGAACCGCTTTGCCAAGGTGAAGTGCCAATTCCTCTCGAAGCAGTTCAGCGGCAACCCCGACAGCAAGAATATCGACATCGAGCAGCCCGCCGGCACCGTGACCACCATCGACCACCATGCGCTGGTGTCATCAAAGTTCCTTACTGAGTATTATGGTGGCGCCGACCATAATCATAGTATTGAAGAACCTGCGACCACTGTGACAACCAGGCAACGGCATGCCTTCGTGACGGCATACTACGGCAATGGGTTCAACTCGTCGATTGACAGTCCGGCGCCTACCGTTACCACCAAGGACAGGATTTCGCTGGTGAGTACGAAGTTCATAGCCAACGAGTATAGCGGCGGTGGTCAGCTCTCCAGCATTGAACAGCCAAACCCAGCCGTGCTCACTACGCCCAAGCAGAAGATTGTGTCGGCTCAATACCTGATGAACCCTCAGTATCAGAGCGACGGCGGCAGTATCGACAACCCCTGCTTCACGCTGATAGCGCGGATGGATAAGATGCCACCATACTTGATTACCACCAAGGAGGGCGCGGTGGGCATCGCCATCTACGAGAGTGACAGCCCCTGGACGCGCAAGGTGAAGGAGTTCATGGCCGCATACGGTATCGTTGACATCTGCATGCGCATGCTCAACATCGGCGAGCTGAAGCGCATCATGGGATTCCCCACCGACTACGTGCTCATCGGCACGCAGGCCGAGCAGAAGAAATACATCGGCAATGCCGTGGAGGTGAACATGAGCCGCGTGCTCTGTGAAGCTCTGTGCAGGAAGATTAAGAGTATGAATCAATAAAAACAAAGCGATATGAAAATCTTATCAAGACCTAAGAAGAATGCCGAGGAGTACGGCAAGTGGGCCGTGAACCCGTATGTCGGGTGTAGCAACCAGTGCGAGTACTGCTATCTGCGGAAAGGCCCGTCTGGCAAATACCTCGGGCAAGACCACCCCGTGCTGAAGAAAGGTGTGGTGAATGAGGAGCATGCCTGCCTTGTGGCAATGACGGAGATACTGGAGAACGAGGAACAGATCAAGAAAGACGGCGGGCTGTTCTTCTCTTTCACTACCGACCCGCTGCTGCCTGACACGCACGACGTCTGCCTGACCATCGCAGCATGGGCTACCAATCACAAAATCCCCGTAACGATGCTCACCAAGTGCGCGTCGTTCTACACCGACGGGGATAGCGAGTTCCCATCGTTCCATGACCTGTCCTTCATCGACTGCATACGGCATTGTGAGCGATACATCTGGGCACCCCATGCCGACCTCACCACACCAGACTTTCAGTGCATCGCCCTCGGCTGGACGCTGACAGGCCACGACGAGCTGGAGCCGAACGCCGCCACCAACGCCCGGCGCATCGCTGCAATGCAGGACATGGCCGCCGCTGGCTTCAAGACCTGGGCCAGCATCGAGCCGGTCATTGACTTCGACTCCAGCTTCCGCATGATACAGCAGGCGCTCGACGCGGGCTGCGAGCACTTCAAGATCGGGCTGATGACCCGTGGCACGAAGGTATGCCGCAGCGGCTTCACGCTGGGCGGAAAGACATTCGAGCCCTATGACCCCGCCCGCTGTCTGGCCTTCGTGCAGGACGTGATGCAGCAGACGCGAGACCGCGCCACAGTGTACTGGAAGCAGTCGTTTCGCGACTTTATCGGCGGCACCGGCAAGCACCGCCTGTTCAGCGACGACGAGCTGCACAAGATCTTCGACGACTATCCCAATGCCGTTGGCAAGGACTGGAGTATGTTTAACCCTCAAAACAAATAGCATTATGGTACATTTTGGTAAAACGCAGGACGACGAGCTGCAAATCATCGTCACCGAACAAGACATCGAGGCCATGCGTCGCATGATTGTTTCATCTTCGCTCATGGAGCGCAGGACATTCTATGGACTGAAGGAATATATTGAAACGGAGTATAAGGACATCATTGTGAAGCAGTGAGTAATTTTTAACTAATTTCCCTGCGACAGCAGGCTTAAAACATCAACAACAATGAGATCAACAACAGCAACATGGTTTGAGTGCAAGATTCGTTACGAGAAGGCAATGGAGGACGGCTTGCAGAAGAAAGTGACAGAACAGTATGTGGTGGATGCCATCAGCTTCAGTGAGGCCGAGAAGCGCATCACCGAGGAAATGTCCGCCTACATCAGCGGCGAGTTTGAAATCACTGACGTGAAAAAGGCACAGTACAAGGAGGTGTTCTTCGACGATGCGGAAATGAGCGACCGCTATTACAAGGCCAAGCTCGTATTCATCACCATCGACGAGAAAACCGAGAAGGAGAAGCGCAGCAACGTCACCTACCTCGTACAGGCCGCCACGCTCGACGGCGCAGTCAAGAACATCAACGAAGTGATGGACGGCACGATGATTGACTACGAGAAGTCGAACATCGCCGAGACTAAGATCATGGATGTCTTCGAGTACAAGAAAGAGGAGGACAGCGAAGAGTAAAGAATGAGCCCCAGCCCTGCCCTCACATCGTAGGGGAGGGCAGGAGTGGGGTCAGTAACTTGTAAAAATAAAAGCGATATGAACGAACAAGTAGATATTCTGAACCTGCTGAAGGACAAGTCGGCACTGCTGAAGTACGTACTCGACATGATAGCATCAAGCGACAAGTTCGCCCGCAATCTGCCCGAACTGCGCCAACGCGGATGGTCGGAGCAGGGAATGCTCGACAAGGTACTGGAAATCTCAGCCATCCAGTCGCAGCAGATCAAACACCTCGCACTGATAGCCCTGCTGCTGGTGCAGTCGGACGACTTCAACACGATGGTGGCAAAGCTGATGATCAAGATGGGGCGCGGCGACGAAGCCCTCAGTGCCATGCTCGATGCAAAACTAAATGGAAAGGAATGAGCGTATGGCAGACATCAAATCAATAGCCGAAGCATTGGTTAGACTTTCGACCAAGGAGGTTAACGAACTGGCAACGGTCATGAAGGATGAATACGGCATCGAGGCCGCTGCCAGCATCGAGGCTGAACGGCAACGGATAGAGAACGCATACAATACTATGTCACCAAAAGAATACGGCATCTACCTGATGAACAAAAGGCATAGACACAGATAAGCGAGAAGTTTTTATTTAACAAATTCCTGGCCGACAGGCCATCAATAAAAACAGAAACGAATAAACGATTATGGCACAGAAGAAAAAGACTATTGCGGACTATCAGGATGCTTTTAAGAGATTGTTCCGCGATATGGAAAATGAACTGGGTGCAAAGGCATCCGAAGTGAGAATTTACGCCAGAGAGGTTTACCCCGATAACGACAACACGGCTTTTACTGCGGTTAGAGAGCAAAAGAAGCATCGTGTGGCAGTATGCAATATATTGTTCTCTGAGGAAACAACATCGACGATATTCTGATTATTGATAACAAGAAACAAAATGAAGAAGCAACGTATCTATATCTCTGGGGCAATGACCGCCCCGACGCAGGAGCAGCAGGAGCGGAACGTACAGGCGTTCCACGACTGCGCCACCCTTATCAACAGCCATACGGGACTTCGCGCCGTCAACCCCGCCAACGCCTGGCCCTGCCGGTTCAAGTGGCTCTACAAGGCGATGGAGCGCGTGCTGGGCAAGGACGGTGCCTACCGCACGGTGCTCGTCTATGATCTCTGGCTGCTGTCGCGCTCGGACACCATCTGCATGATAGACGGCTGGCAGTTGTCGAGGGGCGCGAAGATTGAGGAGGGCTTTGCCTTCCGCCTTGGCATCGTCCGCTCGCACACCTACGACCCGAAGCAGCAACGGCTCATGCCCTTTCAGAAGGACAAGAAGAAGCGTAAATTAACGGAAACAACAAACAAGGAATAGCAAAATGGATTTAACAGGAACAATCATTCAAGTGATGCCCGCCCAGTCTGGCACATCAAACCGCACGGGCAACCCGTGGATGTCGCAGGAGTATGTAATGGAAATCCCCGGCCAGTGGCCGCGCCACATCGTCTTCCGCATCTTCGGCGAAGACCGCATCAAGCAGTTCGCCCTCCGTCAGGGCGAGCAGAATGTCACAATACAGTTCGACATCGACGCACACGAGTACAACGGACGCTGGTTCAATGAGGTCCGCTGCTACAACGTGCTTCGCTCCGTAGGGCAGCAGCCGTATCAGCAGCAGGCTCAGCCGTCAGCCGTCAGCCCTCAGCCATCGCAGTCGCCCTTCCCGCCGCAGACCAACGCCCAGGGCCAGCCCGTGCAGCAAGGCAACGGCACCGACGACCTGCCATTCTGATACAGGGTCGCCACAATCAAAATTATTTTTAAAATTCTGTTTAAAATTTTTCAGGCGATATGAAAAACGAACTACACATTCCCCTTCACCGCGCCATCGGCAAGGAGGCCATCCGCAAGCGCATCCAGCACGTCGGCGTGAAGGGGCTCGACATCGACAAGGCCGAGGAGCTGGGGCTGATGAGCCGTATTAGCAACCTGCTCTGCGCCATGCACTGTCTGACGATGGTATCCAACAGCCTGTACGGACAGGTGAACGCCCTCTTCGACATGGCTCAGATAAAGAAGCACGAAATCAAACGCGCCTGCCAGGAGTTCCAGCAAGCCTACGACCGCTGGTACAAGTTCTGGCGCGAGTATCAGACCGTGGGCGGCGTGCAGGAGATGAACCGCGAGGCCGAAGACCTCGTGGAGCAGTACATGCGCTGGGCCGGGCTGCCCGTCCGCTGGCAGCTGGGCGACCCGCAGGAAGCACCGCGCGAAACCGAGCCGCTGATAGAGATTGACCGCGACGACAGCATCTGGCGACTCTACCGCGACGTGGCCGAGAGTGAGCCGATAGAGGACGACGAGACGGAGCGCGATGAGTGGGCCGTCTTCAGCAGCGACCCTCACGAGGACACGAACACGATGACCTGCGTGGAGCGTGGCATCGGCAAGGCCGACGTGCAGATGGTGGCCAAGCGCATGAGTGCCGCAGACCCCGACCGCCTCTATACGGCCAACCGTCTGCAGGTGGTGAAGGAACGCCGTCTGGAGGTCATTCCCATGAAGGCCTTCCTCGGCGGCCAGGCGATAGGTAGCGTGAAGAGCGTGATTGTCAAGAGTAAGAAGAAGAAGGGCAAGGCGAAGGACGCACACATATAATATATATAAGAGTGATATGATAGAACTCGACAAGATATACAACATGGACTGCCTCGAAGGGATGAAGATGATTCCCGACGGGTCGGTGGATGCCATCATCTGCGACTTGCCCTACGAGGTGCTGCACAAGAACAACCCCAACGCACAATGGGACAGGATGATTCCGATGGAGCCGCTATGGGAGCAGTACAAGCGCGTCATCAAGGACAATGGGGCCATACTGCTGTTCTGCCAGGGGATGTTCACGGCACAGCTGATGATGTCGCAGCCGAAACTTTGGCGCTACAACCTTGTCTGGGACAAGTGTCGCACGACAGGCTTCCTTAATGCCAACCGCATGCCGCTGCGCTGCCATGAGGATATCGCCGTGTTCTACAAATCGCTACCTGTCTATCATCCGCAGATGACCGCCGGCACACCAAGTCATCCGCAGGGAAACGGCAAGCACAAGGAAACCAACAGTTGCTACGGCAAGTTTAAAAGCGGGCGAACCTACGACTACGACAAGCAGATACGCAAGGTGGAGCCGACACGACCGGGCGAGAAGTTTCCCATGAGTATTATCCGCATCAAGAAAGAACACGAAACCACCGTGCTCCATCCCACGCAGAAGCCCGTCGAGCTTATCCGCTACCTTATCCGCACTTACAGCGAAACGGGGGGGGTAATTCTCGACAACTGCATGGGCAGTGGCACGACGGCTATTGCGGCCATGAGGGAGAAGAGACACTTCGTGGGCTTCGAGCTCAACAAGGAATACTACGACAAGGCTGTGGAGCGCATCAATCGTGAACGACAACAGCCTGCACTCGATTTCGCAACTGATTAAATTCTAAAAATCATTATGACAAAGAAAACATCAACACCTGTTGACCCGGAGTTCCAGAAGTTCTGGGACGCCTACGGCCTGAAGCGCGACCGAGTGGCTGCCGAGCGGGCGTGGCGGAAACTCAGCAAGGGCGACCGTCGCGCCGCCCTCGCCGGCATCCAGCGCTACCGCGACGACTGCGAGGCACGGGGCATCCAGCGCATGTATGCCCAAGGGTATCTGAACCACCGCCGGTGGGAGGATGAAGCAGATACTGACCCCGCCCCCAGCCCCGCCCCTACAGGGGTGGGGAGCGGCTACCGCACAGACCGCCGCGACAACTGCCGCACTATCAGCGCACACGATGGCGCAGCCGCTCCCCTCCCATCAAGGGGAGGGGCAGGGGTGGGGTCTGATACCCCTCCCGACAACCTCCCCGACATGGCCATCTGGTAGGCACAAGGAATTTTAATAATAATTTCTCGGGCGACAGCCCGACCCAAAAAGCAACCAATGGACACCCGACAGCAACATAATCCCACGACCTCCACCGACGACTGGTACACGCCACGGTGGCTTATCGACACGCTCGGACCCTTCGACCTCGACCCCTGCGCAGCACCGGAGAGCGTGCGCCCGTTCCCCACCGCCACGACGATGCTGACCCGGCAGGACGACGGCCTCGCCCACGAGTGGCACGGCACGGTGTGGATGAACCCGCCCTACAGCCGCGCCCTGCTCCGCCAGTTCTGCGAGCGGATGGCACGGCACGGCGACGGCATTGCCCTGCTCGTCAACCGGCAGGACAACCTGCTCTGGCAGGAGGTCATCTTCCCAACCGCCGCGTCGATGATTTTTATGCGGCATCGCGTCCGCTTCATCCGACCCGACGGCACCACCGGCTCGCCCTTCTTCGGCTCCTGCCTCGTGGCCTGGGGCGCGACGTGCGACCGCCGCCTGCGCCAGTCGGGCATCGAGGGAAAGTATGTGGTGCTGAATGTTTAACCCGATAAAGACAGAGAACGATGAAAGAACCAGTCAATATCAGGGAAATCCCAGTAGGAAGCTATGTCCGGGTGCAGGCTAACGGCCAGTACCTGATGACCTGTCTGGTAGTAGAGATTCTGCGCGGCGACCGCATCGGTGCTGTCATATTCGAAGTCTCGGACAAGGATGCTCCCTACACCATCGGGCGGATCTACACTTTTCCGCTCTCCGATGTGTTTGGCATGAGCATTGCCGAAGTACCGCTGCGGCGGCTTGGCTTCACAGACTCTGACGAGCGTGGCTGGCGACTGGTGTACTGGTTCGGGATGGAGATGAAACTGCTCTACCGCTACGACAACCATCGGCAGGTGGCATCCTTCAGGTTTAAGTCTACTTACCGCAAGACGTATGTCAGTATCAGTTGTCTCTACGTCCATCAGCTACAGAACATTATGCGCTTCCTTACCGGAGGCGAACTGGAATTTAATTATAATACATTATGACACAGAAAATCATCTACTACTTGGTCCTGGCGCTGCTCTTCATAGCAGTGCCGATGGCCCTTGCCTGGCTGCTGCCCGTCCGTCTGATGGTGGGCATCCTGGCCGTTACACAACTGCTCACGTTCATCATTGTGGGCGCAGTAATCCAAGACTTAAAGCCCCGCAATCATGACAAAGAAGAAAACTAACCTCCAGCCTTGGCTCGACTACTTCAAGATGCTGCAGCGGTACGAGCAGAAAGGCTTCCTGGAGATAAAGCCCCAGGAGCACGAGGCCTACGTCACTCGCGCAGCGCTGCTGACACTCAGCCCCACCCCGGCCCCCCCCGAAGGAGAGGGGGATGCCGCCAACGGCAAAGCCCTCGCCGACACCCTGTCCCGCCTCCGTGCCTACGCAGCCTACCGCTCGGCCCCAGCCGTCGGCCAGCAGCACCCCGTCGACATAAACGACCCCGATGCTGAGATACCCGTCATTCCCATCGAGGAGTTGACCGCCTACTTCTCGCAGCCCTTCGCCGTCCACATCGTCAAGGAGGACTACCCCCACGACCTGCTGCTCACGCTGCTGCTCACGCAGAAGCGCTCATGGCGCACTGCATGGCGCACCGTTGACACCATCGAAGCCATCGACTACACAGAAAAGGAAAATCCGACATGACAGCCGAACAAGAAAACTTGCTGCGCAGGCATTTCGCCGACACGCGGACAGACCGGCTGGCCGCCGCGCTGGGCGTTAGCTACCGCACCGTGTGCCGGTGGGCAGCCAACCTCGGACTGAAGAAACATGAGGATTTCCGGCAGGGCATCAGCGCCATTGCCGGCAGCATGGAGCGCGACTGGAGTCACCGTCCGAAAGGCGAGGGCGCAAAACTCTCGGCAGAGGTGACGGAATACCTGCGCCGCCACTATGCCACGACCGACAACCGCGTGCTGGCCGCCCACTTCCATGTGAACGACCGCACCATCCGCCGCTGGGCCGACAGACTCGCGCTGCGCAAGGACAGCGACTGGGTAAGGATGCACCGTGCCGCCAGACACGGCATGACGCCCGAACAGCGCTTTCAGTTGGTGGCCACCGTCCACGAACTCTACCCAGACGGCCTGCACGACGAGGAGCTTGTAAGGCGTACAGGTTATTGTTTCGGTTATATTCAGATGATAGCCAGAGATTATAACATCCGCCGCTCAGAAGAGTGCATCCGTCGTCATCAGCAGAAAATAGGTGAAATCAGTAAACGGCTGGCCGCCGAAGGAAAATTGAAACGCGGAAAGACCCGCCAGATGGAAGCCGTGGTGCAACGCGAGTATGCCACCGCCGACAACGACGAGCTGGCCCGTCGGCTTGGCATCAGCATCAAGTATGTAAAACAGATGGCTTGGAGGCTTGGGCTGAAGAAAACCCGCGAGTATCGCAGTGAACAGTTGCGAAGACTAAGGAAAGATCGTAAATCACAAAACAACAATGACCAAACCTAAATTCACCTACGGCGACCGCATCCGCCGCAAGGCGGGCGGCCCTGTCGAGACCGTCCACGACATGAACGAGACGGCCTATTACTTCGAGGGCGGGGGCTTCTGCCTGCGCGAGGACGAGGACTGCTACCGCTTAGAGGAAGCGGCCACGGGCTTCTTCCGCGTCAGCAACACCCTCGACGGCATCAACCTGCGCGACCATTCCAGCCACGGCTACGAAGACCTGGCCGACTTCCGCCGCGCCCTGCAGCAGCTCGTAGAGCGGTGGGGCGGGCGCACGGGCCAGTATGTCGGCAGTCGTCACGACTTCCTGCGTCTGCGCTTTGCCGACCTCTACCAGTGTGTCAGCGAGGAAGCCTGGCTCCCGCTGTATCTGCTCCGCGCCGCGCCCATCCCCGAGCGCTTCCTGCAGCCACCCCCCGACCCGTTCATCGAAGAACTCGACCGCGCGATGTGGGGAGAGTAGACGAAGTACTGCAACACGGTTGCGGCATCCGAACACCCGCCCGCGCGACAAAAAAAAATGCTGCCGCCGCCCTGATACAGGGCAGCGGCGTATATAATATATATAATGTGTGCGTAGTATCGCGGCGGCTATCGCTCGTAGATGTCGCCGCTCATGGTGGATACCGAGCCGCCGATGCTGCCGCAATGCACGTCGCCGCTGGCGGTCGATACGGAGCCGCGCACGGTCTGGCAGCGGATGTTGCCCGAGGCGGTTGAGATATTGCCTACGTCGCCCGATACGCTCACGTCGCCGCTCACGGTGGACAGTTGCTCCACGTTGCCGTGTATCTCCAGCGTCACCACGTCGAGGTCGTCGTATGCGCCGCCGGTGTCTCCGTCGCTGACGGGCTTGCCGTCGCGGTACCACACACCGTCGCGCCGCTCCAGGCTCTTGCCGCTGATGGTGTAGCTCTTGCCGCCACGGTTTATCCTCACCGTGCCGCCGTTGGGCATGGAGATATTGCGGCCTTGCTTGATGACGGTACCGCCCGAGAACTCATTCCTCACGGTGGTCTTCACCACGTGCTCGCCGCTATGAATGTGCCTCTGCCCTACCCTGCCGTTATAGTTCACGATGCCACCTCCGAAGGCTGCGCTCATGGCCTCGCTGATTTCCTGCTGTAGTTCTTCGTGGGCCTTGGTGGTAGCCTTGCCTTCGTCGGCAGGAAACTCCTGCCGCTTGCCGTCCACATACCAGATGCCGTTCTTGCGCTCCACGCGGCGGCCCCGCATCGTATAGAGTTTGCCGTCGATGCGGATGTCCATGTCGGCGTTCAGGAACTCCGCGTCCTGATCTTCGCTCAGTGTGGTGATACTGCCTTTCAGCACGGTCGTGCCCCACTCGTTGCGCTGCGTGGCCTGGCGGATGGTGAGCACGCCGTCCTTCTCCTGTTGTTGCTTAATCCAGTCTTCCATCGACTGGCCGTTTACTGTGAAATTCTCAAATGCCATGTTTGTTGCTTGTTTTGATTGTTAATACTCGGTTGAAAGAAAACCACCGTCGTGGTTTGCGACGGCGGCGGTGTGATATTCGTACTCTGTTTAATGATACAGATGAGCTATCCGGAGATATTCTTCGTCAGTCATTTTGTCGATGGCCCCGCTTTCTTCGAGTGCTTCGAGTTCTGCGTGATCTGAAATTCTCTGGAGCCTTTTTTGCAACTTGAATATATTGCGGCTATGCCCCGTCGGTTCAAAGTCAACATACCGTGCGACATCAATCGTCTGGTAACAATAGTCCTGCGTATATACTCCTTCATACATGACGTATGACCGCCCTTTTGCGTCTTTATAGACCGGAGCCGTCTGCCATTCTTTCTGCAACTCGGCTACGCGCTCACTACCAAGCCCGTTAACCTCCATTTGGTTATGCCCGTTGGAGAAACGCAAGTGTCCGTACAGGACGTCTGCACCAACGCCAGACAGTTCTTCAAGTGCCTGCGCTATCATGGTCAGCACATCCTCACGCCCGTCTCTCTGTGTTACTATGGGATGGAGCACAAGGAATGCCCCATCAAAAGTTGCAGCATGCAACATCATCCGTGCTATCTTTATAGCCTGTTCTGTTGTAAATACGCCTTTCATTTCGTTGACCTTTTTACGTGCAAACAACGGTGCTTTCCCGCGAGGCCATCGGTGCAACTCCTGTGTGAAGTAGTCCCACATTACGCGGTCGTTGCTTCCATCATCGGATGGGAAGGGCTTATGTCCGTTGCAAATTATCTGTCCGTCATGCTCGTCACGTTGCAACTGGTAGCCACCGCCGGCGGCACCGTGCTCTGTCATCGTCTGAACAGTCCATGTCTCTCCTATTGCAAGTTTCGACAGGACATATTCAAAATTTTCTCGTGTCATCCGTTTCATAATTTCGCTTCGTTTTTAGTTTAATCTATCTCCCCGATTTCGTTCCCGCCTTCGTCGATGACGGTGATGCTCGGGGCGTTACACTGGGCGAACAGGCACCGGGCGTGTGCCAGTGCCTGCTCGTCGCTGTCGAAATCCTTATCCTCAGACATTGGGCAGTCGGGATAAAGATCTGTGAAGAAGGTGTACTTCATGCGTCCTCGTCGTCCTCGTCGTCCTCGGCTTCTTCCTCCATCTTGTCGATGACAGGGTTGGCCCAGCATGGCCACCACAGCAAGTCGCGTGCCCATTTCTCGATGTCATAGTGAGCATCGTGGTATTCATTCCAGTAGGTGTGGATGATGTCGAACACCTCGCGGGCTTCGTCCTCGTCGAGCAGCGACACCATGCCGAGCAGGTTCTGCTTCTCGTTCGTCTTCAGGTCGGCAGGATTCTCGCCTGACAGGTTGAAGAAGTCGTCAAGCTCGTCGAAGAGATTATCCGTAAGGTCTCCCACCTCCGAGTCTATCAGCAGTCCGTTGCATGCGGAGACGAGCGTCACCCACCAGCTTTCGTGCGACAGTTGCCACAAGGCTGAGCGCCGGGCGTAAATGTCACAGCTGACCAGCAACGGATGTTCCAGTGCCATATAGTCGCCTATCTCTCTCATAGATTGTGCTGCCCATTGCGCCAGTTCGTCGCCGGTCACGTGGTCAGGCAACTTATCCGGATTGACTACTTCCTGTGTCTCGTTGAACATACCTTCGCGGAACTTGATGCTGAATCCGCTTTCGCTGTCATTGACCGTCCACATGGAGTGTTCTGACGGTGTGACCGTAAATCGCTCTTTATTCATTGCACGTTTGATTTGTGGAGCGTGCAGGCCACGTTCCTGTTTCTCACTGTGAGGAAGAACACAGCCTCTCCCTCTTTAGGCTCGTAGTCACTCTTTACGAAGAGACACTGTTCCCCGTCGGTGGCGACATACTTATCCCACCCTTGCGCCAGGCTGGGGGCGCGAAGCCCCTCGTAATATGCCTGTGCGACTTTTGACAACTGTAAAACTTTCATAATGTTTAATGACTAAGTGCATATCTGATAGCTCTCTCTGCATAGTATTCAACCCCGAACTGCTTGGCATACTTACGGAGGTCGTCGATACTGATGCTCGTAGCCTCGTGTCCGATGGCTTCCTCATACTTGTGCTTGAAGCTCGCGGTTCCCGGGCGGCAGTTGCCAGACTTCAACGAGTCCTCGAAGGTAATCATCAGCGTGCCGTCGGCTTTCTGCTGATTGCGGATGCGCAGTTTCTTGTGCTCCGCGACGGCCTGTGCAAGCAACAGCGTGCGACGCTCGGCACTGACCTCCTGCGCCTCTTTCAGACTCTTGGCTTCGATGTGCTCACCACGTACCAGGTAGCCTTTCACGGTGCGGATGTCGGCAATGGCCTTGCCCTGTTCAATCCATTCGCAAGCCATTCCCCGGCGGTCTATTCTGTCACCCTTGACAAAGGTAATCAGGCCACCGATGACAAACAGACTATAACCGCGACGTATGGTGAGGTGTAGCGAACGGACTACCATCGGGAATTTAGTGCTTCTGCTATAGCCTTTCCAGTCGTTTATTTCACTGCAGACTACGCTGTTCTCTTTCCCGTATGCCATAGTGTGAGTGCCGGTATGAGTGCCTGTTCGCAGAATACGGAATGGATGATCCCAATACTTCTTGACGTTCTTCTTGACCATGGCCTCGATTTTCTTCTCATCACGGTCAAGCAGTGCCTTCTTCCTGTCCTCCTTCAGTTTCTTCTCATACCATGCGTCGAGCGTCAGCTCGTCTTGGTAATACTTGCGATACCAACTGTCACTACCACGTTTTGCGAACTCATCGTTGATTTTCTTGCGAAGGTAAGAAGCGCGCTTCTTGGTCTCTTTGACAAAGATGTCCTTCTTCTCTAAAGGATACTCATAGTGCCCTTCGCCAATTTCCTCCCCATCTTTCACATAGATGCTAATGCTTCTGCCAGCCTCGGTGGTCAATGCCCATCCTTGGTATTCGCAATAGCGAATCTCCTGCTTGCTGTAGATACTCTTGAATACATTCTCGGTATTAAAAGTCTTCATTGTCTCTTGCCCATGCCCTTGGGACTTGTTTTGCTATCTGGCGCAGCGTTTAAAATGTTCGTTGTAGCAACAACTTTCGGTTGCAAAGATAATAATAATTTTCGAGAGAGTTCAATTTTTAGTCCGTCCTAACGAACTCCAGTTCCCTGTCGAGAGCGGTGGCTATCTGCGTCAGCGTGTCGAGTCCTACGCTGTAGCGGCCCGTCTCGATACGTGCGATGTGTGCTTGGGCGATGCCGCACCGCTCAGCCAGTTGAGCCTGCGTCATGTTCTGCTCCTTGCGCAGTTCGGCTATGCGGTGGCCTATGCGCTTGCGCTCCTCGATTTCGTCGAAGATGCGGTTGGCAATCAGAATAATCCACTCTCCGTTGTCGCTCACAAGACAGTCAACAACGGTGTACTGCTTGCCGTCAACCACCACTTCCGCGTTGTCTACGTCGAAGTTGAAGCGAAGCAATGGAAAGTCACGGCTGAAGGGCAGGGTGACGTGTACTACATCACCCTCCCGTTTGATTTCTGTGTAATTGTCAATTTTCAGCATAATCTAACGTATTAAAATTCTTTTGAGTCTGAAATGTAAAGTTCCACACCATCGTACTTGTCACGAATATACTCTATGTAATCACGATGAACTCTCAGCATACGCGAGGTCCATTGCATTCCAGTCCAATATCCACACCACTTGCCCCACTTGAATACATCGTCGTTCATTATTCCATTTTCATAGAACGGGACTTCTACATCTCCAAAATAAGCATGAGACGCATCATCGTTTTTAAGATCGACACGATAATATACATAGTTCAAGTTATGTCGTATCTCCATTGCTCTTCCTTGCAACTTTGCAAACAATGTTGCGTAGTTTCTCAGGAAAGCATACTGTTGAGAGGTATCTGCCTTGAAGATCTGGAAATCATCATCGTCCGTCCAGCTGTCAGCAGTAGCCCAATGCTCATCTTTCTTGTAAGCAAGGATGTGAATAGAAGAATTACCACCTATTACTCCAGAAAATCCGATAAATGAGTAATTCGGATATGCGTAATAGTCAGATTCGTAAGAAATCTTTATTTCAGAAGAAGAAACGCTCTTAATCCCAAGCATTTCCATTCCTTCTGCCAACTTAATAGCCAATTTCCCTGCTTCCTCCTGCAAGTCAGAGGAAGTCTTTCGCATATCCTGCAGATAAGCGTTGAGAATGTTTGTAACTTCTGTAATTTTTTTGCTCATAATTCTGTGCCGCTGTTACCCGTTGCCGCCGGTGTTTTAAGTTTGACTTTAAGTTTGATGTTGCAAAGGTAGATATTCTATTTGAATATACCAAATAAATCATTAAAAAATATATCAAATATATCATTAATTCTATTTGTTCTCTGTCACGGTCAGGTCGCGTTTGGCGGCTTTCTCGTAGAAGTCCTCGCGGCACGCCGGCGTTGGGAACCATACGAGGGTGCGCAGTTCCCTGCCGTCGGGGGCCGTGAGGGTGAGGGGATAGACGGGGATGGTCATAGCTTCTCGCAGAGCTTGTTCATCCTGTCCCAGAGCTGGTGCAGGGCGTTCCACATTTCCGGCACCTTGGTCTGCTCGCCGTGGCGGGCATACTCGTCCAGCATAATCTGTCGCAGCTCGTCCTTGGCTGCGAAATACTCATGTCGCAAATCTTTCTTTGTCATAGTCGTTACTCGTTATCGTACTTCTCATACCACTGTGCTTTCAGCAACAGCAGTTCTTCTTGTTTCCTGTTGATGGACTCCAGCAGTTCTGCCTCGTCCTCGTCCTTCACCTCGATATACACATCTTTTGCGTCGCGTACCATCGTGTAGGCGTTGATGTTGTAGTGATTTTCCACCCAACTCTGAATCCTTGTAATCTTTGCTCTGTAAACCATAGTCGTAATTATTTGAAAAACATTCTGATAACTTCTTCTCTCGTCATGTTCTTGCAGTCACTTACAAGAACCTCGTAGCTATCCCTTCCGTGCAAGTGATAGAGGTCGCTGTTTGAGCTGTTGACGCTCACGCCAGGTTCCTTGCACACAAAGACGTGACAGGAATAATCCCCATGGTTATACACATACACATCTACATTGTAGCCGTCTTTTGTCTTCAGAACCTTGTATCCGCTTTCTCTCTCAACCTTGGCTGCCAGATCTTCGATGATATACTGTGCAGCCTGATGCTCTCTGTCAATGTATGCCATAGTCACGCTGCCTTTAATTTTTCCATTAAGAGTTGCTTTAATCCAAGGTCATTGCCGAAGAGTTTCGTGATTGTGCAAAGGGCTTTTATGATGTCATCCACATAGCCCGTTCCGATGTACGGGTGTTCAGGAGCCAGTTTCTTCACCAGTCCTTTGGCGGTATAGGTTCCGTGCAGCCGTCCTACTTCCTCGGCGTGTCGCAGGTCTATCTTGTAGAGAAACACGCTCTCGCCATCGCTCTTCCTCACACCGTCATACACACTGTCATAGCAGTATTTCACACAGAAGAAGCGTGCGATGATTTCCCACTCGCTTCTCGTTGCCTTCACTTTGATTGTTGATTCCATAGCCGTTACTTGTTTATGTTTCCTTTGTCTATTAGCTTCCCGTCCTCCCAGAGTCCTATTTCCCCGTATGTGAGTTTTGGGAAATCGTGGAACATCATGGCGAGATACGCCTGTAGTTCTCTCTTGCCCTGTATGTTCACTCCTGTCAGGTTGTTGAAGATGATGGCGCAGGTAGGATTCCCCTCGCCCGGCGCATTCATCACCGTTTGTCCGTTCTGTATGATTTTCTGTGCCATAGTCATTTACTTGTTTTTACTCGTTATACTCACTTCTTGCATGCCCATTGTATGAACCAGAGCCAGGCGAAGAAGCCCATAATCCAATTTTCTATCATTCGTTACTTGTTTTTAGGGGGTTAAAAATGTTAGTTATTTCTCTCTCGTCGTGATTACTGCTTGTTAGTCAGCCCGGTTATCTGGTCGAGCTGGGCGAGGATGGAGCGGATGGCGGCCTCGTGGCTGTACTCGCAGGGATAGACGTCGCGGAACTCCTTGTCGGCGTCGAACTCGCAGCAGAACGACAGGAACTCGTCGTACTCGCCTGACAGGTGGCTCTCCGGATTCTCCGGATCTTCCGTTTCGAGCAGGGGCAGGTTCAGGCCGATGCAGAACAGGCGGCCTTCGCGCTGGTGGTCATAGTACTCGGCGTCGGGGTCCTCGAAGGTGTGCTCCAGATTGAGGGCGCACTCTCCGAGCACGAGGGCGAACACGCCGCTTTGCTCCATGCGGCACGTGATGCCTTTCAGCTCGCGGCCCTTGCACTCCTGGTAGTGGTGATACATCTGCATGCGCTGGTAGAGCTCCCGCAGCAGGTCGTTCATCTTCATGTCGCGGTACTGTTGCTTCTTGCGCTCGTAGTCGAGCCAGCGGTTATAGCCGAGCAGCGATATCTGCATGAGGTCGCAGTAGAGTTCGCTGTCGCAGGCTGCCTCTGCCGTGGTGCGGTCTCCCCGTATCTCCTTCATGGCGTCGATGGCGGCGCGGTTGAGTGCCGTCAGGGTCTCGATGCTCAGGCGGCGCTGGTCTCGCTGGCGGGGGTTGATACTCTGGTTCTTGTTCTCGTTGTTCTCGTTCTGTTGGTCGATGACCGTGTTCTTTGTCTTGCTCATAATCTTACGGGGATTTATTATTTCTGGTTTCTGTATTCCTTGTGGGTTCCGTAGTCGATACAGTGCAGCCGCATGCTGCGCTGCTCGTCGCGGGAGAGAGTTTTGTCACGGCTCACATAGCGCACCTTGAAGTGCTCCGTCTTGCTGTGACGTGGGTCGGTCGTATCACTGTAGGCCCGGCAGGCCATCAGTTTGTAAGTGGTGTAGTCAATGTCTGCCACGGTGCCGCGCTTCGGGTCTGTGTATAGACTCTTCAAATTGGCCTTGCCGCAAATATTGATGCGGTGGTTGGTATATGTGCTGGCGTTATACATCCAGGCATCTTCATGATACCATGTCTCTTCCAATGCGATGGAGAACATTACCCAGTACCAAGACGTGGTACAGTTCGGGGTATCGAAGGGCAGCAGCACCTCGACGTTGATGTTTTCTTTCCAGTATGCCATAGTCGTAAGGTTTATTGTTTGTTAATAGGACAGTGTGTTGCGCCATGCCAGCCGTCCGTATTTCTTCTCAATCTTGTGGCAGCCATTGTTATAGGCGCAGCTGATAGCCCAGAAGAAAGAGCTGGTATAGCGGAAGTTCAGGGGATGGTCGTGCATCAGCAGGCGGCGTATCTCCCGCCATTCGCTTTTACAGCCGTAGCACCCCAGGATGTGTACGAGAGCCTGTATCTTACTGCCGTTCTCACAGAGATGCACCGCCTCGTCGTAGATGCGCTCATAGTCTTTTGCCATAGTCGTTCAGTTTTAATTAGTGAAATTCTTCGTTGATTTAAAAGGGCATGAAAACTGGGGGTTAACTTTTACCTATGGCTCTGGTTAATGAGAGCCGATGGTAAAAGTCCACCCCGTGTTTTACGCCGCCCGCTTCATTCCGCCGTCGGAGGTGTTGCCCTCCGACGATGATCCGCCGGACTGCTTGCCGTTCATCTCAGCGTTGATCTTGCGGTCGAGCTTGGCGAGGTCGGCCTTGGCTCGGCGCAGCTCGTCCTCCTTGCTCCACGTCTGCTTCAGCAGTTCGTTGAGCTGGCGAATAGTCACGTTGTTGTCGGCTATCCACTGCTGCCAACTGGCGATGCGGCGTGGCAGCTCCTGCAGACAGCGCAGACCATACTCCGCTGCCAGACGGGGCGACTTGTGCGAGAGATAACCGTCGTTCACCTTATGCAGGATGCGACAGCCTTGCACGGTGAAGTAGTTGGTGTAGAGGACATCCTCGTTGCCGTCGGCATCGCGGACAATCTGCTCGTTGGTCTTCACCATCAGGTCGAAGCCGTAAAGCGAGCCTATTTTCAGGGGAATGCCCTGTGTGTGAGCCGTCTGCTCGATGCGCCACAACCGCTCACCGAGGGTCTTCTGCTGTCCTGCATAGTCGAGAGGTTTGCCGTCGGCATCGGTCTCGGGCACGGTGAAGCCGTCGAGCACCAGGGCGTTCAGCACCTCGCCCTGCTCGCCCAGTTGCTTCTGTGCGTCATACTGCTGCTGGTCGGCCTGTGCATCCCGGACATCCTGCTTCAGCCGCTCCACATCCTTCTGCAGGCGGTCGCGGCGTTCCTCTGCCTGACGCTGGTCGCGGTGGAAATTTTTCTTCTCCACCTCTAAGGCGGCAATCTTCTTGTCGAGCTTGGCACGCTCCAGCAGGTCGGTATTGCCAGAGAGGATAGCCATGTACTCAGCGAAGTTCATGTTGCCCTTCTCGTCCATGCTACCTTCGTCAAGGGTACGCTTGCCCAACTGCCCCTGCTTTAACTGCTGGATAAAGGTCTGCTTGCAGTGCAGCAGATTGAACTTATAGGCATCCAGACTTCGCTTTACGGCGTAGATAATCACATCCACCTTGTTGTCGCCGTAGTCACGGGCAACGACGTTGCCCTTACGCACGGCCCTGCCGTCGCGCTGCTCCAGGTCGGCGGGGCGCCACGGTGTATCAAGGTGATGCACCGCCACGACGCGCTCCTGGGCGTTCACACCAGTTCCGAGCATTGAGGTGCTGCCGAAGAGGATACGCACGTCGCCGTCGTTCACCTCGTGGATGAGCTTCTTCTTCTTCGTGTCGCACCGTGCCTCCTGTATGAAGCGTATCTCGCGGGCGGGTATGCCGTAGTCCTCCACCAGCTTTCGCTTTATCTCTGCATATATATTAAACTTGCCATCGTTCTGCCAGGTCGAGAGGTCACTGAAAATCATCTGCGTGCCCTTCACATCCTCGAACTTGTGATAGTACTGAGCTACCATCTTGGCGCACATGCTCGCCTTGCTCCGTGGATGGTCGCCATACGCCAGGTCAATCAGCCGCATGTCGAGCGACATCTTGCGGGCGAGGTCGGTGGCGTACAGCATCTTCGCCATCTCCTGCTGCTTGGTGGGGTTGTTGATACCAATAAGTGAGAAGTCACCCGTCTCGGCAAACTTCATCAGCGTGTGTATAAACTCCTCCTGGTCGGGGGTCGGCTCGATGTGCATCAATCGTGCATACTTCTCAGGCCGCTCTATGCCTACGTCCTTTGCCGTTCGGTAGTCGGTTATCTCGTTGTAGAACTGCGCCAGCTCAGGCACCTTGATAAAGTAGCGGAAGCGCTCCTTCAGCACAATTTGGTTGGTCAGTCCGAACTCGTATTCCTGAGTCTTGCGGGTGAATATTGCTGCCCAGGCATCAAAACAGGTGATACCCTGCTTTGCCATCGCCTGCGGTCGCAGATAACGGAACAGCGAGTACAGCTCCGTCAGACTATTCGTAATCGTCGTACCACTGAGGAACGTCGCGCCGAGGTCGCGCCCCGTGCGCTGCTGAATGGTGCGAATAGCCATGAGCAGATTGTATGCTCGCTTCGAGCCCTCCGAGTTGCCTAAGCCTGCCACACGGTCGTGACGGGTGGTGAAGCCGAGGTTCTTGAACTGGTGGCTCTCGTCAATGAAGATGTGGTCGATGCCCATCATCTTGAAGTCCACTACGTCGGACTTACGCTTCTCGATGGATTGTAACAAGCCCTGCAACTTAGCTCCCAGGTTGGCCTTCTTCTTCTCCAGCCCGCGCTTCAGTCGGCTCGATACGCTATCATACGAGCCATACAACGCCTTCAGGCTCTCGTTCAGGTGGTTCAGCTCCTCACGGATGACATCGGCCTGTACCTCGTCCGACTGCGGGATGAAGCCGAACTGGTCGTGGCTCATAATCACTACGTCCCAGTCGTTATTCTTCATGCGATTGAAGAAGTTCTCACGCTCCTTTCCGCTGTAGTCGGCGTGCTTGGCGTAGAGCACACGAGCCTTGGGATAAGCCGTCATGTAAGTCTCGGCAATGGCAGCCACGTTGGCTTTCAGTCCGATGATCATCGGCTTGTGGCAGAAGCCCAACCGCTTCATCTCGTGAGCAGCGAGACACATAATGAGCGTCTTGCCGCTGCCTACCTCGTGGTCGCAGATGCCACCGCCGTTAATCACCAGCATCCAGATACAGTCCTCCTGACTCTTATACAGGCCGCCGCTCACCTTCTTGCCGTCCTTATACACCGGCTGCGGTATGCCGTACTTCTGCTCCAGTCCTGCCCAGTCGATGCCAGGGAATCGTTGGTGTGAACCGTCGAACTGCGGTTTCACATGACAGTTGAACAATCGGTTGTATTTATCAGCCAGCCCGTCGCGCAGCGTCTTCGGCTGTCGCAAGAGCCAGTCCTGATAGCCCTGTCGGATTTCCTCAATGAGCGTGTTAGCTTTTTGAGTAGCCTCCGGATCCTCGTCCTTGGCATAGCTCTTGCCCTGCTGAATCTTGCGCCCCATCTCGTCGCGGCGATACTTCATCATCTTCGGGCAGCTGTTCTGCAGTGCGTGCTGCAGCAGATCCATACCGTCGAGCGACTGGCTCGCCTCGCTGCTCACGGCATACTGCGTATATATTTTCTCGTTGCCCCGGTCGTTGTCGCAGGCATACTGGTCCAGGTTACGGTCATACTTCACCGTCACCTCCACCTTTGCGCCGTAGTCATTGCCAGCCATCGAGAAGAACTCACTGGCAAAGTCCTCGTAAATCTTCGTGTCCACCCATCGCTCACCCAAGTTGAAGTCCAGCTCGTCGAAGGGGATAGGCTCAGGGACGGCGGCCTGCAGGGCAGCGAGCGCCTTCTGCGCTCTCGCCAGTTTCAAGTTCCGAGTTTCAGGTTTCAAGTCCTTTGCGCCAGGTTCGTCACCAGAAACTTGAAAATTGAAACTTGAAACCAGCGCTTCAATGCGCTCTATCTTCTCAATCACATTCCCTGAGATGAACCTCGCCTTAATCTCCCACTCATCACTCAGAGGATTATAGTAAATTTCCCCGTCCAGCTCGTCGCAGATTTCCTCCTCGCTCTTCCCCGTCAGTGCCGCCATATAGCGCACATCGGGCTTGCCATAGTCATTCAGCGACTGCGCCAGCGCCTCGTGAGCATCTGTCACGCTGTGCATCTCGTCAGTCGAGAATGCCACTGGTCTGTCGAAGATGTCAGCCTTCGTCCAACGTCCGTTCTCAGTAGAGCGATACTCCAACGAGCGCAGTTCCTTTGCCACCTTTTTCACGTCACCGAGGTTCGGGGCATAGTTCAGCGGGCCATACTCAGCAACGAAAGCATCATACAGTCGGTTCAGCTCCTTGCGCAATTCCACACCCTCAGTCATCTCCTTGGCCTCGTATTCGTAAAGTGCAGTGTAAGCCTTGTGTATAGCGATGATAGCCTTCTGCTTCTCCGTCATCCTTGGTTCCTGCTTCTTCTCGCTCTTGCGGTAGCCGCTCCCCGCCCCTGTAGGGGAGGGGCCAGGGGTGGGGTCACTATCTTCCCTCTCCTTCGCCTTGCCTTTTTGATCGTCACTCCCCTCGCCCTCAAAGTTCCCCTCGCCCTTCGGAGAGGGGTCGGGGGTGAGGTATTCCTTCAGATCCCTGCTCAGCACCTCGCCCAGCTGCCGTGCAATCCCCTGCACCCCGTCGCGGTGCTTATACACAAACGCCCGCTTCCCATAGGCATCCGTATCAACCGTCCACGCCGTAGCAATCACCCGCTCCGGCCACATATCGAAGTACATATTCGTCGGGCATCCCCCGTCCTCATACTGCGTCAGCAGCATCGTCTCTTCCTCGGTCAGCTCGCCTCGCTTCGAGTCCTTCTGCATCACTAAGAGGTCGGTACCTACTTCGGTACCACTCTCCTTGAAGAGATTGTTCGCCAACCGATACGCCCCGATGAGTCGTGCCTGCTTCAGTGCCTCGCCCAACTGCTCACCGTCACGGTTCAGGTAGTTACTCGTGATGATATACGCCAGTACACCACCCTCTCGCAGGCAGTCCAGTCCTTTCAGCACATAGTAGCGGTGAATCATCTTCGCCGCCTCCCTGCGTACCTGGCTCTTCGAGTTGCTATACTCCGGGTCGAAAATGCGCACATCCCCAAACGGAACATTCGTGCTCACCAGGTCATACTTGCCCAGCTCCGAAGCCGGGATAGTCTCGAAGCCCTTGTTATAAATCTCAGCCCAAGGGTACATTCGTTTGAGAAGCAGCCCCGTCAGCAAGTCCTTCTCATACATCGTCACGTCCGGCTGACGGCTGCCTGCCGAACTGAGCATGGCGGCGCGTCCGAACACCGCCATGCCAGCCGCAGGGTCGAGCATCGTCTTAGGCAGGAAGCGCTTGGCATAGAATGTCTTCTCGCCGTGGCAGTAGATAGCCTTGAAGATGGCTTCCGCAATCTCCCGTGGCGTATAGTAAGCCGTCAGCGTGCTCGCCTTCAGACTCTCCACCCACGCCTGATACTCCTTGTCGCTCCCTGCTTCCTCTCTCAGCAGCTCGTGCAGCCGCACGGTGTCCTGATAGTACACCATGTCGCTCTTGCTCCACGCCGTCGGCTCCAGCGGGTTCAGCACAAATGTCATCCCACCAAAGCCACTATACTTGTTCAAGATAGTGTTGTCGTACTCGCTGCATGAAGACAGTGCATGTTTTAGCGCGGCTATGTTGTCGCGCAGTCTTTGTAATTTACTCATTGTTGTAAAATTTAAATTCATAATAAAATTTAAGTTCAAGTCCCACAAATATGAACCTGTGAAACTTGAACTTAGAGTCTCCAAAGTGAGCTACAACATCGAGGAAAATCCTCTTTGTCTTTCCGCTTCATAGACATTCCGTTTTACTTTGTTAAGCGCAACGGCTGGTGACCGATACCCCAATCTCCACGGACATTACTTCCCTTCGCCCCAAAGGTAGAGTCTTTTTAACCAAGACTAATGGCTTTTATATTCATAGCCGCATTCAAATCACGGTCATGTTGTGTACCGCAAGCAGGACATACCCACTTATACATACCCCATTTGACATTTGGATTTACATAACCGCAAACGCTACATATTTTTGATGATGGGGCATAGCGATCAATCTTCAAGAGACGCTTCCCGTTCCACGCACATTTATATTCCAATTGCCTATAGAACCCTTGAAAATAATTATACCTAACCTGCTTTGAAATCCGCTCATTTTTTGTCATTTCTTTAACACACAAAGTTTCCACGCTATATGCACTGGCCTCTTTTTCGTATGCAAGATAATGCGTTTTCTTATGAATGTAATCATGTCTGCGATTAGTATCTTTCTCATACAATGCAGCACGCCGACGTTTCAAAATGTTATATTTACGGCTACCAATTGTCATCTTTTGCATTCGACGTTCCAATATCTTGATTCTTCGATATTCCTTTTTGTTTCGTGGAGGTTTATCAAAAACTTCGCCGTCTGAAAGCGTTGCATAGGTATGAATGCCTGTATCTATTCCTATCGTACTTTCCGCGTCAATCTGCGGAACAATAGGCAATGGTTCTCCCGTTTCAACCAACAGACTCGCAAAGTATTTGCCAGAGGCCGTCTTCGATACGTGAACTTGTCTTATTTCGCCATCAAATTCGCGATGGAATCGGCATGGAATTTTTTTAATCCTCGGAATTGTTAGTGTCGATTTCTTAAAATCCACACGAATATTCCGTCTGTTTTTCTTCCTTCGGTCTCGAAAACTTTGATGCGATTCCTTTACATGAAACTTCGGCAGGTTTGCCTTCTTATCGAAATACCTGTCATACGCCTCATAAAGATTGTCGATAGCGAAACTAACAGCGCTGTCGCTTACCTCTAACAGCCATTTTGCTTTCCCATGTTTCAATTCTGAGACTATCAGTCTTTTCATTTCTGCTTCCTGTATCCGTCGATGTTCCTTTTTCCAGACACTTTCTCTTTTCCTCAGCGCCCAGTTATACACATAGCGGCAGCAGCCGAAGGTCTTGGCGAGCATCTGTTTCTGCTCGTCGGTGGGATAGATGCGGTATTTATAAGCGCGTAGCATAAGCGGATAGATTTTTTATTTCTTCTCTTTCATGTAATACTCCCGCAGGTCGAAGCCCAGCTCGCGGGCCTTCTGCTCCATGCGGCGCAGGTTCTCGTAGGGGTTCATGTGGATGGCGTGGTGACACTCGTCGCACACCATTTCCAGGTTCGAGGGGTTCATGCCGTACTGAGGGAACTCGGAGTAGGGCAGGATGTGGTGCAGCTGCAGATCGTCCTGCGACATCTGTCGCCCGCAGATGTTGCAGGTGCCGCCGCTGACGGCAAACATACGCTTCTTCTTCGACTTCATGGCAGCTGAGTAGAATCCCTTGTGGCGGGCGACGGCAGAGGGGTTCATCTTCTTCATGCGGCAGTTGGACAGATAGAGACGCCAGCCCATCAGATTCAGGCGGTAGATACGTGTATTGCTCATAGCTCCACCTCCTTTCCTTCCGTCATCATGGCAAACGGACGGAGCATCTTCAGGTGCTCGTTCACCACGCGCAGGAATATTGTGATCTCGTCGGTCTTGAACACCAGTTCGTCCATGCCGTGCGTGACGACCATCTGCTGCTTGGCAAGCTCCATCAGCCCGACAATCTGCGTCGTGGCGTCAAGCATCAGCTCCAGGTCGGTCTCATACGAGCTGTCCTCAAAATAGTTGGTGATGGCCTTCACCGCCTCGCTCACCTTCTGCTGGCTTTCCAGCATCTTCTTCATGTTGCTCATAATACAAGTAGAATTTTGACAATTAAAAACTGCACTACGGGCTGTCAGGTTTCTACTTGCGAAGACCTTGGGGTCGTTGTCCGATACCCCACCCGGTGCAGTCTGTTTCTTTGTTTAATATAAATGTACCTCCACGGTACGGGCACAAAAAATGCCGCTCGGCGCGGCTCTCTTCATGCCGCAAGTAGAATTTGACGCTGCAAAGATAAGAACTTTATTCCATCCCTGCAAACTTTTTGCGGAAAAAATTTTCAGGCCACCCGTTTGTAGCGGCCCCGTGAGTAGTAGGGTGTGTGGTAGTTAGTGCGCCACACCGCCTTGTGGTTAGGCACGATGCACTTGCCGAGTGCGTCGAGCAGTTCCCGCATGTCTGCATCTATGTATTCTGCGTATCGCATTTCGATGCCTTTAGCAAGTCGCGGGCTCTCACCACATTCTCAAAATCCTCTATCTCCATTTCAGGATGGTCCAGCAGATAGCGCAACGCACTGAGCACGTTCAGCACACGGGTCAGCATCACACCTTCTACAGACAAGAGGTCGTTCAGTAGTTTGCGGTCATAGACATATCTGTCCGACTCCAGTTCCACACCTTCAACAACCACACTTATACTCATGTGCTACTCGTGGCTCTTCTTGCAGGCCATCTTGAACATGTTCTTCTCGTTAGCCTCCTGCAAGGCTTCGAGGATAGACTTGTCGTAGAAGAAATACGACTCCTTGTAATTCTCGGTTCTCACACCGATTTGAACTCTTTCAACTTTACTTGCCATAGTCTCAAATAATTTTTAATTAAATTTTCTGTTAATTTCTCGCCGACAGGCGACCCCAAAAATCCTACGCCGCCAGGCGGCGCTTCAGTTCGTCGAGCGTCACCACGGGGATGTCGAGTGCCTTGGCCTGCTTCAACTTTGCCGGCCCCACGCCTCGCCCCGGTACGTTGGCCGTGCCTACTACCAGATAGTCCGTCAATTTGTTCAGTTCGCTCTTCACGTTGCAGCCCATGCCGATGATGGCCTCACGCGCTGCCGTCCTTCCGTAATGTCCGATGGCACTCTCCGTGAAGCACCCGCTGATTACCACGTTCAGTTTCTTCTTTTCCATAGTTCGTTTAATTCGTTGTCGTTATAAAATCCAATCACGCCGCCTGCTTCTGTGCTTTCTGTGATTTCCGTGTGACCTTCGCCTTCACATAGCTTGTATGCTCAAACACATAGCGGACTGCCGTGCCGATATGCACCCGCCGTGTGCCGTCAGCCTGATCGTGGCAGCGGCACAGCGTAGCGTCCTTGTCGCCGACACTCACACCCACCATCAGGTGCAGCATTGTCCAGTCTTCGTCACTGACTGTCACCTCGTCGTCGATGTCGCCCTGGCTGAACGCCTCCGTCACGCCGCCCAACTGCTGCAGGATGCGAGCCTTCGTCAGCACGTTCATCTTGCGGTTGAAGTCGGCAGCGTTGACCGTCACCCGTCCGAAGCGCTCCTGCCAGGGTGTAGGCTCCGTCAGCTGTAGCCAGTCGTTGAACAGGTCGGCTACCGTTATCACCTCCGTCACCGTCGGCCCGTCCTCCCATGTCACCGATGTCTCGCCGTGGCGGTTGGTCTTGATGGTGAACGTCACCCCAGGGAACTTCCTCTTCAGCACCGTCTTCAGGTTAGAGACTGCCACCGTCTGCTGCTCCGCGTCGGTCAGTCCCCGGCTGATAGTAATCAGCTTCGGCACCCACTCGTCTATCAGCGGCCTTTGCTCCGCCTCGATGCGAGCCTTGCGCTCCGCCTCGATGCGAGCCTTATTTTCTTCCTCCTGCCGCATACGCTGGTAGATGCGGTGCAGGTGGTCGGAGTACATCGTACCGAAGTCGGGACGCATATAGTAGTCGCTGACAAAGGGGTCGCCCTGCGGATTGCCGAAGGCGCAGTAGTCTGTCGAGCGGAACATCACCACCTTCGCCACGCGCTTTGCCTTGCGGATGCCGTTAGCGGGGTCGGCACTCTGTATCGTCTCCCAGCCGCCATAGATACGCCCTGTCTCCGTGCTGCCCATCAGCTTGCTCAACGAACAGTTCATCATGTCGTAGTCCTGGCACTCGATAATCTCTTCCACCATCACCACCGTCTCGCCGTTCATGTCGTCCTTCAGTGACACCCGCAGGATGTCCTCTACTGTCATGTCAGCCCAGCCGTTAGGCGTGCCGCCCACATTCGGCACCATCTGAGCATACACGAAGTCGCCCTTCTTCAGCTCCGTGTGCCGTTTCTGCTTGTTCAGCCGTGCCTGCTCCAGCACCTCTGCCAGCCGGTTTCGTTCGCGCTCCTTGCGTTCCCGTTCCTCACGCTCCCGACGTTCCCGCTCTCTCCGCTCGCGCCCTCTTGCCGACTTGGTATAGTCGCCGTTCAGCTCGGCTTTGCGTTCCTCATACTGCTGCTGCATCTCCTGGAACTTAGCCGTAGCCTCCGGGTCGTTAGGATTCCTGTCAGGGTGCATCTTTATTACAAGCCGCCGGTGCTCCTGCTCCAGCTGCTCGTGGGTCATACAATGCTCGAAATAGTTCATAGTCGTTAGGGTTTTACTTGATACTCCGTCTTTCCGTCACGCCTTACCTTGATTCTTACAAGATGTCTTTCAAGAGCGCCCACGACAGCCTTTGTCCGTGGGTTGCTCATATCGTAGCGTTTCTTGATGACCTCCACAAACGAGGCCCCGTCCATCTCCTGTCCCAGTATCAGGAAGGAGTATGCGCTAACGCCGTAGCGCACCGTTTCCTTATAGCCGTAATCCATAGTCGTTACTGTTTTATTCATTCTTCATTTAAGACTCATGCCGCTGCCTTATAGTGCTTCAGCAGCGCCTCTCGCAGCCGCTCCGCAAACGTCGGCTCCGCCTGTTCCGTCTGCTGCGGTATCTCCGCAGCCCTCGCCTCCTTGGCAGCCTTCGCCTTGGGTCTTGCTTTTTTCGTAGTCGCCTTATTCTTCACAGGCTTCACGTCGATGTCGGGGATGTCCGTCCACCGCTCGCCGTCCTTATAGCAGAAGCGCACCTTCTGCAACAGGCTCGGGCTACACACCTGATCCGTCACGTCAAAAACATCCTTCGCCTCGAAACTGCATCCGAATCCCAGCGTCTGGTCGCCCTGCGGGTCGTGGGACAGGAACATACTCATCCTCTCATTCTTTGCATCGTAGCTCACGCCCTCGATGTCCTGTCGGTCGAACACATCCCAGTATTCGCAGCTGCAAAGGTCGAACATGATAACCCCCGCAGGACTCTTATAGCGGTCAAGATGGAGCAAACCCATCCGCACGTCCTTCATCGTGAACGAGCCCTCGTTGTTGCTCCGCATGCAGTGTTCCCACATCCATGCACACTGCCGCAGCAGCGACAGTGCAATCCTGTTGTTAAATGCTCTCTGATCATCCACGGGCTTCGTCTTAGCCTTGCCTTTCGCCTTGGCCTTGGGCTTTCTCTTCGGCTCCTCCGGCTCAGGTTCAGGCGGAACATCATCGCCGTCCATGCCAATCACTTCGTTTATCAGCCTCGCTCCTTCGTCGCCATAGTGCTCACGGATACAGTCATCCATGCTCTGACCTGCATCCTCATAGTCTCCGTGCTTCTCGTGCAGCCACTCGTCGAACTTCATGATGTCGATGCACAGCTGCTTAGAGACAACCGACATCAGTCCGTCGTAGAACGGCTTGAAGCCGATGCCGAACACCGCCATAAACTTGTCGCCCAGTTTGTTCAGTTCTGAAAATTTGTATGCCATAGTCTGTCCTCCTATTGTTTTGGTTCGTATATTGTTGCTGCTCTCCTGTCGCTTGCGGTAGCCAGCCGTATGGGCTCCGCTTCGTCGTGGCGTAGCGACACCACCACCAGATTTCCGAAGAGGTCTCGGCACAGACGGCTCATAGGGTCGTGCCTGAGCACCACCACCTGTCCTTCGTCCAAGGCCCGGTCGATAGCTTTCTTCGTCATAGTCGTATATGTTTTGAGGTCAATAATCGTAGAAAAATGCAACCGAACTTCACAGCCCAGTTGCACAGTCAACATTCAAAATCAATTTAGCCCAGCCGGAGCACCCGGCTTGGGCATTACAAGTTATGAAAACGCTTTTTCACGTTACGCTCAGACGGATTTGCCGCCCGAGTCTTCGTGCCCCGCATCCCATCGAAGGGTAGGATAATCCGTGCGGGGCTGATAGGTTACAGCACCAGCATCACGTCGTCGGCATCGTACTCGTCCAGATACCAACCTTCCGGCAGGTCGTGATCCTCGCCGTACTCTTCCAGCAGGTCGATAACCTTCGAGTCGTCAATGTCCGTCGCCGGTGCATTGTGCTGCTTGTAGTTCTTGCTCACCTGAGCCCGCAGGATAGCCAGGTCGTCCTCGTCCATCTGGTCACGAGCATAGAGCACCGCCTCCTTGAACGTCATCGACCACTGCTCCAGCACCTCGTCCTTCGGGTCGTCGCTGCACTCGCTCACCTCCTCAAACTCATGCTTGATGTAGTGCCCGTCCCTGACGTACTGCCACGGGTCATCGCCTATCCAGTTGCCCACGATAGTCTTCGCCTGTTCCTCACTCTCCGCATCCACCTCGATGCGGCACGACATGGTGATATCCACATCCACGTTAAATTTCTTTCCCATAGTCTCTCTGTTTTAATCGTCCGTCTCAAAATAAAAACTTACAATCAGAGAACCGTCCCTCACCTCGGTCTCTACCACGAGACCGGGGTTGTCGTCGCACTGCCACTCCTTGAACGTGTCGGTAGCGGCGGCAAATACCTCCTTGCGAACCTCCTCGAAGTCCTCTGTCGGTGCAGCGGCCAGCACGTTGATGACCACCATGTGCTCGCCGTAGTGCCACTTGGCTTCGATGATAGCACCACCCACCTCACTGCCCCACTCCATGTGATGGCCTATCAGGTGGCGCATACCACGCTTGCGGTGGTCGCTCGCTGCATAGAGGTCTTGGAACACATCGTCCTCAAACCCGTCCTCCATCAGGTTCTTGTTGTCAATAGGTGCCTCGCACCTGAATTTCTTTCCCATAGTTCTTGTTGCTAAAGTTTCACTTCCTTCTCCTTGATCTCGCCGATGACGCGGTTCTCGCAACTGTCCACAAACATGAAATCGTCGTCGCCTTTACGGCTCACGTCCTCCTGCCACTCGCCGCCCTCCGTGGTCAGCGTCTGCCACTCATCGTCCAAACACTGACGGGCTTCCTCCTTCGTGCCGAACACGTTGACCGACACGTTAGGTAGTTCCCACTCATGGTCGTTGATGAACGTAACCACCCACACCTTCACCGGCTCCTTCGCCTTGGCCTTGGCTCTGGCGTGTGTCCAGGCATCGTTCACCAGCTCGCCCAGCTCATTCTCATAGTAGTTGTCGGCGAAATTCACCCACTCAAAGCCGTCGTGTATGTCGCACGAATAGATGCCCTCGTCTGGGTCGTTCAACACTCGGATTTCCATCCCATATTTTTTCAAGTCCTTGTTAGCCATTTCAAGGGTGGTCTCCCAGTCGTTTCTGAAATTCATAGTTCTTGTTTTACTCGTTCAACTCACATCCTTCCACCGCGTCAGCCTTGAAATGCTTCAGCGCCTGTCCGGTAGTCATCGGCACGGTTATTATTTTCTTCATCTTGCCGTCACGCCACACGTTCCAGTTCTTGTACTTCTTCTCTGTAGTTACTTCTTCTGCCATAGTCATTACTTGTTTGATTTGTTCAACACCTGCCATACGCTCTCATACACCATCTCGATACCGCCGCAGGGCTTGAAGTGCTCGAAGTCGTTGGCACGCCAGCACTGGTAGGCATCGCCGATGTCGCCGTTCTCGCTCTGCTCGGCCAGTTCCTCGGTGTCGATGTCGAGGATAACGTCGAGCATCAGCTGGCAGTCGCGGTAGTACACCTTGTTCACCTCCATCTCCATCACGTCGGCACCGTCGCCCGGATAGCCAACTATGTAGGCATGGTCGCAGTCGCTACCCAGCAGTTCAACCTCCTTCACACCATGCTCCACCATCAGGGCCACCGTCTCGGCCACGATGTTTTTGTGCAGATTCATGATTTCTGCATAGAAATCTTTATGCTTCATAGTCGTTATTCGTTTTAGTTATGCCCATTTGCATTTCCCGTTCCTGACCGTTCCGTGGTCGCAGCCGGAATCGGGCCAGATCATAATTTCAGAGTCGTCAGACAAGTAGGGCGCGATTACCTCGAAGGCTTCCATCATAACACTCTCCCAGCCATAGGAGGCATCGAAGTCGGCAAACTCCCACGTTTTGTCGGCAGGTGCAGTTTCGAGTCTCCCCTTCCATCCGCCGAAGAATATGCCAATCAGGTCGTGCAGGTTGTCAGTGCCTATGCCAAGTTCCTTGAAGTGGTCCAGGTTGTAGCAGACACGCTCCTCTTCATGCCTGTCAAGTTTGGCCTGCAGCGCTTTCTTTGCGCCCTCCTCGTCAGTGAATCTCGCTTTGATTTCCACAGAATAACATTGTCCCATAGTCGTAATCGTTTAAATCGTTTTCACCCACTCAAAGAATGCCGTCAGGAACGGCTGCAGCCGTGCGGCCAGCTTGGTCAGGCCCTCGTCGTAGTGACGGTCGGCCACCATACGGGTGTGTATCACATAGTCGGCCATCTGTCCCGGCGACTTCACGTCGTATGATTCGCCCATACCGTAGCCGTTCCATCCGAAATGCACCTCGTCTTTCTTCGGATAGTAGCCGACCAGTGCCGACTCCTTGCGCCCAGACAGGCAGCATACTCGTATCAATCCCCTGTACCCTTCAAACGTCACGTTCTGCTGCTTCATCCACTCGTCGAACCTGCCGCACAGTCCGTTCTTAGCCAGCGCATCCACCGTGTCGATGAAGTCCACCGCATCATCGTGGCACGCCCTGATAGTGTTCACTCTCTGCCAGAAACTCTCCTCACGCATCTTGCGCTCGTTGGCCTTCTGCTCGGCAATCATGTTGCCATGACGCTCAATAGCGTCCATGTTTCTTACTGCCATAGTTCGTTTCGTTTTCTGTTTGTTAATACGTCAGTTCCATCAGTCTCGTTTCGGGGTAGCACCAGAAGAGCGACTGAAAGAAGTCCTCCACCGTGATAGCGTCGCCGTCCTCGTCGGTCTCGCCCTCCAGCATCCGCTCCAGGTCGCGCCTCGTATAGCCTTCCACTTCTTCGGCGGGATAGTAGTCCGTGCCGTCCACCCTCACCGGCTGCACGTCGTCGAAGGCGTGCTCCGGAATGTAGCACACCTCGTCGGGCTGCTCCCTGAAGGCCCGCTCGTTCCAGTACACGTAGCCGTAGGTCAGCCCGTCGCTGCGCTCATCTCGGCTATAGTGAGCGACACCGTCAATCATGCGCCGCTCACCGTATGTCTGATAGTCGTTAGCCATAGTTGTTACGCTGTTAGAGTGTCACTATCAAGTCAGCAATATTAAATGCGTTGTAGGTATAAGGATATCGTGCGTCGTAGTCGCTGCACAGGCTGACGAACACCCGGAAGCCCTCACGCTCGAAATAACCGCCCAGATCGAGCAGTTCCTCACGGTTATACAGATAGTCCTTTCTCCAATACGGCGTATCGTCAACGTCCACATACTGACAGTCCGACTTGTCGTACCAGTTGTTGCCTTTAATGAATTGCGCATAGTGCTTCCCGTTGCGGTAGGTGATGCCCACGTTGTCCACACATCCTGAGCTCGACAGGCGATAGCCTTCAGGATGGGCGACATTCTTTTCCACTTCACGCTCTGCTTTACGTTCGTCCTCGTAATTGCAATAGTGACGTCTCAATGTAAAGAACACCTCACGTTTGCCGCTCCTTATCTCGTTGATAACATGCTCCCGTCTTGTAAGGAAGCTCTTTGTATTCTCCTTGCACTGCTGCATAATCTCACTGCGCAGCTCGTCTGCTAATGTTGCCATAGTCGTAATCGTTTTTCACTCCTCCACTTTCTCGATACTGCTACTGCGCTCCACCATCTGAAGGGTCAGCGCGTCCATCTGCTCCTGCGTCACTTCGTGGATAATCTTGATGCCCTTGGGCTTCTTCACCACCTTGAACTCGAAGGTGAACGGCGTGGTCTGGAGCATACCTGTGATATTCTCAATTACTTTCTGTCTTGCAATTTCTTCTTTTGTCATAGTCGTTTGAATTTTTTCTTTGAATAGTCTATATACTCCCCTCTCCAATCGGGGAGGGGCGGGGGTGGGGCTTCACGCCGCCATCGGCATAGGCAGCATCAGCGGGTGCATCGCCTTGTTCACCTCGTCGTAGCGGCGCAGGATATAATTTGTGGCCCGCTGCACATGGTCGATGACCTGCGGAATGAAGTCCTTGTCGTCGCGGATAGCCTTGCGCCAGCTGTTGACGTAGGCAATGTGCTGCTCGTCGAGCAGTCGCCCGATGCCCAGCATAGAGCAGACGCACGCCGCCGTCAGCTCGGCGCAGAACTCCTCACGGGCATAGCCCTCGCTGCCGAAGCCTCCACCGCCCATGTCGCGCTTCAGTTCGCCCGCCGTAGAGTGCGCCATCTCGTGAATAGCCGTCGAATAGAACAGCTCGTCGCCGAGGAAGTGGCTGCGCTCCGGCAGGCAGATGATGTCCTTCGAGGGGCTGTAGTAGCTCTCGTGTCCCGTGAACTTGATAGCGCAGCGCCACTCGCCCTGCATGATCATCCGCTCCAGCACTTCATCGCGGGTACCAGCCTGATAGTCGTGCTCCGGCAGACGGGTCAGCTCCTCCCACTTCTCCGGGAACTTCGCCTTGAAGTCCGTCTGCGATAGGTTAAACTCAGGCCAGGCTCTCATGCTGAAGAACTTGCGGCACTTCTCCTGCTCTTCCTCGTCCAGCTCGTCATACTCCTTTGGTGTGAGCCGCTTGCCGTCCTTATAGAAGTGAGGCAGCATCTTCACCACTGGGAAGCTACCCTCGAACAGCGGCATGCCGTTGTCCTTCAGGATAACATTCCCGTCCTCGTCCGTCATCATATTGAGCGATAGCCCCATGTCCGTCAGCTGGTCGAAGGTGAGGAACAGCGGTGTCTCCCACCCCTTGATAGCGCATAGCAGGGTCAGGATGAAGTTGTTCATCCCTCGATAGGGCTTGTTCCTGCGTTGATAGTTCGCGGGTTCCATGTGCCGGGGTGCCACCCACGGCTTCGTCCACTGTGCGTCCTCCATCTGGTCGAGCGCACTTGTAAATAACTCGGCATACTTCTCTTTTTGCCGATCGTTCATCTGGAAGCCGCGCTTCTTCTGCTGGCCTCCGTTGTTTCTTTTTGTTGCCATAACTTTGAATGTTTAAATTTCAATTCTCAACTCACGCCGCCTTCATCAGCCGCTCGAAGTCCTGCCGGTGACTGGTGATAAGCGTCCGTATCTCCGCATCCCTCTCTGGCACGGCATTGCAGGCCGCACGGCACTGTTTGATGCTGCCCGTGCCTATGCTGTACTCAATAGTGGCCAACCGATGCCCCTCATCGTCTTTGGCCGAGAGGATAAGGTTTGTCTTCGACTTGTAGTAGCCATTCTCGAACACGCAGTGGTGCATGGCGGCACCTTCTGCGGCAAATTCATCCACTGTGTGCAGCGGCTGTATGTCCAGGTTCTTTGCCGTCAACTGCAGTGATAGCATCTTGCCCCACTGCTGCTGATAGTCGGCCTTCTCCTGCCCCATCTGTTGCAGCCGCTCAGCATAGCGGCGGGCACGCTGTTCTGCCTCTCGCTTCACTCGCTCACGGTTGCGGCGGTCAACCAGCAGCTGGTGCGCTGCCCGTAGGTCCTTGGGACACACATAGTGGGCGTTGTGGGTGTCGAGCCCAAACTGTCGGAGCATAGCGATATGGTCGAGCCACATCGTCGGGTCGCTTATCTCGTAGTGATTACGGGTGCAGATGTTCAGCGCATGTTCCATTCCACGTGGCAGCAGTTCCTTTTCTTTGACAAAGTAGCTGAAGAGTTTCACCTGCCCCGTCTTCGCCAGCGTCTCGCCCCACGGATAGGCTATCACCCGCAGCGCACTGGTGTTGCCCTCCCAGCGGTTCAGCAGTGCCGGTATCTCCTTGTGCTGCCACTGCTGTGTGAGGCTTTTGATAGTATAGCCCGCCACCGTCAGGTTGTAGCGCATCATGGCGCTCCACGACATCCCCTTGCCCTCGCGCTTCAGCGTGATAGGCGAACCCCAGCTGAAGGCGTCGTAGTAATAAGACATGCCCTGTATCGACTTGGCGAATACCCTGCGCTCGCCCGTCGGAGCATACATAATGCGCTCCACCTCGGCCACATACATACGCACCTTCTTGTAGATGTGCGTATAGCGGTCGGCGCGGTAGATGCGGCACACCTGGATATCGCCTTTGGCCTCCATTACCATGTGGTAGTCCGACTGGCGCGTCTCCCACTCCTCCGGCTCTGCCGTCCACTGTGCGCCACAGCAGGGACACACCTTCTGTGTCGGCACGCCTATCTCGCTGCCGCACTCCGAGCAATACTGCACCCTTCGGCGGCGATATGACCTACTGATAAGTCCTGCGGGAAATATCTTGGCGGCTATCCACTTCTGGGTCGCCTCGCCCGGCTCCCGCAGCCGGTTGTTGATGGCGATACACTGCCGTTCAAACTCCTTCTGTGTCATAGTCCTACGCCTCCTTCTTCAAACTCTCGTCGGTCTCGTCGTAGTAATGCACGGCCATGCCGAAGATTTCCTCCGGTGCCACATACATCCCTACGGTGGTAGCCCCGCCGCGCTCCTTCTGCGCCCGCTTCAGCATGCGGCCATAGATATACTCGCAGCATTTGTCTATCGACTTCCCCGTCTGCTTCAGCTTCTCGCTCATGTCTGGCCGACCCGTCAGATAGTCCTCGATAGCCTGCTTAAACTCCTTGGGGATGACATACTTGACCTTCGGTCGAGCCTGCTCACGCTCAGCAGAACCTGAACGAGTTCCGTTCTGCCCTCGCTCACTCGCAGCCTTCGCCCCGCCCTTCGTCTTGGGTGTGTCGGTCTTGGGCGCAGTCTTGGCGGTGCTCGTCTTAGGCGCACTCTTATTGCTGTCACCTTTCGGTGCAGCCTGACCAGCTGCCCCCGAATTACGCAGGGCAGCCGTCAGGTCTTTATAGAAATCCTTATCCATGACTCTTCAATTTTTCAATTCTTCAATTCTCCCTCATGCCGCCTTCATCATAGCTTCCTCGATGTCCTTGGGCAACTTTCCGCCCGCCATCACTTTCTGTAGGATAGCGGCCACGTCAGCCGATGAGTAAGCCTTTCCATTTACCTTGGTTTCAGGGTTGGCTGCCCCATGTTCCTCGCGCTCCTGGCGGTAGGTCTCGCGCTTCTGCTTCCACTCCTCGCGCTTTGCCATACGCTCCTCGGTGGCGGCATCCACCACCGCCTGACAGTCGGCCACCGTCTTGCCCTCGTTGAGCATCTGGCAGATGGTCTTTGCCACCCCCGCATAGCGGGGACCGAATAGCAGGAAGTTCACGCGCCCCTGCACGCGCCCCTGCTTCGTGTTCTCGTAGGTAGCCGAGCCGTGCAGGCTGGCAGCGGCCTCCTTCTGATAGGCAGCGTCCGTCTCAGTGAATCCGCTGATTTTGGCGCACGTCTTGCCCTTCGCATTCGTATAAGTGCTATACACCAGCTTGCCCGCCTTGGTTTCAGTCTCCGCCTGCGGCTGCTTGCGCTTCAGCGTCACCTTGGGCTTGGCGGGCTGTTCCTGCTTGGGCTTAGGCTCCGGCTCCATCTTCACCGTCTTAGCCTTCGGCTCTTCGCCCTTGGGAGCCTCCTGTGCGGTAGCAAACTCTTCACTCTTCACTCTACACTCTTCACTTCCCTGAACAGTCCAGCCACCCTGCAACAGCTTCTCCACCTGGGCCACACCCATAGTCATAGGCTTACCCTCGCTATCGCCCATCTGGAACGTCACCTTCACCTTGTCGCCCTCGATGCTGTTGATTGTGTACTTGGCGTTGCCGCCGTTGCTGATACTCTTGCCGATAAGGTCGGCCACCTTCATTGTCTCGTTTGCCATAACTTCGTCCTCCGAATTTTGATTTGTTGATGAATGAATTTATTTACTCGTAATAGAACCCATACAGTCTGCCGTGCAGCGGCTTATACTCATACTTGGCCGACACGTTGCACAGGTCGTCCCTCCGATAGGGCTTCATGCCCAGCGCGGTCGAGCAGCTGATTAGTACCGGCGTCAGCGTCGTACCATTCTTGCCCAGATAGGCTGTCATAGCCCTGCCGTGCGTCATGCGCTCGTCCTGGTGCCAGCGGCGCGAGTCGCACGAGAACCATACGTGCGTCGGTGTCTGATAGTTGCCGTCGTCGTCACGATAGTAGAGTTTGTTCTGCAGTTCAATCTCCTGCGGCAAGTCTTCGCGCCGGGTCGTTGGCACGGGGTCGTACTCCGCTTTCGAGAACTCCGCGTCAGCCCACTGCTCCAGCCGTCGGGCATAGTCGTCTATCTCCTGCTTCGTCATAGGCGAAGCGTCCTTAATGTCGTCTGGCAGGGCATTGTATAGTTCCCTTGTCTTCTGTATCTCGCCTTTTACGCAGCCCGCCCATAGGTCTTCGGGCCGCTGATAGCGACAGTCGCCATCGCTGAAGAACCCGTGCAGGTCGAACTCCATGCGCCCCAGCATTCTCAGCGTGTGGTCATACTCGCCCAGATGTTTGTCGCGCTCCGTCAGCGGTGCCAGTATGTTGGTAGGAGTGCCGGGATAGACGCGCTTAATCTTGTGCGCCGCCTCTTTGCCGAAGATGTCGATAATCAGTTTCAGCGCAGGATCGTCGTCCATAGAAACCATGCACTCGTGGTTGTTCCACTCGTAGAAGTACACCTCCTGCGGGCTACACTCCTGCCCCTGCAGCTTGTGACGCTGCTTATAGAAACCCAGATAGCGGTCTATCTCCTCGCTGATGCCATACAGCCCCATGCCAGCCGAGCACACTTTCTCGCCCTCCTTCAGGTAGCCCTTGGCGATAAGGCGTTTGCGTCCCTCCTCAAACTGGTCGTTGCCGAAGGCGAAGAACACGCCATACTTCTCCGTGTCAGGTTCGTCGCTCTTCAGTTCCAGATAGCGGTTGATGGTCTTGGCGTTCTCCATGCGGATGCTGCCATACTCGCCCACGAAGCGGTACTCCACTCCGTTCGCTGTCTTAATCTCGTTTGCCATAGTCTCACGCTGCTTTACGTTGTTTGTTGATTCGTTGACACAGATTGTAGTACACCTCGTCTGGGTACCAGTTGTCGAAGGCAATACGGTTGCCAGTCTTGTCATAGCCGATAAAGTTGTCACACTTATAGCCGTCGAACGTGATGTTGTCGGCATTAGGAAACTCTATCTCTACGCACCCCGTGAAATAGTCGTCCTTCTCCTCCACCGATAGTGTCAGAATCTTGAAGTCCGAATACTGCGCAGCAATCTGCGCGTCGCTCATTATTGCCATAGGTCATGCTGCTTTGCGATAGTTGATAAACTGATCCTCGATTTCCTCGGGAATATTGTCGATACTCACGTTATACGCATAGGCGATGGCCTTGCGTGTCTTGTTGATTGATACAGTCTTTGCCATACTTGTTTCTGATTTTATTGTTACGCTGCATTTACGATTTCACTTAACTCTCTCTCCACGGCCAGATAGTACTCCAGGCCGCCGTTTGCCCCGAAGCCGTTGCGCCTTGTGCGCCTGATGGCCCGCTCCGTGGCATTGAACCGCCCGCAGACGGGCCATAGTCGGCTCTCGTCGTGCTGGCGGAAATAGGCGTTAATCTGCCTGCGGCTCATCTCGCAGACGTTCTTAGGCTCTTTCATAGTCACAGTCCTCACTCGCTTTTATGTGTGTATCTGCCATCCGTAGCTCGGGCACATTTGGGTGCTCATGGCCGGGCGGTAGCCCTCCTTCGGGCAGCCGTGATAGATGATGCCGCCGCAGATGCCGTCGCGGCCCTTCAGGTCCTCGCGCAGATACTCCTCGCGGAACGTGAACGAGTGCTTCTCGAAGTCGCTCCCGATGTGTATCTCCACGGGGCAATAGTCGCGCTCCTCCCACGACTTCAGGCGGTTGAACACCTCGTCGAAATTCTCCAGCAGGCCCACGCTCTTAGCATAGGCACGTGCAGCGTCGAAACGCTCCTGGCAATGTATAGTCATACTCCAGTCCTCCCTCCTTTACGCGATAAACCCGTGGAACGGGTGCAGGTCGATGATAAGGGCTTTATGCCCGTATTCATCGACCATGTCGGCGAAGGCGCACTCCATAGCGGCCTTCTCTGCCTGGCTCATGCTGGTGTTCATACTTGCTGCAACAGCAGCGGTCATAGCAACAATACGTGCGCTCTTCTTGGCGGCGCGTGCCATAGTCTTGATTCTCTTCATAACTCGGTTCTCCTTTTGATTTGAGTGTTATTGATGTTTTGATAGATTTACTTGTTCACTTTCAGGGCGCAATACGCGCCATTGACCGCGCCACGCATCTCGCGGTCGATAGCCGACAGGCGCTGGCGCTGCAGGTTGTTGCGATAGCAGCGCAGGCGCTCATACGCCGATCCGGGAAACATGATAGAGTGTTGGCGGCTCACGAAGCGCTTCACCCTCGCCATGTCTGCCTCGTCCATATAGCCGTCGCGCACATTAGCATGGGCCAGATGATAGCACAGCCGAGCCTCGCGGCTGGCCTTATACGTGTAGTTGAAGTTAAAGGCCAGCATGGCCACACAGATAGCAACCCACGTGCATACGATAGTCTTCTTCATAACTCAGTCCTCCCATTAGATTACGTTAAACGTCTCCTCACCCGTCAGCATCTCCACGCGGGCCTGCTGGGCATAGTGCTGCAGGTCGTCAGCCAGTTCCTCACACTCCTGCTGCGTGCCCATGAACAAACAGGCCGTGCCTACGAATATAGCTGCCTGGCTATAGTTACCTGTCTTGTGGCGGATAGAGTCGTGCTTCGTGCGCTCAGCGGGCATATCGAACACACCCAGCAGCCCACTCGCCGCGATCGCGGTAGCAAACATAGTCACGATTACCAGGCTATCACTTGCGTCGCAGGCAATAACCATGACGCCCATAAACACGGCCACGATAGCGGCCACAATCATTTTTGCAAAAGTCTTCATTGCTTTGTCCTCCAGTTTTTTTTGATTAGACACACTCCACGTTCTCGTCGTCGAAGCACTCGCGATAGTCCTTCAGCAGATAGTCGGCGGCCTCCTGTGCGCTGCCGTAGAAAGGCTTGTCGTTAGCCAGCGTGCCACCCTCGCGCGAGTCCATGCGCAGACAGGCAATGCCCTCGCCCTCGTGATGCTGCACGTAGTAGTGGATGCCCACCGTCTCGTGATAGCAGCCGTGGTCCTCGTCGTGGCTCACGTCCACGCTGATACCCTCGCCCCACACTGCGCCCTGGTGGCGGTGCTGCCAGGTCTGATAGTCACAAAAGCCGTGGTCTTCGCGATCCACGATAGCCTGCACATCGGCCATAAATGCCTTGGCCTGTGCGATAGTCATTGTTCTCTCCATGATTTTGTCCTCCAGATATGTTTTAGTTCACAAACCACTTCATAGTCTTCACTTGATTGTCTTTCACGATAGCGTAGCCCTCGCAGCCTGCGAGGCGTGCGGCCTGAGCCACTTCCTGCTCCGTGTAGTCACTTGGCATTTTCTCCTTGCCCCAGGTACTTGTGTCTGCCATACGTTTCCGCGAATGGAAATAGATGGCATAGATTCCGATAAATCCTTGCATAGTCTTGTCCTCCGATAATTTTTCGTCTCGTCCAGATACAACCGGGGCGCACAGCCCTGCAGCCGTGCGCCCCGATAGTCACATCAGTCGTAGTTGAAGCATTGCTCTATAAACGCCTGCAACTTCGCGTCGTTCCACTTGCACCCAATACTGCGTGCAAACTTGTAAAGGATGCGCTTCACGCCTGCCTCGTCATACGTTCTCGCGTCCCGCAGTTCCTGAAACTTGGGGCGCAGCTTTACGATTAGTGCCTGTTCTGCCATAGTTAGGTTTGCTCCATGTCGCCTATCACTCTGTGAAGCAATAGGCGGGCTATGTTAAACTCCACGTCTGTCACTTCTTCGCCCTGCGCCTGCTTGCTCAGGATGTCATAGACACTCTTCAGATCGTCGATACGTTCTTTCGCTGTCATAGTTCTGTCCTCCGATATTTAGTCCGCACGCTGCCGCCTGCCGATAATCCTCGCACCAATTAGCTCGCACACTCCGCTCACCACCTCCCGATAGTCCTATAGAAGTGGGCTTTCAAGTGCCTGTGCCTGTGGGCGATGCTCCCGGACATGCTACAACCTACCGATAGTTATTTCTCGCTTAATACATCAAGCTCTTGCATACACACGTCAGGCGGCTGTTGCTGAACCGCTTCACCGTGATAACCCTGCCCACGCTGCACACCTCGCCATGCGCCGTCGGGCGCTTGGTAGAGGTCACACCGCCGCTCTTCGTATAGTGGGCTCCGGTGTTCACATGGGTGCGCTTAGTGAAGCGCGTACCCTTACCGGCCTCGAACATCTGACGGCGGCTCTCCAGTCCGCCCCACTCCTCCTGTTCATAGGTCTTCATCACCTGGAGGCTGGTGCGATAGGCTCCCTTCAGTTTGTGACCACCCCGGACCACCATAGTGCTCTCGTACTCCACCACCTGGCGTTTGGTCACGGTCTTGGTGTGATGAAACGTGCGGCTCTCACGAATCTGTCTCATCCGTGCAATGATAGCTTTTTCTGTCATGTCTTCTTGCGTTTAGATGTTAATATTTGCACAAGGGGAGGGAGTCGAACCCTCCGCCCCGATAGGGGTGCCCATATCCGCTCCCTTGTTACCTGAGATAGTCCGACCCCGATTAGAACTCCACCTGACTCTTGCGGATAGCCTTGGCCTTGTTGTTCACGCCGTCCTTGTTGGTCACCTTGTCGAACACATAGAGCTCGCCCTCGAACTTGTCCCATGCCTCCAGGCTCTCCTTGGCCGCCTTCTCGAACTTCTCGGTGAAGGCAGCCTGCAGGATACCCGTCAGTATAAGGCGGGCGTTCCACTTCTCGACGGCCACTATCTTCTGCACTGATACACCCATATATTGGCTCTTCTTCTCGTCCCATGTGTAGACCTTGCGGCCTTTCTCGTCGCCCTCGGTAGCCTCGTAGCCGGGCACGCCCCGGTAGATAGCCATGTAGCCGTCCTCGGTGAACACCTTCCATGCGCTCTTCAGGCTCTCGACGTCGATACGTCCGACCTTATACTTCACACCCACCTGTCTGAGGATGTCGGCGAACTTCATCTTCTTCTTGTCGCTGATAGGAACCATGAGGGAGCCCATGCCGTCGAACACTCTGAGAGCCTGCTTGAACTTCATAGTCTCGGTGAACACTGCACCCAGAGCCTTATTCATAGCACTGAAAGACAGGTCGAGACTGATAGCAGGGGTGTTAGCCTCCATGTTAGCCAATACGTTCTCGACATTGTTCTCTACATTGATAGCGGGAGCGTTTACGGTCTGCTCCATGACCACTGCATTCTGTGTCATAACTTTAATTGATTTTGATGATTCTGACAAAAGCGTCATTGTGCCCATAGGGGGGTGCCGATCCCCCTGCACCTGTAGTGCTCACTTGCTCTATGGGCTATAGTGTCCGCCATTGCTGGCGGTAGTTCTGTTCACTCCAATGTACACTTGTCCCTACAGACTGGCGTCTGTAGTGCCTACCCGGGCCTTTCCTGCTAATCTGACATCACGTCAGGTCGTGGCGGGATTCCCTTTCGTTTACTACCGACTGCATTATAGTCCGCTCGATACTACCTTGCACCCATGCAAGCGTTTTACCGCTTTAGCCGTTTTACGGGCTACCTGGGCACAATAGCAATATTTTGCCGTTGCCGCCGTTGTGCATTACATAAACCATACATAAAAGTTACTATCAATCAGCCCTTTGCCCATCATATCGGGAACTTTAGCCGCCCACACACGTGACCCCACGATATTGTCCATGCAGTTCGTTTCCGCTTACACGTTCGCACATGACCCCATTGGTATGTTTTACACGGCCGTACTGAAAAATACGTTCGCTTTTTCTTTGGATATGTAAGTATGTCAAAGTTCGCTTGTTCCGTTTGTTTGTTTCCGTTCTCGTTTCGTTTGGAACTATTGCAAAGATATAAAATTTTCATTTACTTGCAAAACAAAAAGCAAAAAAATTTGCTATGATTTTAGAAAAAAAGCAGTCCCTTTCGCGTACCTTATCTAAAGAATTGAGCTGCATACCTTTGCACCCTACCTTTGCACCCTACCTTTGCACCCTACCTTTGCAGCATATTTGCACCCAGACGGCGTTCAGGGCGCGGACAGCCGTCCGCCCCAGCGAGGCGCGGGATGTTCGTCGTGACACGCACATGTTTTCAAAAAAAAAAGTATTATGGAAAATGATATATGGTACTTTCCAAAAAAAACAATGCTGCGAACTTTCTAAAAAGAAAGCCCGCAGCACAAAACAAAATAGTATTACCTTAACTTGCGACTGATACTATTTTAACACGTTACTGATACTTATTTGACATCGCCGTCGGCCACCACCTCATAACAGTCGAGCACCCCTGCCACCGACAGTATCTCGGCGTTGATGGTTACGGTGTCGGCCTGACTGATATTGCCGTACATGTTCGATGCGGTGTTGCTCAATACATTATTCTTTTTTAGCATCGACCACCCCAGCAGCCTTTTAGTCATCGACATGACATTCAGATACTTACCCAGTTCCTTCATCGGTTCCACCAGCGCCGGGTCGTAGGTCTTGCCCCGCCTGTTGGTAAACGTCTGCGTACTGCCGAAGATCAGCAGTCTGCTGCGCAACTCGTCGGCCAGCAGAGGCAGCGCCTGGTTGATGGCACTTATATGCTCGGCATTAAACCGACGGGGGTTGCCGTGCCAGTTGTTGTGATGCTTGAAGCATGATAATACTACATTCTGATCGATGTGGCTCAACTCGGCAAGCCGCGCCAGGATGACGTCGTGGGCCAGCAGATACTCATAGAGTGTGTCTTGTGTTACCTTAGTTTTATTCATATTAACATGTAGTTTTATACTTAATTTCCGTCTGCAAAGATACAAACTTTTTCTTTACCTTCAAAACCTTTTCCAAATTATTTTTCATCGCCTGGTTTTTAATATTTTCGCCTCATTTCGATGGCTGATGACTGATGGAAGATGGAGAATAAATTTAGGTTCAAGGTTCAAGACTGTGCGGACTGACGTTAAACTATGCTAACAATGTGCGACATTTTGATGTGTGGCGACTGATGGAGGATGGAGGATGCGGCGCGCGAGGTGGTATAAAATAAATGTTAAAAGCATGCGACAAATTTACGCGATTTTCCAAAAGGCTGATAATCAGATAGTTCTTTAAGTCGCTTTGCTTGACGAAAGCGTCAGAGCCGAGCGACGAGTGTGATTTTTGGGGTGCTTCAAGGAGTCTTGGCGACCAACAAAAAAAGCCTGCCACAGCTCGTGAGGCAGGCCGATGTCAGGGTAACGGCAACTACTGGTTGATATTATCCTTCATCACTTTTCAGATATACCGTCTTGCCCTTATGCACGGTCTTCCCGTTGCCGCCCTGGTATTTCAAGGCCATGCGGGCCTTGATGGGCGGGTCCTCGGGATGGCGCTCGAAGGAGCGGCGCGTGGGGTCGAAGCGCTGGTCGTCGATAACCTCGCGCTTGAACGACTTCGTGGGCTTGAACTTCAGCCGCTTGGTGGGTGGCAGGTGGCGCAGCTCGTGCTTATCCTTGTAGGAGTACCAGTGCTCCCGTTCCGGAATGTCAACGGTGTAGAACGTGCCGAAACTCTCAATAGGCACGCAGCCCGCACCCTCGGCCATCTGGAAACGGATTTCGTCGAAGGTCGCCGCGAGCACCTGCTCGACGGTGGCCCTGCAGATGCCTGATCGCTTCACCACTGCTGCAATAAGTATGCTTTTATATTTTCCTGGACTCATTTTTTTTTTGCTATTGAACATTGAAGATTGAACATTGAACATTAAGCTGCTGCCGCCGCACGGGTGCTCTTCGCGCAGAAATTTTCAGACTGTAGCCGATACCATCACACCGTCAGCCGGAAGTCGTCGGCCCGGAGGATGCAGCAGTCGCGAAGTTTCCTCGTCTGGCCGCTGGTGAATTGCACCAAGCGCGTTCCCTCCTGTGGATATACGGCAATGGTGACGCATTTCTCACCACGGATCACGTCGCCATTGGAGGCAGCGATATACCAGACGCGCCAGGGTATGCGCTCCACGACCTGTTCCACCTTGTAGCCACCCTTGCCGTCGGGCAGGCGGCGATTGACGAGCCGTGTGCGCTCGGCCACGCGACGGAGTTCTGAGAGAGCCAATGTTTTGAGTTGTTGTGCCATACTTGAAACTTAATACTTGAAACTATGTTGTTAAACTATTTAAAATGTGTGTGACAAATTTGCGGCTTTTGCCCACTACTTGATTATCAAATAGTTGCGGTAGCATTCCACTCCATTCCCGAGCAAAGCTCGCCTACCCGTAGCCTTTCACTTTTCACTTAAAGAGGTACTTCAGCCAGGCGTACCAGCGGCGGTGCTGAAGGTACTGCTCGTCGCGCTCGTTGGCGTAGGCTTCCTGCTCGAAGCTGATGGAGCGGTAGGCACGTTCGTGGTCGCGCGTGATCCAGAGGCGGATGATGTACTCCAGACCATACCAAAGATAGAACAGCAGGAGCAGCATCTCCAGCTGCTGCCGCCCGTGAATGCGCTCGTGACGGTCGGTGTCGTTGCTGTACCATGCGCTCTTGCGGACGAAGATGAAGGGCCAGATGGTGATGGCCTTGTAGTCCGGGAAGGGTATGAGGTTGTTTCTTATTACTATCATCGTTTCTTTTTTGAGATTTCGATGTTTCGATATATCGTTATTCCGACACCATGGTTAACGCCGGAATACCCCTAACCACCAACGGCGGGTGATCCAGAGGACGACGGCGAGGATGATGCCGACGGCGAGCCACTGCAGGTGGTCGGACCAGCGGCGGTACCAGGGGCGGTTGTCTTGGGGTACGGGGGTGACGGTGTGGCGGGCGGAGTCGGTCTGCTCGCGGTGGCTCATGGCGGCATCGAGGCGCTGCTGCCAGATGCTGTCCTGACGGTCGAGGGCGGTCTGCAGGCGGCTCTCCATCTCGCGCTCCAGACGAAGGGCGAGCTGCTGCTGCTCCTGGTGGAGGTCGCGGGAGATGGTGCGCTGCTCCTGGCGGATGCTGCGACCGAGGGAGTCGGTGGTGGTGGTGACGGTCTCGGTGATGAGTTCCTTCTGGTCGGTGCTGCTGTGCTGCTCCAAACTGGACTGACTGGTGCGCTCGCGGAAGAGGGAGTCCATGCGCTGGTGCCAGCTGGTCATGTGGGCATCGACGGCGGCCTGGATGCTGAGCGTGTCGATGGCACTGTGGTGATGCTCCGTGCGGTTGATGGCCTTCGGAGCGGCGCAGGAGCCGAGCAGGGCGCAGAGGATGACGGCGACGACAAAGGCGACGGCATAGGTGGCACAGCCGCAGAAGGCAGTGGAGTAGCACAGCTGCTCCTGCTCCTCGGGCGTGAGGTTCTTCATGTCCGGCAGTTCCTGCGGCATGAGACCGATGGGGTTGTAGGGGTGATAGTCCATAAAGATTGTTAAATCAGTGTGACATTTTTGAGAAATATAGTGTTTCGTGTGCGTGTGCGCAAGGGCGGGATGCGATGGAAGATGGATGATGGAAGATGGAAGATACTCAGCCTTTAGACATCAGCCCTCAGACATCAAAAAGAGCAGCCGCCCGAATGCTACAACGGAGCGGCTGCCGAAACGAGAGGAGCTACACGTGAACCTCCCGATGGGTTGCCGGAGTGACCCGGCAAAAAAACTAATCTACTAAAACAAATCAAAAAACTGGTGTCACCCGCTTCACAGCGGCAAAGAAATTGTAGTACAAGAAGCGCCTCGCGGCGGTGGTGTGAAAAGAAATTTATCCTATGTGGGCAAGGTGGGATTCGGACCCTACTCAGGCATCAAGCCAGCAGATTTACAGTCTGCCCCGACTCTCCAACTTCGGCGCTTACCCAGAAAGCGGCGCAGACGCGGAGCGGTGGTGTGGAGGGAGATCCGCGTTTTGGCTGTCGGGTGAACTGCGCCGCTATGTTGCGGAAGATGGGTTCGCACCATCGACCTCCGGGTTATGAGCCCGGCGAGCTACTGCTGCTCCATTCCGCGATGTTTGTTCACAGAGCTGTCAGAGATCGCTTTGCGGGGGCAAAGTTACTCAAATTCCGCGAGACGGACAAGGGTGCGCGGTTGTGAATTGACGGGGAGTAGGTTCGGAGTTGATGGACGAGAGGCCGCAAATGCCCTGCACATCGGTATTTCGCGGCGACAAGAATTTCCGGCTGTGAGTTGGCGGCTTTCCATTTTCGCGCCGAAAAAAAATTGCGGCAATATCTTTATAACTCGCTGATAATCAATTAGTTTCGCGCAAAAATCGCGGTAAATTTGCGGTAATTATGTGCTCTCTTTAGAACTTTAGTATGTTTTTCTTATAAAATTTAATTTAAAAAAATCGCAAAGCGTATATAGCATATTATATAACTTATTGATAATCAACCACTTTTCTTCTTTTCTGATTCCAATTTTATTTTATTTGGGGTGCGGGGAATTGTCGTGCGGGTGACGGTTAAAATATATGTTTTATATATAGAGAGAAAGTTTTGGGCGTTTTTGGCCTATTCCTCTCCCTGACCGCGCAGACCACTTGTTAAGTATTTGATATTCAGGCGGTTGCAATTTGTGAACTGGTATGCCATAGTTCTCCCTCATTCAAGGGGTCTTCTCACAGCGTTTCGTAACTGCTTGATTTTCAGCGGTTTTTTGTTGTGAGTTGGTTTGAGGTGGCTTCTCCCTCGGTGCGCAGTCAATTCACAAGAGCACATCAAGACTCTTTTAACACGTTCAGAGTTTGCTCGCCTGAGTACCTATTAAAAAAATACAAGCGAAGAATTTCCATGAATGGGCCACGAATTTCTCGAAAATAATTAGTAACTTTGCGCACGTTATTACTATTTACCTGAATGGCTAAGAGCTTTAAGATGCCGGCGATTGCCTGGCTGCGGGTAACGGAGTTTATAAGGGGGTGGTTAGATTACGAGTTTGGAAGCAAGGTACAGGTGAACGGTCGTCGCGTCGTTTGCCTGCATCATTTAGACGGTGTGCGCGATATCCTGCGCATGGAGACCGTCGATGACATGGAACTGTCGCCGGACCTGCCGGTGGAACTATCGCTGTCGGCCTCACGCTACGGTGTTATCTCGGCAGCGATGACGCTGAGTCCGGAGGCTACGGAGCGGTTGTATCATCTGTCGTTAGAGGAGCTGCTGAGTTTTGTACCGATAGAAGTGCCGCGCGTGAGGCTGACCGAGGAGGGGCTACTGCGCCCGTGGGGCGGCGACGCGATGTTCGGCGAGCAGCAGGCCAAGGAACTGCTACGCCTGCTGCGGCAATACTTCTGGGAGAGCGTGGAACAGTTTGCCAGGCGCTATGCCCGTGAGCATGAGGGCGAGAAATATGCGCAGGAGGATATGATAGCGGCGTTCTGCAAGATGACCAAGACCAGCGAGCTGCATATCGAGGCGATCAGGAGGGAGTGGCAGAGGCGAGCCAAGCGCACAGCGCATGGCTCTAAATGAGAAATGACAAATGAGAAATGAAAAATGACTGCCGCCACAAAAAGGGAACATCTTCCATCTGCTACTTCCTCATACTCTCGCCCTCGATGCGCACGACGCTGGTGATGACCTTCAGGCGGTCGAGCACTTCGGTGCCGTAGCGGTGCTCGATACTGTCGGGCCACGGCCACGGACGGTCGGCAGGCCAGGAGGCAGGGCGGGCGGTGGCGAGGTTGGTGGTGATGACGAGCAGTTGTCCGGTGCGCTCGGCGTTATTACAGAGTTCGAAGAAGGAACGGTCGATGTCGCCGTAGTGCTTGGCGGGCTCCTTGCCCAGGTCGTCGATGATGACGATACGCTCCTTCATCAGTTCCGGCAGGCGGTCGTGCAGTTCGGTGGCTTTGACACTGACGATGGGCCGTCCGCCGTTGCCGAGGATGACGGGCAGGATTTTCTCGCAGATAAGCGTTTTCCCCAGCCCCGGATGTCCTACACAGAGCAGTCCCCTACCCTTATTATCCTGTAGCCATGCAGCTATCTGGCCGTAGGCAGGCAGCCATTGCTCGCTACCCTTCAGGAAGTAGTGCAGACCGTCGCGCAAGCGTTTCTCGGCATCAGCCACATGGATATTGTAGGGGTCGCGTCGCGTGTCGTAGGCACTGTGCTGTGCGAGGTAGGCGGCCACGTCGGCAAACTGCGGCTCTTTCAGGATGCGGTACTGCAAGGTGATGTCCGTGCCGAACACCTTGCGGGCAGTCTCGCGGATGGTCTTCACACCGTGCATCTCCAAGTACTCATAGACATAACGGCTCGGCACCTGCACCAGCAGCATGTGCGCGTCGGGGTTGTATTGCTCAAAGCGAACGTCGGCAAACCATACGTCGAACCAGTGGCGGTACTGCTCGCCTAACTTCTCGCGGATCATCGTGAGACACGCGGCCCACTTCTCTTCGTAGTCTTTCTGTTCCATAGTCGTAGCGATGTTTCGGTTGTTACCATTCGGGCATCTGAGGGATGTCGGTGGCGGGGACTGCCTCGGCGGTGGCCACTTCTTCGGCGGGGGTGAAGAACTTGTCTTCCTCTGTGCGGATATATCGGTCGATGTCGTCGTACATCCATCCGGCGATATTCTTCACATCGGGATGCCGGTGGGCATCGAACTCGTCGCGTCGCATCTGAAGGTGAGCGATGAAGCCAGACATGATGACAGGCGTGACACGACGGAGAAAGGCGCGGGCCTGTTTGATATGCAGGTGAAAGAAATCGACCATCAGCTGCTGCGCCATTTCTCGGTTGGGGGCGTAGTCGTTTTCCTCCTTGATGACTCGTCCTGCCTCGGTTGGCGTGATGGTGAAGGCCACGGCATCGGGGCGTTTATAAGGTGGCAGCGACGTACCATGAAGCAGTCCCTGATAGGTGAAAGTAAAGTCGGCTCCCCCACCCTCGGCGAGCTTGTCGAGTTCGCGCTGCGCCTGGTTGAGCACCTTGTCACAGAACTGGCTCCACGAGCTGTAACGGTGTTCGCGCTCCGGGTCGTCGGTCCCCTTCACAAAGCCCAGGCGGTAGCGCAGCTTCGACATGGGTATGACGAAACGGTCGCCATGCTGCCGCCATTCCTCGGAGAGATAGATGTAGAGCGGATAGGAGAAGCTGGAGCGCAGTTTGCCGGCGGTGTAGCCCAAGAAGCGGGTGTAGTTGCCGAAGAGGTTGATGTCGAGGATATTCTCGGCGGTCTTGCGGGGCACGATGACCTCGAACTTCGTACCCACAAACTTCCCGTTCTCGCGCTTTCCGCGTATCTGCATCAGGTTCTCAGTGACGAAATACCCGGGTGCTTCCTTGTCGGGCACGAAGCACTGCACATGGGTAATGGACTGCAGGGCGGTGCGGGCTTCCTCGTAGTGCGGGTCGTCGGCAATGTCGGAGAGGTTGAGCTTGAACACCACGTCGCCCTCGTTGTAGGCACTTTCGTTCTGCCGCTTCACCTCGAACTCGTCGGTGACAAAGTTCAGGTAGAGCTGCCCTGTCTTGTCAGCCACGGGCATCTGCTTCTGCATCTTGGCAATCTTCCACAGGCCCTGCAGTCGCTGTAGCACGGCGATGAGCACACGGTAGCCCGTCACCTTGTTCATCATCGGCAGATGGGCCAGCTGGCTCGGCTGTGTCATCAGATCCTGAAGACTCAGGGTAACGGCCTTCTTCTTGCGTGACTTCCTTGGTTTTGGCTTGGCAGCGTCGGTCGTTTTCTTCTTTGTTGTCATGATTCGTGTAGCATTAAAATTCGTTGTAGCGGTGCAAAGATAAACAAAGTATTTGAAATTCGCAATGATTTTGAGGAAAATTTTCGTTTTCTGTAAGAATTTTATTTTTAGACGGTTACGAATGATATACTTTTGTTTCGGTAATCCTCGCCTACTAATTCGGTAAACCGTTCCTGCAATTTCGGATAATCACAACCACCTACCAACTCGGAAAACCTACACCTACGAACTCGGTAAACATCAGCTTCCTAACCTACCAATTTGGGCAACTTTCTCCTACGAACTCGGGCAACCCTACCCTACCATCACGGACAACAAGTACCTACCAACTCGGAAAACCTACACCTACGAACTCGGTAAACTTTTATACGTAACTCGCTGAAAATCAATGGCAGTCTGATGGTCTTATATAATATACGATATATTATACGATATAGAGACGAATCTCCATAACGATTCGGGCGAAAGATTTTTTATTTTTTTTCAAAGAATACAAATGATTGATACTAAAGGATATGCGCAAGGTTTTCCGAGTTGGTAGGTGGATGTGCAGTACTGGAGAAGCCCGCTGTCTGCTGGAGTTTCCCGAAATCGTAGGCGTGTTATCGCCTGCGTGAAGTTTTCCGAGTTGGTAGGTTTTTATATGGCATGCTTGGCTGCCGATGTACAGTTTTAAAGTTTTCCGAATTAGTAGGTGGATACATGCTTTTGATTGCCCCTTGCATCTATCTGCCTGCTGCACTATATTGCGTGCATGGCAAAGAACTACAGAACCACGACCGCCGCTCAGAACAGCGGCAATGGTAAAGAGTATTTGAAACACACTTGTGTCGAGTGCAAACGCTGCACGCCCGTCACAACATTCCACACGCTGACGGTGAAGGACCGGAAGCCCACACTGGGGCGATGTCCGGAAGAGAAGTTCTGCGTGCTGCTGTCGCAACGGGCGTGCGCGAAGATTGAGCTGTAGGCGGCGAGGTTTGTCCTATTGGGAGCTGCCTACTTCTTTTCGTAGGTGGTGGTGAGCTGCGATGCCATGTCGCGGAAGCGCTGGTAGTCGTCGTCGGTGATGACGTGCTTGGCGTGCAGACCGTCGATGATGAACAGGTAGAGGGCACGGTGCTTCGGGGTCTCAGTGTCGATGCAGTAGTGCTGCAGGGCGGCGAACACTTCCTTGGGCATGATGGTCGTGGCCTTCTTGGTGGGGAAGTCGGGACTTGCCTTGGCAGCGGCGTTCCGGGTGGAATTTGCCTCGGAGACTGCTGTGGACGACTCTACCCTACCCTGCTCAGATTGTACGACTTCCATCTGTTGGTTCTGCACTTCAGCTGGTGCTGGCTGTTCATTGGTGATGCCTGCCACGGGTATGCTCTCAGCACTGGCCAGTTCGGCATCGAGACGGTCGTTCAATGAACGGCGGCGCGGTTGTTCTTTCTTTGTTGCCATGATGTTATCGCTTTTGATTTATGACTTTGCGGTTTTGCGGTTCTGCAACCGCACAATTACAAAAGTGTGCGGTTGTATTATTTTCCCCAACGCTTCAGATACTCGTCGGCCAGGGCAACAAAGTCCTCGTCGGCATGGCCACGTTTGCGGCGGTAAGAGAAGATATCGTGACAGATGCCTGGCTCCGGGTCGAAGTCGCGATCCTGGGAAGAGGGCACGTCGTTGGTGCGGCGGATGGTAGTCTTGAACACATCGCCCTCGTCGCGCAGCAGTTCCTCTAAACTCTTGGCGGAGTTCAGGCGCGAGTCCTTCTTGGTGAGCAGTACACCGTGTATCTGCAGGGCTGGGTTCGACACCTTTTTAATCTTCATAATCTTTCCGATGGTCTTCACGTAGCCATCGACGGCCAGCGGCTCCAGCTCCACAGGGATGATAATGCCGGTGGCGGCGCAGATGACGTTGACCGTCACACGGCTCATAGCGGGCTGAGTGTCGATAAAGATGAAGTCGAAGCTACTCTCCCACTCCGTCAGTCCCTCGCCGGTATGGTCGTCGATAGGTTCAGCAAAGAGCGCCTTCAGTACGCGCACGGGGTCGGTGACGTCGGCGGAGTTCAGATGCACGTCGGCATCCTCCATGCGTGACGACGATGGCGTGTAGTAGAGCCCGATGGCGTTGCGATAGACGGGGATGTTCTGTCCGAGGCAGATGGCATTGAAGATGGTAGGCTCGCCGGGGGCCGTCTTGGTGCCCTCGCGCTGCGGGTCCCAGCCCACGGAGAGCGAGAGGTTGCACTGCGGGTCTGTGTCGATGACAAGTACGCGGTAGCCGCGCTGTGCGATGGCTGCAGCGAGATTAAGTACTGTGGTGGTCTTGCCTGCCCCACCCTTGTTGTTCGATACGGCGACGATGTGCCGCAGATGTGTAGCTTTTTTACGTGTCATAAGTGTGTAGCTTTTATATTATAATAATGTGACTTTTTTGCGGTTTTGCAGTTGTGCGGTTGCTCAGTTACTCGGCTGCACGGTTGTGCGGCATGACAGTTATGCGGTTGTGTGATTATGCAAATACATAACCGCACATTTGTGCAGCCGCCAAGCTGTGCGGTGCTGCAAATATATAATTATGCGACCGCACAGCCGCACAACTGCACAAACAGGCGATTGCAGCGTTATACTGTCGCGCAACTGCACAACTATGTAATTTTGCGATTGTGCGGTTATGAGGTTGCTCGTTCCTACATCTGTGTAAGTATGTAACCCTGCGACTGCACAAGTGTGTGACCGCCGAATCACACAACCGCACAACTGTGCGAATACAAAACTCCCAGTGATGGGATGTAACGAACTATACTTCATTATTTCGTGTAGCTTAAATAAATGTTATGCTCGTTTGCCGGGTGCTGTAGCTAATTCCTGCTTGGAGCGGTTTCGTTGTAGCGATGGCAAAGATAGGAATAATTTTGCAACCGCACAACTTTGCAACCGCAAAACCGCAAAGTATTATGATAAATTAACTTTGTGCGGCTGCACAATCGGGCGGTTGTGTGGTTAGGTGGCTGCATGGTTATTCGGCTATGCAGTTTGGCAGTTGTGTAGTTATGCGGTTGAGATTGGTTATCTTCCATCAGCCATCACACATCAGCCATCTTTCTTGCCCTTGGCTTTGCCGAGTGCAGGCTTCGCCTCGGCATAACCATCGAGCAAGCTCGTGGATTCTGCTCTCGCCTCGCACTGCCCTTGCTTTTGGATTTTGTCTATTGTATTTTGAACGAAAAGACAAATTAACGGCGATATGATCAGGAAGATACTTGTACGCGACTACCTGAAAGGGTATGGTGATATGACGGCGGAGGAGCGCAAAGCGTTCGTCGGCAGGGTGGGGGAGTGGCTGACCTCCGACGGGGCGCGGCTGCTGGCGATGACGGACAGGCCGATGGCTCGAAGTCAGAGCCTGATGACGATCACGACGCGGTGGACTACAGATGACGCCAGAGCGGTGACGGATGGCATCACACTGATGTCGGCGCTCGTCGGCGTGGCCGACACGTGGCTGCCTACGCAGATCTATATGAAGTCGGCATATCGGGCCGTGAGGCAGGTGGTGGAGGTGCTGAGTTCATTAAACATTGGACATGTGACATTCTTGCGTCCCGACGGTAGCAAGCGACCAGAGGTCGAGCGAAACATTAAGACCGTCGCACAGACTGCAACAGGACAGAGGGGAAAGGCTACGGGTAGGCGGCCAGAGACCGGGAATGCGGCTGCGCACTACAACCATGAGCCAAAACGCGCCGCCGGAGCCGGAGCGGACAAACCGCAGACACTCTCCACTCCTGTTGGAGCGACAGTCTGCCCTGGCAGTAAGAGGCAGGGCGGCGATGTAATTGCCACGCAACAGACAAAGAAGGAATATCAGCCGACGGACACATCTCTCATCTCTCACCTTTCACCTCTCACCTCTAAAATGGTGCCGGCCCGTCCGAAACATATTGACCAGTATGTTCATCTGTTGCCGAAAGAGACGCAGGAACGGGCTGCGGGATATAGTGAACTGATGCGGCAGTTGGGCGAGGCACGTGACAATATGCAGTTGCTGATGGACGATGATCATGCGAGCGCAAAGAGCCGCGAGCAGTGGGCAAAGCAGGCGACGCGCATTGACAAGAAGATACGGGCGATACGCGACGAACTGGACCGGGAGTGGAAGAAGGTGGCGGAGAACGGGCATGTGGTGATTGATGACCTGGGGATGGCGCATCTCGTTCCCACGTCGCAATGCAACGCGGCACTGAACGAGGACGGCACATCGGCTGGCGGTGAAGGCGGAGAGCGGGAGCCTGCGGAGCTTACCAGCGAGCAGAGGAAGCGGCGCAGGGAACTACGAAAATGGCTCATCGACCTGCGGCGTGGCAAGGAGGGGAAGGACAGGGAGAAGCGTATAGAACAGTGGCGCGTGAACTGGCAGGAATACCTGACGCTGGAGCCGAGGGAGAAAGCTCTGGAGGACGAGAAGATTCTGGAGGCGGCAAAGCACTTCGGGATTGACCTAACACAAATTACCACAAATTGACCACAAATAGAACTTAGGCGATATGGAAGAAAAGAAGATGACGGTGTGCGACATGTATATGTTTGCATGGTCGGTATTAAGAGACGTACAGGTAGTTGAAAATAGCCGTATGAGCGAGGAGGAACAGAAGTCCATTGAGATTACGATAAACTGTCTCGCAAAGAGGTATATGGAAAGGGCGATGTCAGCCCTGCACTGCGGAATAAAGAAAGACGATTCCGTGCAGGAATTTACGAACGAAGTGGTTAGGCAGCGTATTATGGAGTTCAATGAACACCTGAAGCGGGAGAAAGAATAACGAAACAGAAATTGGCTGTTGGTGTAATGGTAGCACGCATGACTCTGGCTCATGAAGTGTGGGTTCGACCCCTGTACGGCCAACGATAACAATATAAAAAACGGAATAGACTATGACTTTTCATTCAATCGTAAGGGAATGGTGCCGGACGTACAAGCCGATGCTGGACAATACGCATAATGGGAACAGGCGGTTTTACCTGGCTGACGACTGGGACGGCGTGAAGGCGATGCCGAAGAGTATATCGACGGAGTTCTCGCCGTGTGTGGTGATGGAGAACGGTGCGGAGGGGAGCATCGACGGGGGGCTGATGACGAGAAACTATGCGGTGTACTTCTTCGTGAGGGTGGATCGTCAGGTGGATAACGACGCGCAGGTGGTGGCCTACGAGGAAGCGCTGTATCATGCGCTGCAGTTCTATACGTGGCTGAAGGACCGTCACGACCGCGACGAGGATCCAGCGGGAGAGTACGGACGGATAGACTTCGAGCATGGCTTCGACGTGCTGCCTGCCGGACCGCTGGAGGATGGCTGGGTAGCGGTGATGATGCAGTTTGAAAGGATGGAGCAGATTGACCTGTGCGTCGATCCAGAGATGTATGTGGAGGAATAGGGCTGCGGCACTACCGCAGCATACTGAACGAGAAACGGAATAGATATGGCAAAGAGCCACGAAGAGAAGGCTCCGCTGAAGGTGACGGACATCGAAGGTATAAACCGGGCTTGAAGCCCATAGTATTAACTTAATTATTTTAACGACGATGAAAAAGAATTTCTTTGAAAAGTTGATGGGCGTGCTGCTGTTGGCAGTGATGGCCCTCGTGTGCAGCTGTAACGGCTGCAAGGGGGAGACCCCGAAGATTGATGACCCCGTGGTGTTGTACCATGATTACGACGGGGTGGTGCAGGACTTCACGGCTGGTGTCGGCCATATCCAGGCGCTGCACAGGCAGACGATGTCTTCGCTGACTGGCGGCAAGGAATACCAGTGGCGCAACAGCCGCGTGATTCTGAACGACACGGTGACGATGGAGAATATCGACGACCTGCACGTGGCAGCGGTGAACGATGTCTTTTTCTATTGGGACAGCCAGAAAGGACCGATGGTGCAGTACATCAACTCGCACGTGAAGTATGGCGTGCAGATTCCATATCCTATTAACGACGTATGGATTGAGGATGCCGACATGAGCGAACAGCCGATTAAGATTTCTGCAGAGCAGGCTCTCATGCGACTGAAAGAATGGAACGGTATCCTTCCCAAGGACTGCAACTTTCTCACGCTCCGACTGCCCGTAGGACCGAAGGACTGCAACGTGCAGTGGGTGTTCGGGGATGTGTATGACGTGCTGTTTATAGACGCGGTGACCGGCGAAATCAGAGATTACGATCCGTCGTTCTCGCGACAATAACGGGGATGGGCGATATAGTCCCACGACGGGACTGACGACGTCCCATCCCCACAACGACGCGGCAGACTTTAAATCTGCGCCAGCGTCATTTTCCTTCGGATAATAACTACCGCAGCGGCTCCTGCCGCCTTACGTTATCCTCGGCATGGGCCGCTGCGACTTTAGCAACGAGAGGCTGCGGTGATGCCGCAGCAGACTGAACGAGAACAACACAAGGACGATGACAAGACTCGACGAGATAATCCACGGCGACTGCCTGGAGGGGTTAAAGAGCCTGCCGGACGGTTGCGTGGATTTATGCGTGACCGACCCGCCGTATGTGATAGGCAACCAGGGCGGCGGGTTCTGGAGCAAGGCGGCGGAGGGCAACCACTACAACGCACGGGGTACGCGCAAAGGCATGGAACGGCTGGGAGCCATCAAGGACGGATTCCCAGAGGATGTACTCGACGAGCTGTGCAGGGTGATGAAGTGGGTGAACATCTACATCTTCTGCTCACAGAAACAGCTGATGCCGCTGCTCGACTACTTCGTAACACGGCGCGGATGCAACTGGAACCTGCTCACGTGGCACAAGACCAACCCGATACCTGCGTGCGGCAACAAGTATCTGAGCGATACGGAGTACATTCTCTTCTTTCGAGAGAGGGGCGTGAGGATAGCGGGCTCGTATGCCACGAAGCGGACGTTCTACACGTCGCTGCGCAACCAGGAGGACAATGTGCGCTACCACCATCCGACGGTGAAGCCGCTGCCACTGGTGAGAAACCTGATCGTGAACAGTTGCCCGGTGGATGGGGTAGTACTCGACCCGTATATGGGGAGCGGAACGACGGCGGTGGCGGCTGTGATGGAGGGTAGGCGGTATATAGGGTATGAGATAGACGGCGAGTACTGCCGCGTGGCGATGGAGAGGATAGAGGCTGCTGTGATACAGCAACAGATCGAACAAGAACAACACAAAAACGGAAACGAAATAAAGACATGACAACGAAGAAGAAGGTTACGACGGAGATGATACTTGACGCGGCACCGGTGACTGACCGGGGCAGGGTGGGGGAGTGCGTGAAATACCTGAACGAGTGGGCTGAGAAGTTCGGCGTGACGAGCGACCTGCGAATGGCGCATCTGCTGGGGCAGCTGTGGTATGAGAGCGGCTGTCTGCGGCACGTGGAGGAGAACCTGAACTACTCGGCACAGGGGCTGATGAAGACGTGGCCGGGACGGTTCCGTACCGTCACGGAGGCGCAGCGGTATGCAAGGAAGCCGCAGGCGATAGCCAACCGCGTGTATGCCGGGCGAATGGGCAACGGCCCGGAGGCCAGCGGCGACGGGTGGCGGTTCCGTGGGCGCGGACTTATACAGCTGACAGGGAGAGAGAACTATCAGGCGTATGCCTACAGTGAGCATTGCAAGGGCGACCTGATGGCGCATCCGGAGTGGCTGGCGCAGTTTCCAGGGGCCATCAAGAGCGCGATGTGGTTCTGGCAGACAAGAGGGCTGAACGAGCTGGCCGACCGCGACGACGTGAAGGCCGTGACGCGACGCATCAACGGCGGGCTGAACGGGCTGGAGCAGCGGGAGTATATCACCATGAGGATGAAGCAGATGCTGGGGGTATGAGAGGGACTGCGGAATTACCGCAGCTTACTGAACGAGAACACAGACGACAACACAGACAATAACACAACTTTCCGATTAAGCGAGAGCCTTCCAAACTCGCTTGAAGATGGCCGAGCGTGAGGAAAGTCAATGTAAGGCATTAAACACAGAAATGAACGATGGCACGCAAGCGTAATGATGACGACGAGCAGGAGGTAAAACGGTTGATGACCGTCGAGGAAATCTACGAGAGCATCGAGGATCGGGTGGTGGCGTTCTGCCAGCAGTATATCTCACTGCCACGGCTGATAATGCCGTGCGAGGTGATGGATATCGGACAGCTGCGCGACGCGATGGGGCTGCGCGTGATGCCAGAGGGCGACGCATGGCAGGCTGCCGAGCAGATGCTGAAGGAGCACGGCATGATACTGCACAGGATGGGCAACATGCGGGTGATGTTCCTCCGCGAGCGAGACGACTTCATAGAGGCCGACGGCTGGACCGAGGCCGAGGAGGTGTAGGCCGCCGTGATACAGCAGCACACTGAACGATAATGACACAAACGCAAAAACGAGATAACGACAATGGCTAATTTCGCATACAACATTCCTGTGGAAGTGCAGCGCGGCATCGCCATGCACTTCGAGATGGACGTACCCATCGTGGACCTCGACCTGACGAAACCGCAGAAGACGCGCCTCACGCGGGTGAAGGCCATCTATATGGCATGGCTGAGTAATCCATACATCAATCCGCTGGAAATGTCGCGCTCGATGCTGAAGGCTGAGAGCAGCGAGAAGGGTAACCGCACCGACGCGGGTAACCTGCTGAACGCGGCAAAGAAGGACGTGGAGTGGTTTAAGTGGGTACAGAAGCACTACCTCGAACTGCCCTCGCGCAAGGAGCTGCAATACAAGGGGCTGCGCACTGCCGACGACATGATCATTGCAGGCAGGGAGGCGGGCAACTGGCTGACGGTGAACGACGGACTGAAGCAGATGTATAGGTTCGGCGGACTGGACCGCCCGGAGGAAGACCCGCAGCATGTGAACGATGCCGCCTACCAGGAGCTGATACCGACGACCGACGTGACCAAGGTAGATCCCGACCGCAAGCGCATCAGTGCCGCACGACGGAAGGAGCTGGCATCGAAGTGGGGCGCACACATTGACGAGCACGGCGTGCTGATAGACAAGGACGGAAAGGTGGTAGGCGGACAGCCGACGAAGGACGAGGAAACAGGAGCAGCGGAAATACAGCAGCCCACAGAACCAGACGAGGAGGAATAGGACATGGCAAGAAAGGGATTCAGCGACACGGACAGCGACGCCACGCTGGGGCGCATGCTGCCACTCTCGGGGCCTGCGGAAGACTACGACGAGGACGAGGACGGCGAGCGACAGGCACCCTCGCGGCGATATATCTACGAGAACGAGGCACAGTCGAAACGCCGCACCTACCGCTGCCGCGAGACCTACGAGGTGGCAGGGCGCGGTACGGGCAAGACCACCGACATAGCCGAGCACGTGAAGGAGGTGTCGATGCGCATACCCCGCTCTACCAACGTGTTCCTGGGCTGCAGCGTGAAGCAGCTCTACCTGAAGACGTGGCCCGCCGTGGTGAAGGGACTGGAGATGATGGGCATGGTGGAGGGACGCGACTTCATGCGCCAGCGACCGCCCGCAAAACTGCACTGGCCGATGCCGCTCTCGAAGCCCCGCTCATGGGAGAACGTAACTATCTTCCCCACGGGCGCGGCCTGGTATTCGATATCAATGGCAGTACGCGCCAGTGTGAACGGTATGACACTCTCGTCGGCAGCCAGCGACGAGACGCGCTATCTGCCTTTCCAGAAAATCAAGGAGGAACTGTTTCCTGCCCTGCGCCCCGAGCTGATAGCCAAGGGTAGCGGACTGACTGGCGACGGATTCCGCAATACCGCCAAGTACACCTTTGGCTACAACAAGGACTACAACCCACTGTATCTCTCGAAGTTCTTTGTCAGCGACCCTGCCATCACGCAGAAACAGGCCGTCTGGGAGCAGGAGGAGCTGAACCAGACCGTAGACATCAACCACGAGATAGACCTCATGCTGGCCGAAGCCGAGGAGATGCCCGAACTGTGGCACGTTGACGGGTTCCTAAAGCGCATCAACCAGCTCCGTTGCCAGAGTAAGATTTTCTTCCGTTTCAGTAGTCTTGCCAATATCGAGATACTGGGCGAGGACTGGTTCCGCGAGATGCGCCGCTCATTGCCCGACATCATGTACCGCATCCAGATACTCGGTCAGCGCAAGGGACTGGCCCGCGATGGGTACTATTGTAACTTCGATATCGACATCCACGGCTATCATCAGAGTGATATGGAGACGATGGACCGTCTGCTCTCCAACTACACCACCCACTACTCGCGCACTGGACTGGACCAGGCGCACAACCCTACTGAGATAGAGTACGAGGCCATCGACCTGCGGCGCACCGCCAAGGTCAGCGACTGCTCGCTGGACGTTGACCTGGACTACTCGCTTCCCATCCGGCTCGCCTTCGACTATAACGCCAACTTGAACTGCGCCGTGCTGGGTCAGTTGCGCCGCTTCGACGGACGCGAATCGCTCATGGTACTGAAGAGCATGTTCACCATGAACGAGCAGAAGATACGAGCCCTCTGCAAGAACATCTGCACTTACTACCGCCCGTTCATCGACCGTGGCGGCGACTTCATCTATTACTTCGACTCGACGGCAAAACAGGGAGCCTCGCTGGCCTACGCCGTGGAGGGAGCACAGGCGCAGAACTTCAACGATGTGGTCATCGAGGAGATGCGCCGCCACGGTGCCAGAGTCGTACCTGTTGACATCGGCGCACCCATGAAGCACAATCAGAAGTTCCAGATGATATGCGACGTATTCAGCTTCCAGCAGGGTCCCGCCGTGCGCATCAACGCCGACGAGGATCGCAACGAATACCTAATAACGGCCATGGAAAACTGCGCCACCGAGCAGACCGCCACCGGCATACGCAAATATAAGGGGGGTGAGAAATTAAAAGCCACCACCGAGGGTGCGGAAGGCGCGATTGACCCAAGAGTCAGAACCGACGTAACAGATGCCTTCGACACGCTGTTGATAGGCTGTAAATTCTATACCAACGGTGTCAGGGCCATCGGCGGCAGGCTGCGCGGAAGGTTTCAGAACTTGATTATTCCTCACTGAGTAGGGTAGGGCGGCAGCCTTTATCATTTATCATTTATCATTTAGCGAAGCGCCCTCTGCCCTTGATTAACCGCCTATCCGCGCATATCTTCACCTCAAAAATCCGACACAGAAATATGGCTAAGAATAAGAAAAACAGGAGCATGGGTTCGGGCAGCATCATCCACCGCCCGAAGACCTTCTCGGAATATCAGAAGCTCGACCGCTCGCTGCGGGAGCGCGGGTTTGTGGCACTCGACGTGCTCAACGGCAAGGTGCGTTCGCTCTCACTCGGCGACCGCGACCCGTCGGCCACTGAGGCGCAGTCGATGGCCACAGGCATGGGCTGTGGCTCGCTGAGCAACGGTCCGCTGTCGCAGGTGGCATGGTCGTTTGACAGCACCGACTCCATGCCGACCTCCGTCAGCGGACCCGACGGCAAACCCCTCGGTCGCGGCTATGTGAAGTGGGGGCCGAAGGACAATCTGCCCGGCGTCATCTACTCGTTGGCAAAGGCAAGCCCCTACACCTCTGCGCCGCTGCGCTACCTGGCCGACCTGGCCACGGGGCTGGGCGTAAGGCTGATGTACCACTTTGAGGACGACACCTACTGCGAGTTCAAGCACGCGGGCTACAACCTGCGGCTGCGCTATGACCAGGCACGACGGGGAGAGCAACAAGACGAGTACGGCGGCGACATGGCCATCGACCCCGCTGCCGCCCCCGGTGAAGATCCGCTGAAGCCCATCACCGAGATAGCCCCCGAGAACCGTCCGAAGAAGCGGCTGCAGGGCATCGGCCCCGACTACTGGGAGCAGGCCTACTACGAGTGGGAGCACACGTGGGAGGGCTACGACGAGACCGACGACGGCGGCATCACGCGCCACGTGCCAGGCGTGAAGCAGTTCCTGGAGGAGAACAACCTCGACCTACACCTCTCGCAGTGTATGCTCGACTTCATGTACTACGACCTCTTCTTCCCCACCGTCGGATTCGAGCAAGGCCGCAGTGGTCGCTGGGACCCGCGCATCGTGAAGATAAGTCAACTGAAAATCGTAGACGGCATCCGCTATGAGGCGATGTCGGAATACCGCCATATCCAGCACGTGTACTTCGGTGAGCGCTTCAGGGCGAAGAACATCGGCGAGCACCACACCATCGGCTCCAACGACGACAAGGTGAAGATGTACCCCGTCTGTGAGGCTACCGCCCGCGTCAGCGACATGCGCTACCTCGTATCGTCGAACCAGCGCACCCGCATCAATGCCCGTCCGACGTGGGCAGTCTGCCCCGTGTATTACGGTAATAAGAACTACTATCAACAGCCCGACTGGTGGAGCATTTTTACCTCGAAGGCTTACGATTTCTCCAGCACCATCCTCTACGACAAGGCCAAGCAGCGCGAGAACAACACCACTTTTGGTAGAATAATTTATTACAGTATTGATTATCTTGACCTCATTTTTGGAGACCTTGGAATTAGTGGCGACAAAGAAAAACAGCAGGAATTTATCGACAATCTCGATCAGAATGTAGAGGAATTTTTGCAGCACCGAGAGAACACCGGCAAGACCATGCGGCAATGGATGTGGATAGGACCGGACGGCAAGGAGCACCACAATGTGGAGATAGTTGATGTAAGGGAGACCATCAACGACGCGGTGAAGGCAGGCAAGGAGGAACTGGAACTATCGACCTCGCCCATGTTCCTTGCCTTTGGTGTTGACCCCCGCGACATCGGTGTGCCGATGGTCAGCGCCTCGAACGGCGGCACCGCCCTGCGCGAGATACGTCTGATGAAGCAGCAGCTGCTCAACGTGCGGCAGCGCATGTATTTGAAGTTCCTGTCCGATGTATTTGCATTTAATAGGTTCGACAGCCATTTAGAGCCAGTGGTCAAGCAAATGAGTTTTACGACCCTGGACCGTAACCCAACGGGAACTATTGAGACACTATCCGCCCAGGGGGCCTGACCATTTTCGTGACCTCACGAAAATGATAAAAAAAAGGAGGCTGACGCGCATGTCGGCCTCCTTTCGCTTACTCCTTATCCTCAAACAATTCGTCGAGCAAACCTTCCTTCTTCAGCCGCTCGTAGGCGCGGCGGTGCTTCTTGCGGAACTCCGCTTTCGTCTCACAGTAGCGGGCAGCGTTGGCGCAATCCTCCAGCAACAGCTTATTGTGCGGCACAGGCTTATTGGGATAGCATTCGGCTATCAGCCCTGCCGCCTTTACTATCTTGTACGCCTGGCTATAACGCTTGCGGAAGATGGCAGCGGTCTCACACTCTGGTATCACGGCGAGCGCACGCTCCAGCGTCCAGTATCCGCCGGGCTTCCTGCGGTGTTTCAGTCCGGAGCAGTATTTGCTGAACTGATGATTACCGCAAAGCTCTTCGTAAATCTCTGGCTCGTTCTCCTTGAAGTCCTCTACATATTCATAACGGCTAACGATTGTCCGTACAGCCTTGTCCTTATGCTCCTTCCTGACATTGCCGCCAAGCCCGCCGCCCCGCATCCGGTTCAGCATCTTCCATCCGTCAGCTCTATATTGCTTGATGTACTTGTCCTCCATCTTGCCCGCAGTTTCAGCGTCGAGCCAATCGGTCAGTTCCTTGTACTCGTAGCTTTCTCCGGTCTCTCGGCAATGCCGAAGCACGGGTGATACTTTCTTGTGCGAGTATTTGTGCAGATGCTCATTCTTCCGCCGTTTCACATCGTCGGTCAGCCCCACATAGGCATACCCATCTTTGAACGTATAGACATACACCTTGCGCTTATTCCATTTATTCTCGACCTCCATGTGACTGCAAATGTCATCAAGCCAGCCTTCTTTGAAAGCGCGGTTGTAAGTGTATCTGCTCCCATGCTGGAACTCGCCTCTCGTCTTGTAGCCCAAAGCAATGACGTGGCAATAGCCTTTTGAGTAGAACTCTTTAGGTCGCCTCACTTCTTTCATGTGACTACAGATGTCATCCATGATACCTCGCCTGTGGGCAGTAAGATATGCGCCCGCATCTCCCCTACGAAACTCGTCTCTCGTATTGTATTCCGAAGCGATGTCCTTCAGTTCTTCGTCTGTGTAGTCAGTATGGAAATGCCGCTTCATGTGACCACAAAACTCCTCCAGCTTGCCTCGGCGCACGATAGCAAAATAAGGATATCTCTGTTCCTTCCTGAACAGTTTCAGATCGTCGTACCCACTGGCTATCTCAATGAGTTCTTCGTCGGCATAGTCGGGGTGCATATTCCGCTTCATGTGCCCGCATAGTTCATCAAGCATTCCCCTGCGTTGAATGGCGGCGTAGACTTTTTTCTGTTCCCGCCTGAACAAGGTCAGGTCATCGTAGCTATTGGCGACAGCAGCCATCCCCTCTAAATCGTGATGATTTACTTTCTCCTTCATGTGCCCGCATAGCTCTTTTATTAGTCCTCGTTTACTCATCTGATTGTAGGCTGACGGTTCCTTTTTACGAAACTCTGCCTTATCATCATAGCCCGATGCTATCTTGGCCAGCTCCTCGTAGGAATATTTATATCCTCCTTTCTTTGCCATACGCTCTACTCCTTTCCTTATTATACTTCCACTTCCTTGCCCTCGGCCATCATCGCAAACGGGCGGAGCATCTTCAGGTGTTCGTTCACCACGCGCAGGAATATCGTGATGTCGTCGGTCTTGAACTCCAGCTCGTCCATGCCGCTGGTCTTGATCATCTGCTGCTTGGCCAGCTCCATCAGCCCCACGATCTGAGTCGTGGCGTCGAGCATCAGCTCCAGGTCGGTCTCATACGGACTGTCCTCGAAATAGCTGGTGATGGCCTTCACCGCCTCGTTCACCTTCTGCTGGTTCTCCAGCATCTTCTTCATGTTGTTACTCATAATACTTCTAAGATTTGACAATTAAAAACTGCACTACGCGCTGTCAGGCTCTTAGAAGCAGATGCCTTGGGGTGGTTATCCCATACCCCACGCGGTGCAGTTATTCCTTTTATTTAATATAAATGTACCTCCACAGTACGGGCACAAAAAATGCCGCTCGGCGCGGCTCTCTTCATGCCGCTTCTAAGATTTGACGCTGCAAAGATAAGCATCATTTCCGAACCGCGCAAGCATTTCGGGAGAAAAATTTTCGTCGTCCGTCAGTTCAAGGAATTGTTTCATACGTTCTCACTGCTCCAAAAGTTCGGGATTATCGTGGATGTTGCCGATAACCTCCATGAACGATGGCTTGTGAAACATCGGCCCGCAACCGTGACCACGGAACGAGAATCCGTTTGTGATGTCTGACCAAACGACCTCTTGCACATACCTGCAGCCATTCATTTCGGTAGCCATCACGTCGCCCTCATATATCTCCTGCCCGTTCTTGTCCTTCTGCCCCGTGTACTCGCCGCGCGTCTCGGGGTCAATCTCGTAGTCGTCCCACGACTTGCCCTCGGCAAACTCGTCGGGACAGACGAAGTGTGCGCCCCGGTTCTGCAAATAAAAACCATACAGCCACACACCGTTCTTGCGGTTAAAACCGCGAAACTTACTCTCTCTCATATTGCTCTATTGCTCTGTTTGTTTTATCGTTCTTTCATCGCAGCACTACGCCGCAATCTATTCTCCGTTTCTCCTGCTCGAAGTATCGCAGCTGTTCTATCGTGGTCTGGCTTATCCATTCCTCGCAATACTTGTGATACTTCGGGTGGTTGTTGCGTCTGAACCGCTCGGTCAGGTAGTCGTGCAGCTGCTGACGGTAAAACGCCAGCCGTCTGACTCGCCGGCATCGTTCTTCGTTCGTCTCCGACAAGTACTTGTACTCGTTCATAAATTCATCCACCAGTCCCATACGCTCAGTCCTCCTGCTCCTTCTTGACCACCTCCATGTATTTCACGTTCAGCACATAGATACTGCCGTCGCTGTCCATCTTCACGTCGGCGATGTAGCCGTGACTGCGGCTAAAACCAAGGGATGTCACGACGCCCGTGCAGCCTTTCTTTGATGCGATATCACAGACCACCCTGTCGCCTGCCTTCATCTGGTGCCACTTCTCATAGCCTTCAAGCAGCCTGGTCCAATCCTCGGCCCAATAGCGCACAGCCTGCCATACGTCACGCTCACTGGCGGCGTCGAATCGACTCATCCATTCAAACACGGCTTGTCTCACTTCGTCGCGCAGGAAAAGCATCATCTGATTGAAGGCGGGCTTACTCTCGCCATCCCTGTGTCCGAACAGGCGCACCCTGACGGCTTGCGGCAGGTCGGCGGAGCCGGGCGCCAACCTTGTTATCTTCACTCGCTCCGTGCCCGGTCCGTAGCATTCTTCCAGTGCCATCACCTTTCCCAGCACAGTCATGTAAGAGTCCGTGCCACCGCAGTCCACCGTCTGGCCTTTCTCGTTCATCACATACTCGAAGTCCGAGGTGTTGTCGCAGTACACGTAGAGCGTCTGCTCGCTCGTGGTCGAGTCGTTGTTGTCGTAGCGGATTTCCGCCTTGTAAAATGCTCTTGACATAATCGTATCGTTTATTTTTGTTCCATAGCCGCTCACTCCTCCTTCTTCTGTTTCTCATACTCTTCCACCAGTCCGCCCGGCTCGCGGTCGAAACAGGTGCAGAAGCCGCGCTCGCTGATAAGGTTGTTCATCTTCAGCGCTTCGGCGAGCATGGTTATCTGCCGTTTCTGGATGACACACTCCAGTTCCAGTGCCTTCAACTTGTCGCGCAACTCCTGGTAGCCCGTCATGTCGGGCGGTGCAACCGTCTGCAGCCCGGCCACCTTGGCCTTCATGGGCATAATCTCCACGGCGCGGTGCTGCTCTCCCTTCGCGTCCTGCCACATCCACGACCACGCGATGCCGGGTCGCCCCTTGCGCTGCAGTATCACGTCCCCCAGCTCCTGCTGCAGGCCGTCGATGAACTCCTGCTGCTTGTCCTTGTCGCCGACGGTGCCATTGTCGGCAAACACCATGTCGAGGTAGTCCAGGCTCAAGTAGGCCACGTAGCTGCCCGGCTCGTTCTCCATTGCCACCGCCTCAGTCTGCGGCTCGTGTTTCAAGATGTCGTTCTTCTCCATAATCCTTGCAAAAAATATCGGCCACACTCGCGGCGGTGTCAAGTCCTCTGTGCGATTTGGACTCCGGGAGGCTTTCGCTGTTCCCGACGCTGGCGGTGTGGCCGATGGGTAAGTATTATCTGTAATTATGGCAAACATAAATGCCGCTTTGGTGAGGACGGCATGGCCGCACAGATGCTTTAACAGGTGCAAAGATATGCAAAGTTTTCGGGAAAGCAAAGCAAAGTGAAGTTAATTTACGCAAATCGTGCGGATTTTGCGGACGCTCCCTGCCCTTGCACCCCGCAGCCCCGCACCCTATCTTGCGGGCATGAAACTGACAGATACTATCAAGAAATTCTTCCGACGTAAGGCTGCCACCCAGACCCATCAGCAGAAGGGGCAGGGGGTGGAGCCTGTTCCCCTCCGCATCGAGGGCACTAAGCCCGCACCGCTCACCCCAGAGCCCGACGACGCGGAACTGGCGGCACAGGCGCTGCTGGAAAACATGGCCAACCCTCACCCAGCCTCCCCGAGGGAAGGAGAGAAAGAGGCTCCCCCCTCGGGGGATGAGAGGGGGGCTTCCTACTACCACGCCCTCGCCAATCGCATCCGCACCGCCCGCAGCGCCGAGGCACGCCTCACGATGCGCCTGCTGGCCTCCGTAGAGGAGCAGCTGGCGGAGCCGACAGCGCTGTATAAGGGCCAGTGGGGCGACACGGAGCGGAAGTTGTACCGCGCTATGGACGTGGCCGAGCGCGAGGGCGGCGAGCTGCACCGTCGATGGCAGCACTGCCTGGCCGAAGTTCTTGTGCGACAGATGGAGGAGGAGGAGAGGGAAAACGAAGAAGCCGATGCAGCATTGACCCGCCAACCCAATATACCATCGACCCACCAACCCGAAGAGACAACAATCATTTAAGGTTATAACAATATGATGTACAAATTATTGCCATCCGCCCGCCGCGAGACTCGCAGGTAAAAAGGATTTTTAATTAAACGTATCAGGATGCAGCCGACCGCGACGGTCCGCTGCATCCGCTTTTTATATGTCTCTGCTTCTGTCTCGCATTGTCCCTGACTTCACCGAGCGCAGGCAGCGGCTCGACATATTCACCGAAAGCACGCTTTCGTGCCCATCGCTCCCGCCCGCTCTGCCCTTGATTCCGGCCCCTCCGCGCTCTATCTTCCCCACAAAAAAAAGGAGTAAATACGATGGACCTCATATCTGAGATGCAAGGCGCCAGCTGGATAGGCGACAAGTACGGCGACAAAGTACTGTCGTGGAAATGGAACTGGCACGACGACCACATCATGCGGTGGATAAACAATTTCCAGAAGATTGCCCACGACCGCACGATGGATAACTACGGACGAGTAATCAACGAGCGCAGCGGACAGCTCAGGCGATCGCTGCAGTGGATGACCTTCGCCGCCAGCGGGGGCGACGAGCAGGTGTTCCGCGCCCGCTACATCTACTACGCCAAGTTTCTGGAGCTCGGCGTCGGTTTCAACAACCCCTATAACGGTCCCGTGCCCGCCATCCCGCATAAGAAGTGGAAGCCCATTGCCATCCCAACCCGCAAGATGAAGGGTCGCCCGCATGTAGTGGCCGAGATGCGCACGCAGGCCAAACACTTCGCCGCCTACGCCACGAAGTATTTCTCCTTCGCCGGACTGGTGTATATGGTCTTCTCGGCAGGCGACACCGTCGAGGGGCGCAACGCCATCAACCGCGCCCTCTTCTGGGCCAGTACCCGCGACAAGGTTTCACGATAATATAAGGACAACGCAAAAACACAACATACGATTATGGCATCCAGACACGAAATTATCAGCATCGACTTCCGCGCCAACGCCGCCAAGGCCAACCCTGCCATGGACGCGCTGCGCGAATCGGCCAAGAGCATGCGCACTGAGGTTGAGAAGACCAAGACTGCCATCAGCGACGGCATCAAGACGGGCAAGTCGCAGGAAGAACTCGACAAGCTCGGCGCGAAGCTGAGAACGCAGGAACGGGAACTTAAATCATTCGAGACCGCGATGAACACGCTCGCCAAGGGTGTGACCACCCTCTCGCGTGCCATCGACGCCTTCAACACAGGCACGCTCGACCAGATGAGCGCCGCCTTTCAGAAGGCATCCTATAATGCCGCCGAGAACGCGAAGAAGGCACTGCTGCCCGGCACAAAGGACTACCAGAAGAACATGGCGGAGCTGGACGCCCTGCAGCAGAAGAACCTGGAGAACCTGGCGAAGTATAAGTTGCGCACCGAGCAGATGTTGCAGTCTATCGGGAAAGAGGGCAGTAAGATCTCGTCGCAGGACCTGAAGCAGGAGGCCGACGGCATACAGGAGCTGATGCGACTGCTGCCCCACATGAGCCACGAGTGGCTGGAGTATAACGACATACTGAAGCAGGTAAATGCCGCCATCAAGCAGCAGACCGATGACGAGAGGCGCCTGACGGGTGCCATCGTGGATGCCAACGATGCCCGCGAGCGCAGCAGCCAGCTCACCCGCAAGGGGGTGGAGGAAGCCGCCCGTCAGCGCAAGGAGGCCGAGGCGGAGGTGAAACAGCGCACCGAGAACATCGCCGCACTGAAGGCCGAGCGCGACGAGAAGGCCAAGCAGGTGTCGATAGACGCTGCCAACGCCATCGCCAAGGACAAGGAGGTGGAGAAACAGCGCAAGGTGGTGGCCGCTATCCAGGACCGCATCGACAACGAGAAGAAGGATGCCGAACGCAAGCAGAAGAATATAGACAAGCTGAACCAGGAGGCGACCGCCTACGAGAACAACGCCAAGAGCTTCCGCGAGGCTGCCGAGACGATGAAGACCGAGGTCAAGGGGATTGACGACGAACTGAAGCAGGTGAATGAAGAACTCGCCAAGATGAGCACGTCGGCAGGTCCTGCCGCTGCCGGTGCGTCTGCGGATAAAGTTAGTGCCGCCAAAGAGAAGGAGGCACAGTCTACCGACAAGAGTGCCGAAGCCGCCAAGAAGGAACAGCAGACCTCTAAGGATTCAGCAGCCGCCAAGAAGGAAGAGACCAAAGCCACGGAGGAAAACACCGCTGCCAAGGAGAAGGAGGTGAAGGCCGGCGAGACTGCCGCTAAAGCTGCAGAGAACGAAAAGGTAACAGTGGAGTCGCTGATAAAGCGCAACGACGAACTGAAGATAAAGATAGCTGCGCTCAACGAGGAACGCAAGCAGATGCTCGCCACGCAGGAGAAGAACGCCGCTGCCGTCAAGGAGGAAGCCAACGCCTACAAAGACCTGAGTAAGGAGCAGGCGCAGGCCATGCTCGACCAGAAGCAGCAGCTGGCCACCTTTAAGAAAGAGGGTGAGAAGTGGCAAATAGGCAACCGCGAAGAGGCACAGCGGTATCTCTTCGACGCGCTGGGAGAAATCAACCCCGCCAACATGGGCAAGACCATCATGTCTATCGAGAGCAGTCCGGAGAAAATCAGTCAGCTGCTGGGCAAGTTCCAGGAGCGTTACGGCATAGAGGGAGAGGGTGAGGCAATGGCTGCCGTCAGGGAACTTATGTCGGGCGGTGGACTGGTAAAGAGCGGCTTCATGAATAAGTTCTTCATGAACGTCGAGGAGAACGTGCCGAAGGTTGCCGCCTATAGCAAGGAGATAAAAGACCTGACCGCCGTTATCAACGGTGAGGTGAAGGCCGTGGAGGAGGATACAGAGAAGAAACGCACCCTCGCCGACGTGGAAGCAGAACTCGAAGCGGCGCAGAAGGAGTCGCACGACATCTCCATACAGACCATGAAGATGAGGAACGGCCAAGCGGCTGCCACTGAAGGGCTGACGCAGAAGACCGTTAGGCTCACCGACGCGCAGAAGGAGCGCATCGCGACTATCAAAGCTGAGACAGAGGCTGTCAGGCAGATGAGTCAGGAGGAAGCCAAAGCCGCCCTCGAAGAAGCCAAGAAGGTTTCGACCGTGGGCTACAAGGCTGGCAAGTTGCACATGTCGGACCCAGAGGAGGTGCAGCAGTTCCTGATTGGCAAGATGAGAACGATTGGCAAGATCAAGAACGACAACGGTTCCCTCTCGCTGGCTGGCAGTCAGGTGGATGCCCTGGTGTCTGCTTTCCAGCAGCGATACGGTTGGAAGGATGACAAGACCAATGCCAAGGCGCTGCTCAAAAAAATCCTGCAAGGCAAGGACGGTATGTTCATGGGCGGCGACGTAGACCTTAGTGCCGATGTGGGCTCTGTCCATATCCAGTATGTCAAGGATATTTACGATGCCCGTATTGAGAAAGCAAAGGCGCTCGTCGATGTGAGCAAGGGTGTGAAGCAGGCCACCGACGAGGTGAGCGATGCCACCCGTCGCGGAGCCGATGCCGCCAAGGATGCCACCGAGGCCACGAAGGACCAGACCGACGCCATAAAGGCACAGGAGGCAGAGGTGATGCGCCGCAAGGCAGCCCTCGACAAGATGAACGAGGAATATGAGCAGGCTGACAAAAAGCTGAAAGATATGCGGCAGCGCTATGCCAGCCTGCCCAGTAGCGGTACTGACGCCGCCCTCGCCAAGGCTCAACTGAAGGACGAGATTGACGACTACAACGAGAACGTGGTCAAGAAGGCAAGAGCCGACAAGAACCGTCTGAAGAAGCTCTGGGAGAAGTCGGTAAGTGACCTGACGAAGATGATGGGCATATCCACTGAGGAGACCCAGAAATCGACCGCCGCCCAGAACCAGGAGACGGAGGCTGTAGAGAAAGGCGCCAAGAGCCGTGGCCGCAAAAAGAAGACCTTGGAGGACACCACCAAGGCCGTGAAGGAGGAAGCCAACGCCGAGGGTGATGCCGCCAAGCAGCAGGAGCAGTTGAGCGAGCAAGACCAGAAGCGCATCGCCCTGGAGCAGAAGAAACAGGAGCTGGAGGCTAAGCGCGGACAGAAGATTGACGAGATAACCAAGAAGGAAGAGGCTGCCGCCGCTGCCGATGTACGCGCCAATAACAACCGCAGCGAAGCCCGTCAGATGACCGAAGAACTCTCACAGGCCCACGGTAAGAATGCCGACGCTCTGGATAAGGAGAGTGAGAAGCTGAAGAAGTCTGAGTTCGAGCAAGGCAAACTGAACGACAAGGTGAACGAGGGTCGCAAGGCGTTGGCAGAATATGACCAGAAGATTGACGATAACGCCGAGAAGCGACTGGAGTCCCAGAAGAAGCAAGTTCAGGCACAGCGGCTCACCATCGACACCATGACCGAGGCTGTCAAGGTGCTCGAAGCCAGGAACCGCGCCATCGAGCCCGAGAGCGAGGAGTGGGTCAAGAATGCCCGACTCATACGCCAGTATCAGGCAGAGCTCGACCGCCTGAAGCAGCAGCCCGTGCTCGACATGATGACCCAGCGCATGGGTAACATCCGCAATCTCTCTGCCGACGCCCTGCAAGAGACGAAGAAGTTCTGGCAGGGAATGATAACCGGCGCCGAGCACGGCAGCACGGAACTGAAGGAATATGAGCGCAACCTGGAGAAGGTTGCCAAGGAGGAGGAGAAACGCCGCCAGGAGATACAGGCCCCGATGCGCAAGCGCCTGAACAACCTGGAAAAGCTATCTACCGCCGACCTTGCCGAGACAAAGCGCTACTGGGAGACCGTGCGCGACGGTGTCAGCCAGACATCTGCAGCCTACAAGAAAGCCGAGTTGGCCGTCAAGGCACTCACCAACGAGGAGAACCGCCGCAAGGCAAACATCCAGGCACAGTACATTAACGAGCAGATGCGCGACCTGAACAACCTCTCCACCGCTGGACTGACCGAGGTGAAGCGCTACTGGCAGGCTATGGCCGACGGTGCCAAGCGCGGAAGCGACGAAGCACGCGATGCCGAGGCAGCCTTGAAACGCATCAACGATATAGAGAGCGAGCGCCGCCGCACTGCCGACAAGCAGCAGGTGCGCACACTGTTCGGCGACCTGAGCAAGAAGAACGGCGAGGATATACGTGCCGCTATCGAGGCAGGCCGTCGGCTAATCGATACCTACGACTCCGGCGGTCCTGCTGCCAGGCGCCTGTCGCAGGCCATCCTCGATGCAGAGGAGCACCTGAAGCAGTACGGCATAGAGGCAGAGCGAAGCGCACGCCGCGAGGCGCAGGCTTTGGAGGAAGCCGCACAGCGCCGCAAGGAACAGGACCAGCTGATGCGCCAGCAGCTCGACCAAGGCACGTCTCTCTCGGAGTCGGCGCTGAAGACACAGCAGCAGTACTGGCAGCGGCTCATTGACGATCCCAAGACCGCCAAGGAGAGTCTGGCAGGCTACCGCTACGAACTGGAGCGCACCATCGCTCTGCAGGAGCAGCAGGCATCCGTCACCCGCGAAGAGCGTGCCGCCCGCTTGAACGGCAACCTGAGAGACTACAGCACCGCCGAAATTCGCGAGGCTATCGAGGCCGCCAAGCAGTTGGCTGCATCGTATAAGTCGGGTAGCACCGAAGCTACGGAGCTAACAAAGAAGATTGTCGCCGCCGAGGAACACCTTAACAAATATAGTATAGAGATCGCCCGCAAGGCGAAGAAGGATGCCGACGAGCTGCAGGAACAACAGGCGACGCTGGCAAAGTCGCAGACTGGCGGGTTTGACGGTGCCAGCATGGACCAGCTCGACGAAGCCATCAAGCGCCTGAAAGCGTATAGAGCTCTCATTGAGAATCCATCTACCAGCGGCAAAGGCACGTTTGACGACGTGACCGCAGAGATAGAGAAACTCACCGCCCAGCTCGACGCACTGAAGGGCAAGACCGACAAGGCGAAGGCTGCCTTTGAGAATGCAGACGCGGTGATAGCACGGTTCAGCGAGCACATGAAAGGCACGGTGGTCACCACGTCGGGGCAGTCGATTGACGAGCAGCTGAGCCAGCATGTGTCGGTGTTTGATGACAACATCAAAGAGGCAACCGAAGACATAGACCGCTGGGAGAAGGAAGTAAAGAAAGCCGAGGAAAGGCTTGCCTCGCTTGAAGCCCAGCGCGATAAGTTGTCAGAGAAAGTAAGGAACCGTTCTTCTCTTGGCCGCGCCATGTTTGGCGATAGCGACAGAAAGAAGATGCGCAAACTCAATGACGAGATTGAGGGGGATGAAGACCACCGTGTGGGTGCAAGGGAACTGGTGACCATGAACAAATGGTATCTTGACAGTGCCAAAGAACGGCTCGACTACTACAAGCAGCAGAAGGCCGAAGCCCTCGGACTGGTGGAGGTAGAGGAGCAGGTGCAGAAGGCCCGCCGCATGACCCGCGAGGAGATGCAGGAGGGTATCAAGGTGCTGGAGGCCGAGGCGATGGCTCAGGACCGCTCTACCGCCGACGGGCAGAAACGGTGGGAGGAGCTGCGCAAGACCATCGGCGAGATGAACAAGGAGCTGAAGGAGGCCACGGGCGAGTGGATGAAGCTGGCCGACGCGCAGAAGATTGCCGATGGCGCTGGCAAGAAAGGATTTGCCGCCAGTGCGCAAGAGATACAGCAGGCCACGCAGGCATTGGAGCGCCGCCGCGAGGAACTGATACGCCAGATAAGGGCCGAGCGCGACCTGGACAACGCCGTGGACGCTCAGGAGAAGGAACTCGACGACCTGACGAAGAAGCTGCGCTCGCTGAAGTTCGAGCAAGACAACGTCAACATGTCGCAGGAGAAGATGCGGACGCTGATAGAGACACCCGCCAACGCCGTGAACCTCGACGAGCTGCGGGCCGCCATCAAACGCGCCGACGGACAACTGCGCCAGATGCAGGACTCGCTCGGTCAGAACAGCGACGAATATAAGCGTTTCGCCGAGCAGGTGCGCAACGCCAAGAACGTGATGAAGGAGATGGAGGGTCAGGCCAAGGCCAGCGCCACCGCATGGGAGAAAGCCTTCAGCCGCCTGAAGACCTATGTCGTGATGTATATGGGCTTCAATGAACTGTGGCAGAAAGTATCTGGCACGCTGGGCGACTTGATGCAACTCTCCGACCGCATGGGCGAGGTGGGCAAGACCACGCAGATGACCGCCGAACAGGTAGGCAGGCTGACGGACAGACTGCGAGACCTTGATACGAGGACTACATTGGTAGCTCTGACCGAGTTGAGTGCCAAGGCCGGACAGCTGGGTTTGAAGACTGAGGAGGACATACTGGGCTTCACCGAGGCTGCCAATAAGATGCTTGTCGCCCTGCCTGAAATGGGAGCCGACGGTGCCACGCAGATGATGAAGGTGGCTCTGGCTACGGGCGAGGTGAACAGGATTAAGAAGGATATGGACAAGGGACTGATAGAGGGCAGCAGCGCAACGGCTGTGGCTATGGAGAAAATCGCTTCGACCATCGACCAACTGCGTGCCAACTCAGCCGCCGCCGCTCCACAGATTACGGACTTCGTAAAACGTGTGGGAGCCGTGGGTGCTCAGAGCGGCATCACCATCGACCAGGTGGCAGCCCTCGGTTCTACGGTTGATGCCCTTGGTATGAGAGTCGAGATGTCGGCCACGGCCCTGTCGCGAATGATTCCCGCCATCAGGAATAACGCCTTCGAGGTGGCCAAGGCTATCGGCATGGCTCCCGAGGCCCTGCGCAAGATGTTCGACGAGGCAGGCGGCGGCATGAACGCCATGCTTGCCATCTTCCAGCACATCAAGGATGCGGGCATGAACCCCGACGACATTGAGAAGATGCTGGGCATGGGCGGTATGCAGGACATCATGAAGGACTTGAACCAGCAGGGAGCACGCGCCGGTATCGTGTTCGCCGGACTGTCGCAGAACGTCGATGTGCTGCGCCAGCATCTGGGTATAGCCGCCGAAGCCTATGAGGAGAATGTTGCCATACAGCAGGAGTACGACCGTATGAGCGAGACGACCGCCGCCAAGTGGGAGCGACTGAAGAACCAGTTCGAGGAGATGTGGGTAGGCACGTCGGCAAATAATGCGCTGGGCGGCGTGATTGACGCCCTGCGCGTCATCGTTGACCTGATAAGCGGACCGCTCAACACGGCATTCAACTCTACCGTCATTTCCGTAGTTGCCATCAAGAGCGGACTGACCAGCATACCGGCGGCAGCGGGCAGCGTGTTCGACTACCTGAAAGAGAGCGCCCAGAAAGCTGCCGCAGATTTGGAAAAAGCAGCCAACGCCACCGATGCTATATCGGATGCGGCAGAGGGCGTGGGAGAAGCTGCCGACGTGGTGGGCGATATGGGCGACGCACTGAGCGACGCCAAGGAGGCGGGCGAACAGGCTGGCGAGGCCGTGGAGTCGGCCACGGGAGCCATCTCCGGCATGGGTGCCGCATCGAAGGTGAGTATCTTCAGCATCAACGGACTGAAAACGGCATGGAAAGGTCTCGACACGACGATGAAGGCCAACATCATCGTGGCCGTCATCGCCCTGCTCTATACGTTGGGCAAGGCGATATACGACATTGTAACCAGTGTGGACGCAGAGAAGAAGGCACTGGCCGAAGCCAATCAGGAGGCCGACAGGGCTACGGAGAAGCTGGGTGTGTACTTCGACCATCTGAAGGACACCACGGCGGAACTGGATGCTGCCAGGAAAGCCACCGAAGGGATGACCGCCGGAACGGACAAAGCCACCGAGGCGGAAATCCGCATGACGAAAGCCACCGACAACCACCGTACCGCCATAGCCAACATCAATCAGAACTACAGCAAGTACCTGGGCTTCATGCTCACGGAGTACGACCGCGCTGAGATGGTGGCCGCTGCCCACAACAAGATTGCCGCTGCCATCCGCCGCGAGATACTGATGAAGCAGAAGCAGGCATCTATCGAAGAGAACGAAAAGAAACACCAGGACGACCTGAGCGACGACTGGGCAAAAATCGTGAGCCAGATGACCGAGGACGACCGCATGACGGGCGATCAGGCCGCCAGCGCACGACTGGCCTTCAGGAAGATGTTGTCGAAGAGTTACACCACCAATGCCAATGGTGACCTCGTGGCCAGCGACCAGCTGAAGAAAGATCTCGGCTCGCTCTATAACGACAATGCCTCGCTCGAACAGCTGACTGCCGTATGGATGGCTCGCTACCTGCAACAGAACTACGGGCTGAACCGCAATGCCATCAAGGACATTACCGGTATCGACTACTACAAGAGCGACTACGGCATGAGCAAGGGGCGATACATCTGGACTACCTCGAAAGAACTTTGGGGCAACAACCTTCGTGGCGACTACCTGGAGGAGTACTTCGACATGCAGCGTGAGAATGCCAAGACGGGCAGGCTCTATCAGGAAGACCTCGGAGCTACGGAGGAAGACCTGAAAGAATCGACCACTACTATCGTCGGCCAGTTGAAAGATAATATCAACGCACAGATTTCACTGCTACGGCAGAGCGACCTGTCGGCCAAGGAGCGCAACGATGCCTATGCCGAACTGGCCCGTGCGCTGGAGGGAGTGAACGAGAACGTGGACGAACTGGAAACGGCAGAGCAGCAGCAGACCAAGCAGTTTGTGACCGACGTGCTGGAGAAGAACAAGAAGTTCATCGACAGCAGCCGCCTGCAGAGGGCACGCGACAAGATACAGCAGGGCTTCGATGCTTTCAGCACGCTCGATACTGAGACGAACAACATCTGGGGCAACCGTCTTCCAGCCGAGAGTACCGACTGGAAGAACATGACGGCTGAACAGCTGGTGAACCGTCGCAAGCAGATGAAGGACTTCGTCAACGCCATCCAGACTGATACCGACGTGAAGGCTGTATTGGCAGAGGACAAGGCTCTGAAGAAAGCCATCGAGGCGGGTATGTCGAGCGACATGCGCACGGTCATCGAGTGGTACAACACTGAGCGCCTGAAGATTCAGGACGAGCTTCACGCCCGCCACCTGACGAACACCGGCGACTGGAAGGATCCAAAACAACAGCGGGCGGCCAAGAAACAGTGGCACGACGAGATAGATGCCTACCTGCACGAGCTGGATGCCTACTACACGGAGCGCAAAACGCGCATAGAGCAGGCCCGCAACGACGAGGAGATAACCGAGGGCGAGGCGTGGCGGCGCACCATTCAGAACGAAAACGAGTGGCAGACGCGACGCGCCGAACTGCAGAAGATATATGCCGACAAGAGCGGCGAGGTGACGAAGGAAGAGATGGATGCCATCTACCGTATCATCAGCGAGCGCACAGGCGACACGGTGGAGTTCGTCAGAGGCACGGTGGCCAGGACCAACAAGTTTGCCAAGGACATCGCCAAGACGGGCGAGAAGGGGGCGGCTATGATCCACAAGTGGGAGTCGGACATGGACCTCAGTGCGGAGCGTAGCTTCCTGAAGGCTGCCCAGGCCATCGGAAAGCAGATGAAGTTCATCGAGGACACGCTGGCCAAGGAGCGACCATACGACGGCATCACGAAGAACCTGCAGGACAACCTCGACAAGATGGGTGTGCTGGCCGCCAAGTACCGACGCGAGAACGAGGAACTGGCACGGCAGGGCAAGGAGCCGAAATACTCCAACGAGCAGATAACCGCCCAGAGCTACGACGAGATGGCCTTCTATCTGCGGCAGGCCGCCGACGCCTACTCGATAGACATCGACGAACTGCTGCGCCGCATGGTGAAGGAGGGCATGACCGCCACCGCCGAGGAAATCAGCAAGAGCGACATGCTGAAGCAGGCCGTGATGGGACAGCTGCGCAAGACATATCAGGAGGTGCAGGACGCGGTGAAGAAGGAGGCGAGCCAGATCAAGAAGGACGTGGAAATCATCTGGAACGACGACGCCCGTGGCATCGGCGGCATGTCGATGAAGGCCACCTTCGATAAGGCACTGGCACAGCTTGGCATGCAGCAGGACTCGGTGAGCCGCGCCAACAGTCTGATAGGTGCCGGGGCGGCGAGCGACAACGTGGCCTCGCGACTGGCCATGAAGCAGATAGAGGTGCAGATGCGGATGCAGAAGGCACAGTACGACATGTACCGCGTGCAGGCCAACCAGCGCATGGCGGCGCTGAAGGCGGAAGCGGAAGAGCATCGTAGGCTGGCGAAACAGATGGAGAAAGAGAACCATCTGGCAGAGAGCAAGCGCGAGTTGCTGATGGCGACGAACGCCGAGCGCGACGCTGAGAACGTGCGCCTCTCGCTGGGGCTGACGCTGGCCGAGGAAACGAAGAAGCAGGAGCAGCAGAAAGCCGAGCTGCTGAAGATTCAGGAGGAGAGCCAGAACCGCCTCTATACGTCGCTGCGCGAGTGGGCCGACCTGCTGACGAGCTCGCTGCAGGGCGTCTTCGAGGCCAGCCATGCGGGGGATGCCGAATACTACAATGAGCTGGCGAAGTTGAACCTGACCGGCAAAGGCGGGCCAGGAGCAGGTACCTACGTCGTCATCGACGATGCGGGAACCAGCGATGCCAAGGCTCATTATGAATACCTCGACGAGCGGCAGGCACTGGAGCGGCAGCACGAAATCGAAGTGCAGAACGCACAGGCGGAAGCGTGGCGCAAACTGATGGATGACTTGAACAAGAAGATGAGCGAAACCATCACCGACCAGATCAACGCCATGTTGCAGAACCAGAGTATTGATGCGAACACGCAGGCTGTGATAGCCAACACACAGGCGCTGTGGGCACAGGTGGGACAGGGCGCATCAACCGGCTTCACCGACGCAAGCCAGTTGAAGCGCGACGAGAACGGCTTTGCCCTCGACGGCAGCGGGCAGATAATCGCCCCCATCCAGCCGACGGAACCTGCCCAGACGGAGCAGCCGACGTCATACTGGCCTATAGGAGACACAGAGCAGAAGCCGATGTGGACGGCGACCGACCCCGCCAACACCGCTGCCACGGATGCCAACACGCAGGCCGTGAATGCACTGACTCAGGCACTGGGCGGTCAGGCTCCAGCCGCTTCTACGCCAGCAGACGTTCCCGCAGCACCGGCACTGGCTCCCGCAGGCGGCGAGACTGCCGACGGCGTGTTCCTGCAGAAGCCTTTCTTCCAGATGACCGAGGAGGAGAAGGCTCAGGCTATGACCGCCATCGGCGAGTTGTGGCAGGCTTACAACGAGGGAGGCGTGGAAGCCATGACACAGATGGCTGCCTCACTGGCTGAGATACCGGGCGTGGTGCTACCGCCGTGGCAGATACGCGAGGACGAACTGGAGGCGGTGATGGAGCGCATGGGCACGCTGTGGCAGAGCTATGCCGATCAGGGCATTGCCGCCATGCAGCAGATGAGCGACGCAATGGCTGAGATGCCGAACAAGATTCCCGACCCGACGCAGTTGACGGAGGAACATGTGGAAACGGCTACTCAGAACGCTGCCAATATGTATAACAGCGTGGCCAATGCTAATATATCTGCCAGCAACCATGCAACAGAGGCCATTCTTGAGAATCAACAGAAGATCAAGCAAGGCGAGAACCAGACAAGCAAACAGATGACGCAGAGTACTGGCAATATGTTTGCTAAGATGACGCAGGCTGCTAATCTGTATGGCATCGCCTATCAGGCCATGAGCAACGACAACCTATCGACGGAGCAGAAATTCCAGATGATTGCCCTGCAGACCGCTGGACAGACGGCTATAGCCATGCTAACTACCAACTGGTCGAAAGATCAGTCAAAAGTGGCAGGCTCACTACCGGCTATTCTTGCAGAGTGCTTGAAGATTCACCCGATTGCCGGTGCTGCAATATTTGCTGCACTCACAGGAGTGCTCGGCGGACTAATGGGAATAGCAGCCAGTAAGATTGGTAAGCATAAATCTGAAATTTCTCAGGCCACGGGTGCATCGGTATCAGCTGGCCGTCTGGCGACGGGCATGCTGACTTACAAAACGGGTAACGTGAACGAGCTGACCGATCCGGCTTCGCTGACACCTGGCAGACAGTACAATGTGGACGGGGCGGACGGTAAGACCTACCGCGCCCGCTACATGGGCAAGGGAGCAAAGACCCACATTACGAACGGGCCGGAGTTTCACCTCGTGGGCGAGGCGGGGCCGGAGGCCATCATCGACGCTCGCACCACCCGCCTGATGCGCATGGACGACACCGGCATCTGGCGCGATATACAAACGCTGTATAACGGCGGCTCTATTTCCGGGCTGAGCACCCGCCGCCGTCGCGGCACTGGCGTGAGAGCCTTTGCCGACGGCAACATCGGGGAGTTCGAGGATATGGCTGATGGCGGAGGGCTGACGGCTGAGGGAACTGGCGGCATGGGGATGGAGCAGATGCTCACTGCGCTCGACCGCAACAGTGCCATACAGGAAGCCTTGCTGGAGCGGCTGAACCAGCCCATCTACGCACGGAACATCTGGACGGGCCCCGAGGGCATACCCAACATGTATAACAAGATGCAGAAGGAAGCGCAAAGGCACGGCGAGAAATACCTGTAATCCTCCTGCCCTTGATTTCCCAACCATTCTGCACGATATTGCGGAAAAATAACGACGACCATGTTAATAACAACTCAGAACGAGATACAAGCCCTGATGCCTACGGCGCGGTGGGATAAGCCGGAGAAGCTGTTCGGCTACCTGGAGGAAGAGGAAGCGGTGGCACTGGAGCCGCTGCTGGGCGGCAGGCTCTACCAGCATGTGCTGACGGAGTATGACCGGCTGCGGCAGGAGTATGTGGATATTACCGCTACCACCGTGCGGCCTACGGGCAAGGCGAAGCAGGATCCGCGTCTGGCGCATGCCGACGTGACGGAGCGCCTGGAGCAGGTGGCGCAGGGCAAGTACCGCGAGACTTATACCACGCCGGAGGAGGGCGAGAAGGAGGTGCCCGCCAAGGACATGAAGACCATACAGTTGATACGCATCTGCCAGCGCATCGAGTGGTACAGGATGCTGGCCAACAAGGCCGGACTGCTGACTATCTCGTTCAACGAGGGCGGCGGCATGAACATATCCGTAGGCGAGAGCTACGACGCTGCCGACGAGAAGGCGAAAGACCGCGCCGTGAAGGACGCACTGGGCGGAGCCGGACGTGCCATCGACTCGCTGCTGCTGTTTCTCGAAGCCGACGCGAAGGGAGAGAAACTGTTTACCGAGATGTGGCAGGAGGCCGACGCTTTCTACCTGAACAAGGACCTGCTCTTCCAGACCGCGACGGTGCTCGACAAGTTCCTTGACATCAAGAGCCAGCGCATGGCGTATGTCTCGCTGGTGAGGGATATTCGCTTTTGTCAGGACACCTATCTGGAGCCCCGCATCGGCGCACGACTATTGGACGCTGTTGTGGACTTCGCCAACAACGGCGGTGATAGTACTGTGATGAAGACGCTGCTGAAGAAACTGCGCATAGCACTGGCCTTCTATGTCGAGAGCCGGCGTGTGTCACTGGAACCGACAAAGGAACGGCTGGCACGGCGCGACTCGATGACCGACGCGCAGCAGGCGATGGCGATGGCGTGCGACTATATCGCCGAGAACTTGGATGCGCTGGGCGAGGCGGCGGTGGGCACACCTATATATAATATCGCGCGAGAGAGGGAGGCACAGGCGGCACGCGAGCGGCAGTGCGCCCGTGCGGCAGAGGCGCGGCGCAGAAGGGCGGCGTGCGAGCAGAGCCGCAAGCGGCTGTTCACTGCTTTCCCAGCTACACACCGGACACCGGAGGTAGAATAGAAAACTTGCCCTTGATTATCAAAGCGCCTGCCATTATAATGCAACACAGAAACATTTAACGACACAAAAGATTATGAATATCGGGCTATTGAACATCATGCACAACAAGGTCTGGGACTTCCGCCCAGACCTGGCACAGACGTATGCCGATGCGCTGAAGAAGGCCATCGAGCTGCACCTGCCCAACGACATAGAAAAGCAGCACGGCTACTTCCTCTCGAAGAAGGGCTACCAGAAGGACGGCAAGACCGTAGGGGCCAACTTCGAGGATAAGCTGTACGTCGGCAACATCCACCGCATAGAGCGCCATCTGTACTGGAACGACGAGGAACTGCAGGAGGACGACGAGATAATCAACGTAGTGGTGGTTGACGGTCCCGTGACCCGCGACGGCGACGGCTGCTCGTATGGCACCAAGGACTTCCGTGATCAGGTGATGTATGCCAACCAGATTCCGCAGGTGATAGGCCACCTGTTCCTCATCAATACGCCGGGCGGTCAGGCATCGTGCCGTAACGACTACGAGATGATGATTGAAGACTGCCGCCAGGCCGGCAAGCCTACCGTCGCCTTCGTTGACGGCATGTGCTGCAGCAGCGGTGTGAACCTTGCCTGTCGGTGCGACCGCGTGGTGGTGATGAACCCTCGCGACGAGTTCGGCTGCATCGGCACGATGGCCGCTTTCTGGGCTGTCGCCCATGATACCGTCAGTCAGGACGGCTACCGCTATGTGGAGCTCGTCGGCAAGGATTGCCCCGAGAAGAACGACTGGTACCGTGAGGCCGCCGCAGGCGAGTATGAGAAGCTGCAGGCAGAACTCGACAGAGATACCGAACAGTTCCACCAGACTGTGCGCGAGAATCGCCCACTCGTTACTGCCGACATGCTGACGGGAAAGGTGTTTGAGGCGCAGGAGGTGATGCCGGCACTGGTCGATGAGATAGGCGACATGAACCGCGCCATTGAGTGCATCTACGAACTGGCCAACGAGACGCTGACCGCCGCACGACTGGTGACGGCGGAGCCGAAGAACGAGCCCGACGGCGAGCAGCCGGAGGGTGAGGAGCCAGAGGAGATGGCCAAGCTCAACGCACAGCAGAAAGCCGCTGTCGCTACGAGCCGTGGCGACCTGAGAATAGTCGATGACGGTCATGTAAAGAAAGAAGAGCAGGGCTTTTTCGGTCCTGAGACTGTAGAGATAGCCAAACCCCAAAACCAAGAAGATATGCCAGACGAAGAGAAGAAGGCCGCAGAGGTTGCCGAGCAGCCCGCAGCCACGCAGGAGCAGACTCCTGCTACGGAACAGCCAGCCGAGGGAGCAGCAGCAACCGAGGCACCCGCTGTCAGTGAAGAGAACGCACAGGAGGAGCAGCCCGCCGCCCAGGAGGAAGCCCCTGCCGCAGAACCCGCTACCGACCCTGCATCGCAGGAGGCTCAGGAGAACGCCGCTGCTGAGATCGACAAGATTCAGGAAACACTGCACTCGGCGGAGCAGAAGATTGCCGAGAAGGACAAGGAGATAGCGCAGCTGAAGGAAACGCTGGCTACGCTGAACGGCATTGCCGAAGAGCGCGACCAGGCCAACGCCACCCTCGCCGAGCGCGACAAGACCATTGAGACGCTGACCGTCGAGAAGGACGAGCAGGGCAAGACCATCGCAGAGCATGTGGCTACCATCACCGCAAAGGATGCTAAGATTGCCGAGCATGTGGCTACCATCGAGAAGCTGCAGAAGCAGGTGAAGGAACTACAGAGCGAGGTGAAGGAATTCTCGGAGAAGCCCGCACCGATGGTGGACGCCGGTGCTGGTATTCCGCAGGATAACGGAACAGGCGAGGCTCCCCAGTATAACGGCATCAAGAGTGTTGTGAAGCCGGGCATGACTCCCAAGGAAATTGCCGCCGCCTTGCGCAAGCAGGACGAGGAAATCGCCGCCCGCAACCACCGTCGCTAAGACTGCCCTTGATTTGCCTGACGCATCACGCTAAATTGCGGCTAACAACACAAAGACAAAAATAATATTCACCAACACAAAAAACAGTAGAGAATATGCCAAACGCAATCAACCTCTCTCAGGTGCAGACTGTCACCGAACAGATGCACGTCGACCTGGTGGCTCGCGCCTCCATGTTGAACGACCGAATGCTGGAGGATCTCCGCGTAAAGGTCACTACCGATGTCGAGAATATCGACAAGACGTTCATCTTCAACGACAAGGGCCTGCTCGCACGCCAGTACAAGCAGGGTGCCGTCAAGAAGGTGCAACTCGGAACCATGATTGAGAACCCCACCAAGGTGATTCTCGCAGTAACTCACCCGCAGGACAACGTGCAGAAGTATCGTGAGAAGGAGCCCTTCCACGTGAACCCCGACGGAACCAACAACGCCGAGAAGACCACGTTCCTCATCAACAAGATTGCCGACCGCCACGCCAAGGACGTCCGTGCCAACTTCTTCTTCGGCAACGAGGAGAACGACAAGTTGCCCGAGACGAAGGCCAACCTGGTGAAGCTGGGTCTGTCGCTCTACGACGGTATCTACACCAAGATAGCCAAGGGTATCACTCGCGGCTTCATCAGCAAGGAAATCGGCAACCTGATTGAGACCGGCGATCTGATGGCTATGGAGAGCGACGTGGCCTACACGAAGTTCAAGGCAGCCTACAACGCCTTGAACGACGACCTCCGCGCCGCCGACGAACTGCTGGCCTACATGTCGCAGGAGTTAGCCGACCACATCATCGAGGGCTACATGATCATGCACCCGCAGCTGTCGCCCGAAACGCTGAAGGACGGCTGGAAGTTCGCTCAGATGAAGAACCTGACCATCGTGACCCACACCTCTATGGGTAAGGGTTCACAGATTATCTTCTCGCTGCCCGACAACCTGGAGTATGTTTGCGACGTGCGCCCCGAGGGTCAGTCAAACATCACCGTGGCCATGAACCCCGACGACCACAACCTGTTCGACTACCAGATTCAGACCGCTCAGGCTACTCGTATCTACGACTATAGTCCGAAGGTGATTTGCGTGAACGAGCAGGTGAACACGCCGAACAACGTGCCCGCAGGCGACTACATCGCCGACATCTTCACCGTTGCCACCTCTGACGACGAGAAGGGCACTGCCGAGCTGGCCAGCGGCGAGAAGGACCTCTACAAGGAGGGCGATGTTATCACCGTCAAGGCTACTCCGAAGAGCGGCTACGTGTTCGTAGGCTGGTCTGAGGGCATCAGCGGCCAGATTATCAACGGTGCCAACCCGTTCAACTACACCTTCGGTGGTGGCGTTGTTCATCTGGTGGCACAGTTCGAGGAAGCTGCTGACGGCGGCAACGGCGGTGGCGACGAGACTCCCACCTACACAGCCGTAGTGAATCCCGCTGGCAACCCCGCAGAGCAGGGCTGGTACGAGAAGAGCGGCGACGTGTATTCTCTGACTGAGGACACCACGGTAGTGTCTGGAAAGACCTACTACACGAAGGGCTAAACGCATCGGAGGTGCTGCGGCGGCGCGGGTATGAATCATATCGCCGCCCGCGCTGCCGCCCTCTGATTTCCTCTATGGCTGCCGTGATACGGCAGCATACTGAACAAGAAACAACCAACACAAACACAAAATTTAATATTTTACGATTATGTCTTGCATTCCTAAAAACGTACTTTCCACAGGCGCCAACTGCAAGGAGAACCCCGCCGGCCTGAGCAACCACCTTTTTGCGGTGCCCCTGGACAAGAACTTCGTGACGAACATTGCCGTCAACGATGCAAAGAACGAGTATGTCATCACCGTGGCCGGAGGCAACGATGCTGCCCTGCAGGGGTATCGCATCGACTTCAAAGGCCAGACAGGTCAGGTGACTTCTGAAGACAATGGCGTCGGCAAAGGCTGGACGCACACCGGCACGGGCCGAGTGGAACTGAGTGAAGACGACATGGCCTACACCAGTCGCGTACTGCACAACACCGACAAGTTTATGTATTTCTTCCCAACCGGCAATGTTGTCGATGGTAAGACCGAGTTCAAGGTCGTTGGTAACCAGTTCGGTGATACCGAGTGGACTGTCGCCAGCGACACTGGTGCGGCAAGAGGCGATGATCACGGACAGACGTTTACCGTAACCTGCCCATATCAGCTTTATCCTGTCATGAAGTGGTATGGTAAGATAGAGGCCATTTCCGGCGGTGCCACTCCTACAGACATTGCCGACGACGGTCTTGACATCACCGACGAGTTCATTGAGTAGGATGCCTAACCATCCTTCACACAGCATCAGCAAAGCCCAGGCTTCACGGTCTGGGCTTTGTTATTAACAACCCAAAAGAAACGATATGCAACTGATAGAACCTTGCTGCGCACCCAAGCATTTGCTTACGCTGCGCGAAAATCTTGGAGAAAGTGGAACCGCCTTCTTTCACGGCTATGGCGACCTGTCGCTGGCCGAGATACTACCTGCACTGCTCATTCGCTACTGCGAGACGGAAATGACAATCGTAGCACCATCGCTGCCGGGCACTACTGCAGATGCCATCCTGGCTGCCATGCGTCAGACACGGGCCAAGATGACGGGGAAGGGGAACCTGAATGTCATTGCCCACCTTACGATTGTTGCCGACCTTTCCGAGCGGCGGTCGCCGATGGCTTCGGAGTGGGTAAGCAAGAATCCGTTCGGTGAGCGGATGACGCTGAAGGACGTGCAGCAAAACGATACGGCAATACTGTTGCCTGACATTGCGCTGTGGGGACCTATGAACCTTTCGTATGGAGGGCACTTCACGGCGCTGGCCACAAAAAACGCAAGGACTATAGAGACCTTGCGCTCACAGTATGAGAAGATGGGTTAGACAATCGTCTGAATACCCATCAGGCACTCGATGCGAAACTGTACGGAAGTCTTCGCGCCGTCACGGTCAATAGTGCAGAGGTAGGTGTCTTTGCCGGCTTGCACGAAGGCGCGGCTCAGGTCGCGGAAGGTGAGCAGCAGATGGGAGGGAGTGCGTTCCAGCGTGAGCAGATGATCAAGGACGGTCATCCCGCTGGCATCGCGGCTCAGGTCGCGGTCATCAGTCTGACAATTTACCGTCACCTTATGTAAACGGCCAGCAGTCTGATCGCTTTCGTCATCCTTGGCCTTGCCTGTACCGCGCATGATGGGGATAAGTGTGCCGCCGGTGGTGACGGGCTGCTGTCCGATGGTGATGGCACGGGTGAGGGTGGGCGAAAAGTCTACGTCGGCAATGGCTGGCTGTAACTGCCAACCAGAAAAACCGGGATTGAAGTCAGTGACGGGGATGGCGGTGATGGCCATGAGATCGTCGAGGAAAAATTCTTTGCAGTTGGGCATAGTTTTTTGCGATAATATCGCAAAACACGGGACGGGAATCAAGGGCAGGAGAACCGGGCATAGGTCTGCGCCCGGCAAAACAAATGACAGGGCGCACGGTGCTGAAGCAACACCGGCACCCTGTTGCAACGTCACGGCGAATGACGGTTTATCGGAAGAGACGACGGGCGAGCAATATCAGCCCGTCGGTGAAGAAGTTGGCTGCCACGTCGCTGCCGAAGTCGGTGAGCCACGACTGACGGTTTATTTTGTCGGCTACCTGCGCTATCTGCGCCGACTGTTGCTGTAGGGCCTGCAAGATCTCGTCGGTAGAGCGATTCTGCAGGGCCATCTGGACGAAGAGACGGCGCTCTTCATCGGTCATGCGGTCGTAGATACGTTCCAACAACTGACGGCGGGCGAGGTATTCGAGGGCGGCATCCATGGTTTATCCTTGCGGCGGTACCGCAAGGCACACTACATCAGACGTTGAAATACTTGCGGATGTCGTAGATACCGTCCTTGTCCTTCAGGGTCTTCAGTGCCATCTTGTAGCAGGCAGCGATGATATCCTTGTCGGTTGGGGCGAGGGGCTTGCCGAGCATCTCGGCAATGTTCTCTCCGAAATCGGAATACATCTTTGACATCTCAACGAACAATGCACATCGGTTGTAGCACGGCTGTTCTTCGAGTGGCAAGCCGAACGATGTCATCGCCTGCTTCCACTGTTCGCGGCTCCAGGGAGCCTTGGGGTCCATGCCGGCGATAATCTTGTCGGCCTCCTTGGGAGTGAGGTACTGGCACCAGCGGATGCTCGCCAGTTTGTCGAGCCATTCCTGTGCGAGGTCGGGTTTATTGACGATGAACCACTCCATCATCTCCTTATGCACGTTACCGAAGACGTGCATGTTCTCTACCTTGTTCGAGCCAGCCATTAGATTGAATAGGGCATGGAACTCGTTTCTCATTTCTTCTGTTGTCATTTCTACTTTTGTTTAGATGTTGATTTTGTAGGATTTCTGCAAATATCTTCTGCTCTTTCCGTTTCTTGCAAGATTGGAAATCAGCATGACGGGCAGCGAACCGACGGGATGCGCGGCGTGCGCTGTACCGGGATGCTGCGGGAGGATATCTGTGAGACAGGACGGCGAGGCTTGGATGTTGCGGAGTGGGACGTGGGTTGCTGTGATACAGCAACAGACTCGACGGACTGCGCGACATCAGTCTTCACTGGTGTCTTCGTCGTCTGTTTCTTCTCTGTTATTTTTGCTGATTTGGTCATAGATGCTGTTGTAGATGGTGTCGATAAAATACATGATGAGTTCGAGCCATAGGGCGGAGTAGGCTGCAAGGAAGGAAACCGCGAGCATCCGTGGCACCGCTGAGATGAGGGCCGTTATAGGACCACCGCCTCTCAGCGGTGCATCGCCGCCCGTCAGGAAGCATGCCAGCAGGTAGGCCAGCGTGCTCCAGAAGGTGAAGCACTTCGGACAGTTGACCACGGGCAGGCGGCGGTGGAGAACATCCTCCACTGCCGCTATCAGCCCGAGGTGGTTGGCCGATGTGCAGGCGACGACGATCCACGCGATGTCACTCCATGCCATAGTCTGACAGATACCTATGCGCCAGTGGCGACGGTGAAGGCAAACTCCACGTCGGCCATGTTGGTCGACGGACATCCGCAGGTTGCGCCGACGGGCGATGCGCTGACACCGACGGGCGTGACGGTTGGCACGTCTGCCGACGAGCAGGGGATGCACTTTGTGACGATAACCTTCTCCGTCTGCAGGCAGCTGTTAGGACAGCCGTTGCCGCAGCGATAGACCTGCTGGTAGGTGAGGTCGCAGATGCAGCGCACGTCGCAGCAGTAGAGGTCGCCGCCAAGCTGCCGGGGAGCTCCGATAACCTGGATGTCGAAGTTGCTTGCCAGGGGGAATCCCTCGGCGCTGTTGACGCACATCTGACGGTTGCCGCAAGTGTAGTGCGTACAGTCGAGCATGTACGAGGTGGAGGCGGCAGTGCCTCCGGGGTACGGGGTCAGACTGTTGAAATAAGTCTTCCCATTCTGATTACAAGCCATAATGCTAAAGTTTTTGTGTTGGTTTATTTATACGAGGACCTATTCTTTGCACCGTCCTCCTCCTGTGCTGTATCTTTGGTCGCCGTGGTACGGCGACACGCACTACTGCTTCCCTCCAGCAAAGGGACCGCCCTGAAGGGGTACGGGACTGCTCAGCTCGGCCTCGGTGTTCTGAATGGCGTTAATGCGTTCGGTGAGCACGTCGATAGTGCGTTGCTGGCGGTCTATGCGCCGGATGATGGAACTCATCACCTCGAAGGACTGGAACGAGAGCATTGAGGCGCAGCATACCTGCTGTTGCATCGAGCACTTGCGACAGTCCTTGGGGCATGGGCGGGATTGCTGCTGAGTCCCCGACGGAGAACCGCCGGGCACGGTGGCTTGCTGCGGGGAGGCAGCGGATGAGACGGCGGCAGTGCCGCCGTTCACTGGACTTTGAGGGATGTTGTTTATGTCTGCCATTGTTTTTTATTCTTTAAAATGTTTCAGTATCTGGTTCTTTACTATGGGGTTGCTGTCCCAGTTTGCTACGGCCTGCGCTACCTTCTTGCCGGTGACGGCGCGTCCGTACTGGCGCAACTGTCCTATGAAGGCCACGATGGCCATGCGTGCTTCCTCTGCTTCCTCCTCGCTATGGGCGTAGAGCTGGAAGGTGATGGGAAAGCCTTTGAGCGGTTGCTGTGTTTCCATTGTCATTTTGCCGTGATTTTAATTGTCGGGCTGCCGTGGTACGGCAGCATACTTAACATTTATTCGTTGATGGGAGGGAGGGAATCTGCTGGAGGCGCGGGCGGTGCGTCGAAGCCGCCCATGAGCGGGGGGAGTCGGTTGCCGGTGATGCCTCGCAGGATTTCGTAGCCTTGGGCCAGTGTGTCCTTGTTCTGTCCGAGCCACGAGACGATGCCGTTGGCTACGTCCTTGGTATTGTCGAGCCAAGTGGGGACGGGCGCGTCGTAATCGGGCAGGTCGGGCATGTCCTTGGCAAAGTAGTCGTAGAGCTTTTCGGCTTCATCAACCTTGCCGTTGCAGAGCATGAGGCACTGGATTTTAAGCGTCGCCTTACTGGAGGGCCGGATAGCTTGCAGCATTTCGAGTTTCTTTTTTGAGGGTCGGTTAAACCAATTCATTCTTTTTGCCGTGAATGTTTTTAAGGGAGGGGCTGCGGAAGTACCGCAGCTTACGGGACGGGCGCAGCCCCTCGGTTGTTCCCTGCGAAGAAGCGCAGGGCACGGTGGCCTTTAGCCGTTGCAACCGCAGCCCGGGCAGTCGCATGGCTTTGGAGCCGAGTAGATGCAGACGGGCTGAGCATCGAGGCTGGAGCGACCAGTCAGACGGTCGGAGATAATCTGGTTGTAGGCCGTAGCCATAGCAGAGTTCTCGACGCTGGTAGCCTGGCTCTGAGAAGCCGACTGCTGACCCGAGATGGTGTCGGTAATGGTCTGCGTGATGGTCTGGTCGCCAGCCACACGACGGTTCACCTCGCTCTCCAGCAGCGCACCGATGTTGTCGAGTCGCTTGTCAACACCAGCGTAGTAAGCCATCGACAGCTCCTTGGCCGACTTTGCGACCTCCTTGGCTTCCTTGGCCTTGGCGTTGGCGTAGGTGCCGCCGAAGATCCATGCTGTTGCGCCTGCTACGGCTGCTACTGACGCCACGGTCAGTCCTGCAATCGCCACGCCGCTGGGGCGCTTCGATTGCTTGTAGCCAACCATGTACTGCTCGTAGGGAGTCATGCCACCCCCGTTGCCCATTGATTTCAGGGCCATCAGGTCATTCATTTCGAGTGCCATAATGTTTAAGTGTTTGTGAATAATGTGAATTAACTCGCGGGTCGGGAAGTCCGAACCCACGGGCAAAGTTATTCCTTAATCACTTGATTATGAAGTGAATGAAAGCATATCGCCCGAAGCCTGCGGTTCATCTATGAAACAGTAATTTCAATGTCTTCTGTTTACTGACATTTCGAGGTGGTGAAGAATGTTATAAACCTGCCTGTCGCTGATATGGTGCCGTTCGGCCAGTGTCAATATCACAGCCTTGCGAGTGACTATCGTTTCGGATAATTCAAGGTAGTCGCGATATAGGTCACAGTACTTGTAATCCTCCAAACGGATGCCCGCTTCGTTCAGCTTTTGAAGTAGCTCCTTGTTAAATTCCACTAAATCTATTCTTCTCATTGTGCAAGAATGTTAATAATCAAAATATTCTTATTACCTTTGCACCCATCTGACCTCTATATATAGAATAAAACGCTTTACAACAGCGGAGAGAGGGCGACTACGGTCCCCGACAACTTGCTGTTGTAGAGCGGCTATATTATATAGAGGTCAGAGTTTGTATAATGAAGAAAAGTTGTTCGGGGACCTTTTTTATACTCTCGTCCCCGAGGGGAGAGCGTGAAGGATTGTTGCGATGGTATCGCAACAGACGGGACAGTGCTATGACTGTGGCGGATTCGTCGCCGGATTGAGCAGGATGTAGCCGCCGTCGCGGGTGCGCAGCGGGCCGTCGCTGGCGGCGAGCACCACGATGGTACCACGGCTAACGGTACACACCTCGCCGAGGGTGAGCGTTGCCTGCTGCACGGGTGTGACGGCGAGTGCAGCCTGGTCGGCTGGCGTGACGGCGAGCGACGGCTGCTCGACGGGTGTCACCTCCAGTGCCGGCTGCTCCTCCGTCGTCACCTCAAGCGTTGCTGCAGCGACGACGGTAGCAGTCAGCACTGCTGATGGAACCGGAGTGAGGTCGAAATTAAGGCATGCCATGGTGCTATATTTCTACGAGTTTCCCCAATGTCTCTACCGCGATATTCTTTCGCACACCGTCATTGGCGTTGGCATCGACGATATATGCCGTGGCGATGACGCGCATGCTTGATATCGCAAGCTTAGAAGTATCAACGATAGCGTACCATGTATTGACGGTGACGGGCTCTGCAGGTTCCTCTCCTTCGGGAGTCTCTGGCTGTACCGTCTCAGTCTCCTTAAAGATGACTACATCGGTGTCCTGGCTCTTGGACGCATCCTTGTAGCCTTTGATGCTGGTGTTTCCAGACTTGACTTCGATGTCGAAGTCATCGTCGTCCAAAGAGAAGCCCGGGGCTTCGAGTCTGATGGCGAACTTAATCTCATCGCCTTTGTAATAATTAGCCTTAGTCATAATTCTGATCGGTGTTAAGTTGTTGTGTTGGTGTTAAGATAAATGCGAGCGCCGTTTGACGCAAGGGCAGCATGCCCGCCGGAGAGGCGGCGGGTGCTGCTGCTTACTCATCGAGATGTGGCGCATCGTCCTCGGTTTCGACAGCCTCCAGTCGGGCTATCTCTTCCTGTGCGGCATTGATTTGATCTCGCCACTGCTGGCGTTGCTCAATCTTCTCCTTGTACTCGGTCTTGGTGGCCTTGCCCTCGGCAATCTTGGCTGCGATATAGTCGGTAGCCTTCAATTCTGCCTCGGCGTTGTTCACGATAAGATACTGCTCGTTAAGCAGCGATTGCTTTTCCTGTTGTGTCATAATGCTTAATCTTTTTGTTGGTTAATAAATGATATTTGCTGTTGATAAGGTTGCGATGGCTGTAACTCTCGTTGGCTGCGATGCACTGGCGTTGGGGATTGTAGTGGCAGTAGTACCACCAGTCCAGATTGACGACCTGCAGCAGTGCTAACAGGCGTTTGTGGTCTGTGCGGGTTTTCAGTAGCCCGAAGTAACTGTTGACCGACGACAGGAAGTTTTCAAGAAACAGATACTTCCAGTCCGGCGACAGGCCGTTAAACCACCACAACCGCTCCATGCCGCGCCAATAGGTGCAGTCGTTCAGGTGCAGCCGGTTGTTGCGGATATGTGACCCGAGAAACTCAAGCCCGCGTTTGGATGGCTGGTCGTAGAACTTCTTCTCGTTCAGACGAACGCCTTTGGCGGCGAGCCGGCGACGAAGTGCTGGTATAAGTGACAGCGCATAGCGATGCTGACTTTCCGTGACTACTATTACGAAGTCGTCCATGAAGCAGGTGGTGCGCACACCGCAGTCATCGTTGAGCCAGCGCACCTCGTCGTTCACATACAGACCCATGCCTTTCTGTGACGGCAGACGGCCTATTGGCGCACCGATGCCGTCGGGCTTGCCGAAGAGCGATTTCTCCGGGGCGATGTTTTCATGCCAGAGGGTGCGTGGCGTGCGCAGTTCACAGTGGCGTGCGGGACAGCAGTGGATGACAATCATCGCAAGCCAGCGCAGATAGGCAGGATATTCGGCGGCGTAGGCCGGCGGACATTCGCCCGACATACCAGCATTGGCAATGATGTCGTCCTGATACTTGTCGATGATGCGAAGGAAGAACTGCTCCATAACGTCGAGATTGGCATTAGGGAAGAATCCTTTGAGGTCGAGCTTGATGATGCGGGCAGGACGGGTATAGCCCTGCGTCACCTCGAAGACATCCTCCATAACCCGGTCGATGGCTGCCTGGCTGCCCATCTTCTTGCGGTTGTTGAACGTGCGCTCGTGCAACTCGCGCTCAATATACGGCTCCAGTGCATCACACAGTTCGTGGTCGGCGTTGCGCCCGGAGGCGCAGGTGGCAAAAATCTCCCGCCAGCGCGGAATCGAAGTAAGGAACACGTAATTCTCTTCTATCCGGAACGTAAGCCCCAGCCGTGCCTGCGTGTCGCTATAGAGCTGCGAGGCCCAACGCCGCTCGAAGGCCACGGAGTCGCGTCCGTAGCGCTTATTCTTACGGGTAGCGTCCATCACGTCGCACTGATGCCTGAATATGGTTGCTTTTTCTCGAAGGGTCATTTTTTTAAACAGATAAGAAAACTATAAGTCATTCCAATATGATACGTTTAGACAATTTCGCAAGGGCCCTCGCACGATTCGTGTTGTTCACGTTGTTGTTGTTCAAGTTGCCGTTGTTGCCGTTGAAGATCCAAGCGTTGTTCGCGTTGTACCTCTGAGCAAACCAACGGTTCGTGCCGGTGTCGGACGACATTACGATGTTGCTATCGCCGGGCTGCCGTAGCCGCCGCGACGCCTGCCGCAAATGACAGGAATGATAGCCGCGTCCCCTATTATCTTATTCCGTAGCTGACGGCGACCTCTTTCGGTGTGCATGCTAACCCGTAGCATCGTAAGCCGGGACCTGACGCCGCTCCTGACGGGAATTAAGACTTACAGCTTCTTAGTGAATTGCGCCATTTCATGATGCCGCACTCGATGCGGTCCATCCTTTCCGCCATCAGATACAGTTCAGTGTCGGGTACCACGCCAAGGTCGCGCAGCAAATCAAACACGGCCATCGCCTTGCCGTAGCTGCCTATCATCTGCCGTATCTCCTGCTGCCGCACCTCTTCGCACTCGTAGGCTATTGAGAAGTGGCTGATGATGTCGAGGATGGCACGCCGCATGTCGGCTCCGAGGCCGTCGATGCGCTCTATCTTCGGCATGTGCTGGAAGATGGGATTGTAAATCCTGAGCAGCATCTTGGCATCTACCAGTATGCTCGACTTGTCGTTTTTGGCTTTATTGCCGCCTGGTCTCGGCTTTGTTCCGTGATTCATTTTGCGTTCTTGTTATTCCGCGCCACCTGTCGGCCTGCTGTTCGTAGGCGTCCTGCAGATAGGTGTCGTAGTCGGTATATTGTTTCACTGATTGCGAGCCGCCCCAAGGGGCGGCGTTATGACGCCCGCGCCACACCCTTACGGGATGGGCGCGGAGCGATTAAGATTAAAAATTCAATAGCGCAAGGGCCCTCGCACGAAACGTGCGGTTCACGTGGTTGTAGCCCAAGGTGCCGCTGTAGCCGCTGAAGATCCAAGCGCCGTCCGCGTTGTCCCTCTGAGCAAACCAACGGTGCGTGCCGGTACTAATGGTAGACTTACCCATCTTGGACAGCGTGCGGTTGATGACGGCTATGTTGGCGTCGTCCATGAACTGAACGCCCTCGTGAACACCCTGCAGATACCAGTCGCCGAAGTCCAGGCCGTCGATGCCGTAGGAGGTGTTGTAGGCATAGTACATGGCTGGGAACTTGTACTTCTCGCCGCCGTTCTTGGTGGGAGCGGTCTTCAACGCATACTTCAGCGTCAGTTCCTTTGCGTGCGGCAGGCCGAAGCAGCCCCACTTCTGCGGGTAGGGGATGTCAAACTCGCCATGCAGGTAGGCTTCGTAGGTTTTGTAATGATTGCGGATGGCGGTGCAGAATGCCGAGGTGTTGAACTCCTCGCGCTTCACGGGGCTGGTATCACCGGCCTCGCTGCCCACTGCGATGTCGGACGTCGGCACACGTCCTTCGGTGCCGAAGTAGGTTGCGCCACTGGCGATATTCAACAGACCGCGATAGCTCGTGGTCTTGCCGTTCAGTTTCTTATACCAGCTGTTGGCGGGCATGTCGCCCCACGTGGTGAATTTGACGGTAAGGCCGGAGCCGCTGACGTTGTACTGATTGTAGTTGCTCCACACGTCGCACTGGATGATGATGCACGTACCGTCTTCGTCCACCTTATTGCCGTCGGCATCGGCCAGATAGGCCCACCATGCCTGCGTGTCGCCCACCTCGACGGCCTTGGCAGCCACGGCGGCGCTGATTTCGGCGGCGGTGGTGGCGTTGATGTCGGTAGAGGTGAGCGTAGGTGTGACGGGGATGTTGCTGTCATACTGCGCCTGTCCGCTCTTCGACGTGTCTCGGAAGCGGAGATTGATGGTTGGCGTGGTGCTGGTGATGGCGGTGATGGTGTATTGCAGCACGTCGGCATACTTGCGGTCGGCCTCGGTACCGTTCATTACCACGGCCTTGCCGCCGTAGAATCCGCACACCGGCCCGACGGCAGTCAGTCCGGCGGCAGTGAGGAGAGTGTGGTTCAGGCGGTCACCACCCTTGTAAAAGTAGTAGCCATTGGCGTCTTCATAGACTGCATCACCCAGGGCGGGAGTGCCGACTCGCACGTTGATGCCGTCAACGCGCAGCTCGTTGCCGTCGGTCACGCCCGTAAGCGTCGTCTCGGTGCTGCTCTTTGGCTTGGCAGCATACTCAGAGAGGTTGTTTACTTTCTTGATAGCCATAATGTAATTTACTATTTGATGATTTATTATTTACGATATTACTTGATGAGCGCCCAGTCGCCCGTAGAGTTTGTGACAGCCTTGCTCAGGTAGCAGGCGCCCGTCTCGGCATTGAAGCGCACCAGGCCTACGGCCTTCGGAATCTCGGTGGGGGCAGCACTGACGATATCGAACATCTTCTGTCCCATGATCATGAAGCCGTCTTCAGAGTCGAAGGTGATGGCCTTCAGTGCGGCCTGCCCCTCGGCGAGTGTGCGACGCAGCGCGTTTACCTCATAGTGCAGCCCTGCGATGGCTTCCACCAGCACCTGCAGCTTGTGCGAGTCGAGCGAGCCGGCCAGCGAACGCAGCGTGTCGGGCAGTCCCTGGGCGTAGGCAATAGAGACGTAGGCCTCGCCGACGGCGGTCTGCAGCACTATCATACCCCAGTCTTCCACGGTCAGCGTCGTTCCGATATCCACGGTACCGGTGGCGGCGGTGGCCAGTTCATACTTCACATAGTCGGTCAGGGCAGCTTCGTTCTGGTCGCTATAGCTGACGGTCTGCCCGTCTATGGTGAGTGCCTGGCCCTCGTTCTGGAAGGCCGCGCTGCCGCCCTGCTTCATGCCGGCGATGATGGCGGTGTGCAGATAGGTGACGGTGCCGTCGGTGCCTTCCGTTTCCGTGTTCGACCACGAGGGCTGCACGCGGTCTACGTTGCGAATCCAGCGCAGCTGCGTGTCGCTGACGACCTCGATGGTGTCGGATGCGTTGCCGACGACGAGCATCTGGCCGAACGAATGGCATGCTTCGATGACGGCGGTCAGCGCAATCTCCGAGCCGGCGTCGCCGGCGTCGTCGATGGCCACATAGTCGTCGTAGCGGCGGCTCCAGCCGATATGCGCACAGGTCTTCGAGAGCGTGATGCCGCTGATGACCAGCCAGCCTGCCTGCGCGGTGTTGTAGAAGCGGTAGGTCTTGCCGTTCTGCGTGGCATCGGTGTATGCGCACTCCGTGCCGTCACTGACACTGGTGGGCACCCCTGCCGACAGCGGCTTGAAGCGCACCGTCGGGCGCAGGTTCTCCCCATTCTCGTCGGTAAACAGCAGTCCGTTGGGGGTTGTGGCGTGACCGATTTCCGAATAAGGCATGGCGGGCACCATGATAGCATAGCCGCTGCCCACGGTGCGGGCGCGACGCAGCAGATTGAATCCTGTAGCCCAGAGCACTGAGGCCGAGAAGTCGGTCTTTGCACCGATGCTCACCAGACGTGCCGGAACGCCACTGTCGATACTCAGGTCGCCGCCGGTGGTGTCGACGGGCAAAGTCTGCGTGTAGTCGGCGTTTGTCGACGCGCCATCCCATGATGCCAGGTTGTGAGCCACGGCGGGGGTGATAACCCCACTCTCAAGCGCTTCTTTGATAGCTGCCAAAGTCTCATCCTTGGCTTTCTGTGCGCTTACTTCTACGCTGCCATTTTTCAGGCCCTTTCGCAGTTCTTTGTGGAATGCGTCGAGCAAGCCACGGGTAATTAAGTCTGTATTTGCCATAATCGTTTTTTGTTTGTGTTGTTATTTTTATTATTCAGTGTAATTACTTACAATGCCGCGCACGTCTTCCTCCGTGGCCACTGTCGGCTGTGGCAGCTGGGCGGCTGGCACCTTGCCGTCGCTGTCAAGCGTGGCAATGCCGCCGTTGGTTCCCTTCTCAGCTGCTTTCACCAGCCCGCTCTTCAGCTGCTGGCTGAGGTCCTGCTCCTGCACGGTGCCGTCCTTGATGTGCTCGGAGCCGATGAAGTCATCGGGAAGGGTGTCGATGGTGATTCCGTCGGACGGCACATTGAACGTGCGCTGGTTCACGCGGATGTGGCGCAGCACATTGGTGCCGTCGTCTTGTGGTTCGTAATAGAGGTGCAGCTGATGGGCGAGAACATGCTTCAGGCTGCTGAGGTCTGTTGTCTTTGCCATAGTCAGTTTGTTCTTTACTCACCGCTCTCTGCGGTTTCGTAGTCAGTAACCATTGCGCGGATGTCGGCTTCGTCGGCCACCTGCTGCGCGTTTACTTTGTCGAGGAGCGCTTCTACTTCTGAAGCATCGTACTTCAGGAAGCGAGGATCTACTTTGGTTCTGTTGTTGTCTGCCATAATAGTATTTATTCGTGAAACAATCTGACGGTAAGATACGATGTCAGCCCGTAGCGGTCAAGGGCAGGGAAAGTCAGAAGGCCGCTACCCATCACGGGCAACGGCCTTCCCTTTTTACCAATAACTAAAAACCTAAAACTATTACTAACCTAAAACAATTTTCTGGCGTCGCTACGCCCCATGCAAATACTATGAAGAAAACACTACTCTTCTTGCCCTTCCCCCGGCTGTTCGCCGTCGGTGTCTTCGTCTATGTCGCGTTCCATCTGTATGTGCCGCTCTATCTTTCCGCGCAGCAGCTCGTCGGTGTCAATGTTCTTGTAGCCACCGGCCACCGTCACCTTGCACGTCACGAGCGTGCAGATGGCACCAACGAGAATGTGGGTATAGACGTCGCCCCACCATTCATAGAGTGTTCCGCCAAGCGCGGGCACTCCGAAGTTGACCGCCGTAGCTGCCACGATAATATTGATGGCACCGATGGCTATCATGCGGAAGAAGCGTGGCATCTTCATCAGCCAGCGGTTCTTCAGTTCGCTTCCAGTGTTCTTAATCTTCTCGCCCATGACTGTTATGTTTGGTGTGAATACCGAAGTCCGACACTACCAGCAGGTCGTGCAAGCCTTTCACCTGCGCCGACAGCGACGAGATGCTGCTGTCGGTCTTGCCCATTCGTTCCAGCACCTCCGACTCCATCGACTGTATGCGGTCGAGGATGTCATCCTGCTTCTTCGACTGCGAGTCCTGCCGCTTCTGTATGTTCGTCAACGTAGTCTCTAAGTTCTCAACAGTTGTTTCCAGTACAGCCACGCGGATCTTCAGTTGGTGATTCTCGCGCCACTGCCATCCCACGGCTGCCAGCAATATCGGCACCAACAGGGGCCAGAGGTCAATCATTACTTGATTCATTTCACTTTTTCGAGTTAAGACATTATTTCGTTCTGTGTTACAATATTGAATATCGGTAAATAGGAATCCGAAATCAAGGGCAGGCTACCCCTCCAGTGCCAGCGTCACGGTGAAGTCCACGTGCGCCATGTTCTGCTTCGACCTGTCGTAGATACTGATGTTCTGCTTCGCCGGTTCCACGATGACGGGGACATACGTTCCGTTAGCGTCGCCGATGGGGTACCGCATCCACCACTGCTTGCGCTTACCGCCGAGGAACTCCAGTGCCCACCACTCGGCCCACTCTCGCGTGACGTAACCGCTTGACATCTGCCACGACCGTCGCCCGTCCTGCCCGATGGCCATCAGCGAGCGCACAGGGTTGAACGACGGGCGCTCCGTGCGGCTGTACTGCGTCACCTTCACGTTGATACCCATCGACTCTAATGTCTGCCCGCTGCACGTCTCGACGGCTCCGCGCCGGTTCAGGAAGAGGAAATCGACATACGGCACGCTGTCGCGCAATACGAGCGGGGCGTGAGGTGTCTGCTGGTCGGTGGCGGGATCGGCATTTACTGGGTAATAGACGCACTGCGTGCCACCGCTCTGAACGTCCACCCACGACGTGATGCTCATGCTGCCAACGCGCTCCGGCATGTCGGTCGGCTTGTTGCTCGCGTCGCCGTTGCGCCGGTTCTTGTGTTCGTGATAAGACACGTCGGCATTGTCCGCACCGCCACTGTCCTCCACTGCTTTCATGCGCTCCCACTCCGTCATGCCGCCGATGCAGCACTGTCCGCCGGGGATGTTTGCGTTACCGTCCTCGTCGGTGTACTGCGTCTGTGTGAACACACCGCCATCGTCGCTTGCCAGATACTCAGTATATACTTGAAGATAATACTCGCGGTAGCGGCGCACACCATCCTGATAGCCGTCGCCCGACGGCGCAAACGCCTTCGCCGTCAGCCGATGTGCCGCCGCGCTCTTCGCCGCCGCCACCTCCTTGTCGTAGTCGAAGTCGCTCCAGATGGCCCGGAGTGCCGACGAGATGTCGAACGATATACTCGTCTGACCACCTGTATCACCCTTGAATTCGCCTACTACTTCACCGTTCCGAAGGACCTTCACGCGGACGATGGTAAACGGACTGGTCACGGGTTGCCCTTCCTTACTCCATCGTAGTCCGCTGATGTCTATCACCACAGGACTGTCGGCAAAGTAAGTTCTGCCGTTGCCGAACATGCCACTGATTGTCACAATATTGCTTGCCATAGTGATTTTCTTTAAATATATATAATATCCAATGTCACATCATTAAGTCCTGTATTGTTGCTTACTGTGTACTGTATCTTGCGGATATATCCAGTTATATCACCGACGCAATAAAGATTTGTCTTGTCTATGGAAAGCAGAACAGCCAGCTCCATTCGTACCTTTTTTCTACAAATACGGCCATTACGTATCAAGTATGAGTATTCTTTGTAGAACTGATCGCAAAGTCCACGATTGCGCAGATTCGGATTAGTGATACTAAGATATCGTGTGTTACCTATATCTACTGTAGGAACTATTTCTCCATCTGCGGCATAATAGATTGCCTGAAGCTGATGCAGAATTTCCGCCCGTGAGTCATTAGTGTCTATGTCGAGTACCAGATGTTGTGTGTCATTGGCAGCTATAGAATGAGCCGACAGCCCATTAAATCCGACAGCGTAATTCTGGAGTTGACTTGGCGAAAGCACCGTTCCATCCTCGCGAATAGGGGTAAAAAGTATTTCATGCACCTTACCTGTATCATAATAAACCGAATAGCTCGTACTGTACAGCGTGGCATAGTCACCATCGGCAAAATCGTTCCATCCAGCAGCTTTCATCTCAGCGCCACTGATCCTTGGCCGAGAAAGCAAATCTGTGTTTGCTGTTATGAAAATGCTTTTCATCGCTCTTCCTGCAGCATCTTTAGTGGAAATGATATCTGGCAAAGAAGGGTCGAAATACGGGTTCAGCTTCTCTGCCCGTAGCTTGAGTGAGAATCGCCCGTACCTCGCACTTATACCGTTGTCGATGATGATGGGATGCTCTTCTTGTGAATCAGGACCATAGGCTTTTCTAAATAGATCTTCTATGGTTTTTATTCTTCCTGGGGAAATATCAACATCATAGCCACAATCCAATAGTATGTTACACCGTTTCCGATCTTCTTCATAGGCTGCTTCAATGCTTCTTATTGCAAAGAACGGTGTATCTTTATTTAGTATTGTGATCTCCCATAACCAATCTGCCATATCTTGATCTGTAACGGGATAATATTGATACCAGGCTGTAATCGCATAGAATGCCCTATTAGCATCATAGTCATATAATTCATGTGTATTACAGCCGGTTATATATCCTCGTTCTGGCGTATAAAATTGTGCATTGCGTCTTGGGAACATTTTTTCTAACAGCCTTACAGCATCCTCTCGACTTGTGACGGTGAGAGTTGTTGCTGATTCCTCAGGGTGATAATACCATTCATTGCCATAACTGTCGCAGGTATCGGGATGAATGATAGCACCACCGTCCGGAGATACCTCCCAGTTAAAGTTTCCCTCTCCCTCGATCAGATCTTCATAGCTTATGATTGAAGAGTTCCTTCCGTCTCTACGCATAACCCCAAAGCTTAGCCCTAAGTCGGCATTGTCGAATGGAGTACCTTCGTTGCCTGTGAAACTATAGTTATCCATGAGGGACAATGAATATCCCTCTTTAACATATATCTCTACGTTTTTCAAGTCTAAATAGTAACCATCCCATAATGAAACCCAGCCACTGGGTTCAGTTCCTTTATAAACACGTTTATATCCATGTATTAATTCAACAGATTTAATTGGAATCATGGCCGCTACTTCATGTTTCCCACCAGGTGCTTTCATCTCTCCATTAAAGAAAACCGCATAATCACCATTAATATTATTAGGTATAAGAGGCGTTGCATTGATCGTCTTTGTGTCTATGGTAGTGCCTTCTTCAGTACAGTCTCCATCGCAGGCATCCATGAATCCTGCAAATTCAAAGACAGCGGGGAAAAAGACATCTTCTTTTTCATCAATCATTATGCCGTATGCGTTTCCGTTATCCGGCGTCACATAGCATGTCTTATCGAAAGCGGTTACATTGTTTATTACATCATTGTAGTTTGCAGTTAGATTCCAATTCGAGTAGTCATGTTTGTCACTTTTGTCTTTCCAGATTACTTTTTTCTTCGGGAGCATATCATCGAACCCTTTGTAAAAATAAGAAACATTGCTTTTCCCTTGGCCGTAAGTCATCTTAAACCCACGTATATTATTCTCTATTTTTGTTTCTTCGATAATGTCGCAGTCCAAATCCTTTACAGCTCTGTTTGTTAAGATATTCCTTATCAGGACTATGCGCACTTCTGAGAAATCATTGTTGAAAAGAAATCTTACTCCAAATGCGGACTCCGTTGCCTCGATGATCTCCGAGATTTCCACATTTGGATAATTCTCGCCTGTTGCGTAGGCAAGATATCCATTAATAGGTTCTGTCCTTATTGTTTGTGTTACTTCTGTGACCTCTCCCGTTTGTCCATGATAAGTTCCGTGGAAATGTTCAGTAAACATATCGGATTCTATATCAATGCTGTTTACATAGATTTTTCCTGGTTCATCTGCAAATATCTTGTCTGGGTCAAGAATAAAACTATCAGGGAAGGAATATTTCCCATACCTCTTCCATTCGGCACTATCTTGCGAGTAGTTGTCCGTCGTATCGTTGTCATTATCCATCTCTTCGTAAAAACAGCCAAGATTGGCAAGAAATACATGTCGGAAGTCTTCTACGTTGAGCATCTGATTTTCTACGACTTGAATATGAAGGTCCATGAACAGTCGCTTCAACCAATAGAGAAGATAGAAATTTGGTGCATTATTGAAACGTGTTTGTCCATCGCCACCAGTAGTTGTGTCATTTCCATAGGCAAGTCGCATAACATAGTCGCGCAATGTAGTCTCACTAAGATCCGCATTCTGCCGTTTACGCTGATAGCATACGTTGACATTGCAAAACGGGTGACTATCATCATAAGGATTTTGTATGTTGGTCTTATTAAAAGAAACGGGAACCCCTGTTCCAGATGTGTAGTCTGTCAGTTCGCCTTTTGACAGCACCAATTTTGGCCATCTATGCGAAAGAGCGGAATGATATTCGTAATCCCCTGCCGAGAGCTCGAAAATATAACTTTCAACGGCGTTTCTTACGTTAACATCGTCTATAGGTAAGTTCTTGAGCCGAAATTTCACGTTAATGTCACTAATTGTTATGACGCGTTTCCTGTTCAGAGCCACGCCTATCACCACGTCGCCGACGCTCACATCTCTTGCACTCGCCCCTTCTATCATCTCGTCGAAAGTTTTTCTTCCCGCCTCTAAGCTGACATCCACGTCGCCACTCGCGTCCACATCCGCTTCGTCGCCGAGTTTCAGATAACCGAGATAGAGCGGCAGGCCATCCACCCATAGCCGGGCGCGGCGCTTATCTATCTGCTCGTGCAGCCGCGAGCCGTGCGTCTCGCCCGCCGTGCCGAAGATGTGCGCATTGGCATTGACGTTAAGCTTGAACGGAAATGACCAAACATCACCACTTCCGAATATCTCCGACGTGTCGGTGATGGTGATACTCGCGTTCTCTGACAGCACAGCATACTTACTGCCCGTCGGCTTCGGATTCTCATTAGTTGGCAAATCGAATACTTCCAGTGCTAAATGTCCCATAATATCGTATATCGCCTTTTATTTTTTATTTGCTATCACAATATCGCTGAACAGAAAGCGAACATCAAGGGCAATAAGCAGGAGTGTTGCCCTTGACCTCAGTGCCGTATAATATATATAATGTGCAAAAAAAAGGCGATATCAGAATCATGCGTACATCCCCTGTCCACTACATAGCCCCATCGGCCATCAGCATTGAGCCCAACTGCAACGGCACATCGAGTGACCTGGCCGTCACTATCAGCCGGAATGCAAAAATCAAGGTCTATTCGCCCCGTGCTGGAATAGACAAGACGACTGATGGCGAATATCAGGAATGGACGCTCACCGGGCGCAACCGCCGCCTGGCCGACTGGACCAAGCCCTACACCATCTATGCCCGGCTATCAAGGGAAGACCGAACTAACGGGTACTTGGTGTTTGTGAAAAAGGATGAAGCCCACAACTGGGCAGATGCTTACTCAAGTGTTTCGGTTGACGGGTATAGTACTCTTTACTTAGACCAGTTCGGGAATCCCGTGGGGGTCACGAACATTAATTACTTTTACGTCCGCCTTGGCGACGTGTCACTACCCGATGCCAACAACCAGCGCACTGTCACGCTCGACACCGGCATACTGGGTACCGACCAGTTCAACGACGAATGGTCACTCCGTCCGGATGAGCTGCCGCTGCGAATTGACCTTGGCTGCACCATCAACGATGAGGATGTTGGTACGAGCCCTTATGTCTACTGGGATCAGCAGCTTGTGCTCACCGCCACGATTACAGAGGGTTGGACTGGAACCGACATACAACGCTTTGACCACTGGGAGATTAGCCGTAAGACAGACAATGATCCGCACGAGAACCGCAACTGGCTCGAAGGGGACATCCGTGCAAATACATTCAGTACGTCGGGAGAAATTATCCTGAAACACAAACGCGACGAAGACGATTTCAACGGAGCCGTAGCCGCCACGTTTACTATCATGGCAATGGAAGCCAATCCTGAGTATGAAGAAGGTTCTGATCTTCCTCCATACCTTATACTTAAATCATCCATTATCACCATTCTGGCTGAAACCATTGAGAAATATGAGTTGTCGCTGTCAGAGACTATCGTCAGCTATGATCCACAGACGCAGAACTACAGCCCTGACGGCGGCGTAAACGTGGGCATACGGGGCACCGACCAGCGCGGCGAGGTGTTCGACATGACGCTGGGGCAGATAGCCAATGCCTCGCTCGAGGCTGAATATGCTCCCGTCGGCTCAACTCAGTGGACGAAGCTCACCTTCAGCGATTCATCGCAGGAAGCTGCCACGGCCAACATCGCTACGACGGCTTTTGCCTTACAACAGAGCGTGAACGTGAGGCTCATGCGCCGCATCACTGCCGACGGCAAGACTGTAGCAGAGAAGGAACTCTCTCGCGCCACCATCGCCTTCGTCCGCGATGGAGAGGACTCGAAGATACGCGAATGGATCTACCGCCTAAACAGCAACACAGGCTACGATGCCACCACCGGTACGGCTGGCGGAACGGCTGTCAGCGGACAGACCGACGGCGTGGACAACTGCCTGCTTGTTGACGACTTTGTGCCCTCCGGCTGGAGCGACGACCCTACGGGCGTGTCGAAGCCGGGCGACGTGGAGTGGGAGTCTTGGCGCGACTACGACGACGAGAACCACCGCTGGGGCACATTCCACGCACCCGTCATTCACAACCGCTATGCCGAGGATGCCGTCACTTATGACATTGTTACAAGTGTAAGTGTCATCAACGCCAAGGCCGACGGGACGATTGAGACGGGCGACATCGAAGTCAGGGCTTTCTCTATCACGGGGGCTAAGCGGACAGAAATATTGTTTATTGCGCATTTAGACGGAAGCCCGGCGCATGAAGTCAAATTCAGCATTGACGGGAAAGCATGGAGGAGCTGCGAGAGGTTAAGAGTCGAGGAAGACGGTATGCTTAGAATGGCGTATGGCATCCCGGCTGCATCTGTACGCACAGCCGCCGACGGCATCGCACTGAGACTCGTTGACGGCGAAGGTGCCGTCCTGAAGGAAGCACCGCAGATAACAGTCGTTAAGGACGGCGACACCGGTCCAAAGGGCGACGATGCGCAGGAGGTCAATACGAACATCCTGTTGCGCACCATCTTCGATCGTGGCATGCCTTTCGTGTTGGAGGCATGGTACAGTAACAGCGATACCTATGTCACAATCGACACCAATTCCGACACAGTTGTCAACGGGCGGAAGTCAATCCGGCTGAACGCTAAGGACAACGGGGCAGATACGAGTATTTCCCAGAATCTGATAGGTAAGTTAAAAGCCAACACTTGGTACACATTGTCGTTTAACGCCTTTCTTGCGAATGGCGGAGGGCGGCTTGTCGTCTCTTTTCTTAACCTATTCGACGGAACTCGTACCAACATTTTCGGCAACGATTTAAAGGTGATACTTGATGGCGAGGATTATCAGGTAAGCAATGACGGATTTAATGACGTTCTGATTACAGGCGACTGGGATGGAAAACGGCATACCATCACTTTCTTGACTAACAACAGCATAAGCACCGAGACACTCAATCTGCAATTCTACCAGGCCTTCGACAGCGGCACAGGCAATCATTCTATCGCCTGCATCTGCATGCCCAAGTTGGAAGAAGGCCGCGTGGCTACGGCCTACATGGCACATGAGGACGACCTGAAGGGCGACAATGCCCCCTACAACGAGCATGCCTATGCTCTGAGCCGAAGCCGCACCAGCCATGCCGACGGCGATCTCTATCAGGTGAACGGCGTGCGCTGGCTCCAGTCGGCTCCCGACCCGAAGCCAACACACCCCTACGTTTGGGAGCGCATCATGCACTACACGGCAGCAGGCGTGAACGACAAGACCTCCTACATCTGCCTGACTGGAGCCGTCGGCGCAATGGGTAAGCTATGCTACATGGCCGGCGAATATCGTGAAGACGTAGAATATACCAGCAACGACAGTCAGACGGTGGCCGTGGAGGTGAGCGGCACCAACGATACCACCGACATCTACTACCTCAATGCTGAGAGCAACTGGCCAGACGGCACCGCACAGAGTGCCATCGGCCCCACCGATGGCATCGTGATTGACGGGAAACCCGTTTGGGTGCTGGGCATGAGCCAGTACAACCTCGTCCGCGCCCGCTATCTCTTTGCCGATTTCGCGCAGTTCGGTGCAGCCGTCGTCAGCGGCGACTGGCTCATCTCCGTGCATGGCACCATCAACGGCACTGCTTACGAAGGAAAGTACACAGACCCTGCCACATATACCAACGGCAGCGAGACAAAGCCCACTTACTTCTGGTTCGACCCTGCCTATCCCAACGAGGATCACGCAGGCAAGCCGCAGTCGGACGGTAGCCAATGGGGTGCCGACCACCACAACTTCATCCCTCACTATGCCGTCAACCTGCTCACGGGAAAGACGTATCAGAATGATGCGTATATACGCGGTGAGGTACATGCCACAAGCGGAGAATTTAGCGGTGTATTAAGAAAAAGAAAAACGGTTATAACCGCAGATAATATTGATCAATATGCCATTACCTCTCTTGATTCTGGAGTTACCAATGTTATAGATATAATAAAATCAGGAACATTTTTAGAGTTTGAAAGATTACAAGGTCCTGTTATATTTGAACTACCAAGTTTCACTCCGAGAAGTGCTGGATACACTGAGGACCAATTAGATGAAGCAAGATCTCTTATTGGGAATCGTATGATTATTTACAATAATAGTGAGTACAGAGTGGTTGTTTTTGCAGGTAATGACAGACTGGTATTACCTGGTTATATGTTTTCGCTGGTGTGCAAACCATATATGAATGAATCTGACGGATATCATTACGAGGGGGTTGCTTGGGAATTGGAAGTTAATGCTAAGATGGCCGTCGCAGAGTAAGAATAATTCTTCTGACTCTCTATTCTAACAAAACACTTTCATTAGAGACAAAAGTCACTTTTCTTCTCTGTACTGTGTATGTGTTTAATTCAAAGAAAGAGATATCTGTATTATAGTCCTCGTCATTGTGCAGTTCTATAAAATAGATGTATGGTAATAGTAAAACATAGCGGTCCTCCATGTGTACCGTAAACGGTCTTTGAAGAGCACCCTCGTCTGAGAGTTTTGTAATCTCTCTCAAAATTGTACCATTCTTATCAATTTTCCCCTTATTAAGACACCTAACAGATGGCTTTTGGCCATACATGTAGGTATAATTACAATAATATTCAAAAGACTTTCCTGTAATTGAATTATCCTGTATCGTCGGAATTTCCGCCGTTTTGACAAATGTCATTTCTAATTGAGCTTCTTTATTAGAAATAATTTCTTTGTAGACCAGCTCTTCTGCAACAGTTAGCGATTGTACTTCAATCTCACTGCACTTGACATTGCAGCTAAACGAGTCAGCCGAAACAGATAGAATATTGAATGTTGTCATGTTGTTCTCGCAAAAGTTATCTGTAACGACAATATCTTTCTCGGAAATATCGTAATATCCCATTGAAATACACTTCTCGCTGAGATAACCACACATAAACCCATCCTCCGAGAACGACACCCAGTAGTCGCCGCTACGCCACACGCCTACTATCTGCTCCTTTGTCAGCGTCTGCTGTTCCGTATTGTTTATAGTTCCCATGTCACTTTCGTCTTTCGAGCAACCTGCCAGCAGCATGCCTGCGGCAATCACTACCATGAATAATACCTGTTTCATTGTGTGTAGCTTTTTTAAAAGTTTGTCGTAGCGGTGGCAAAGATAAGCATAATATTGCGAACCGCCAAGCAGTCGAGGCGATTTCTTCTTTGCGTAGAAGAAAAAGACCGCCATGAGGTAGCGGTCCCTTACGTGTCCAATAATCATGGGTGAGCGGGCTCGCGTTCAGCAGCTGCCGAAGGGGAATGGCCAGAGCGGAACCCCTTTCCCGAGGCGACTTGCATTCGCAGGTCATCGTTCTGTTGTTGGAGGGTGTCAATTAGCTTGTTCTTCGTGCTGATGATGCCGTCCTTTGCGGCAATGACATCATCCTTGGCGGCGAGTTCGCGCTTCAGTGAGGCGATGGTCTCGTCCTTGGCGGCGAGGAGGGCGGTGATTGTTACTGAATCACTGTTAGGAAAACTATTCTGCTTATCCGAGCAAAGTGGAGCAACGTCTGCCATCAGCATCACGTCGCTCTTGCCGCGCATCCATTCGGGATTGAATACATTTCCGAACGCATTGTTCAGCTTCACCATTGTTTCGTACTGCACCGACTTGTTCTTGCCAGTCTTAATCTTAGTTACGTTTGCTGCATTGATACCAGCCTTGCGAGCCACTGCGGTAGGGTTCTTCATCTCGGTATTGTCCACAAGCCAATACACCATCTTCAGGAAAATCTCAGTTGTTGTCATATTAAGCCTTATTATTAAATTACGTTAATACTTTGCTCGATAACGCACAACTTTGCTTCATTTTGCTTACTTTTGCACCGTGAGTTAGTTAATTAACTCTCCAACGGGTACAAGGAGAGCCTGCAGACGCGATGAAGCACCTTTCAGAAGGAAGCCGTGCGTCGCCTTGCGAAATTAGACCATCCGCAAAGGTAAGGCTTTTCTCCCGTTTTTAAGATATTTAAGCCTAAAATTAAGAGATTTTAAAAGACCTTTATGCAGGAAACCGTAAGCAAAGAAGAGTTAAGAGGTATGCGAGTCCGACAGTCGCGTATCTTTACCTTGGCTGACAAGAAGAAGATAAAGTCGGTTAAGGTGCAGGTTCACGACATGAAACTGGAGGACAAGGAGTATGAGGTGCGCACGGATCCCAGCGTACCGGCTGTATGTATTACCCGTACTATGTAGGAGGCTTTTGACATGAAACAATACTTCAAGAATCTTCTTTCGGCCCTGCTGGGCAACAATCCCTATCGGGCTGAGCGCGACGACCTGACGGCGAAGCTGGAGCAGGCCGGCGATAATGTGCGCGGCCTGCAAGAACTATATTACAATATGGTGGAGCGGTGGGAGGCCGAGCGTAAGCAACTGGCCTCGCTGCAGCAGCTCGTGGAGAACCTGCGCGAACGCATCAAGGACAAGGATGCCGCCATCGCCCAATATAAAATAGAGGCAGACGCACTGCGGGGCGAACTGCAGCTGGCGCAGAAGAAAGAGATACCGTTTTAAAAACCGGTTATACTACTAACAAGTCGTGACAAAAGAAGACATCAAGATACTGAAGAACATCTCGCTTGTTGATGTGATGCGCGAGAATGGATATGAGCCTTACCATCTGCCGAAGAAGGGTAAGGCGACGTACTACTGTCCGTTCCCCGACCACAACGACAGGACACCGTCGTTCAAGGTGGACCAGAGCGTCGATGGCGGTGCCGACTCTTCGGGCTGGATATGCTACGGTAAATGCGGGCGACGCGGCTACGGCGCTATCTCGCTGCAGGCCGCGCTACTGGGCTACGACCACACGGCACTGACCAACAAACAAATGGGGGAAGTGCTGCAGCGACTTGTTGACGACCACGGCATAGAGCTAAGCGGTGTGGCACCGACCACGCCGGAGCAGCACACACAGGCTGTCAAACCTCAGGAGTGCGAGTTCGACCTGACACCCTGGACGGAACAGCACCTGCGTGCGCTGGGATTCAAGGTGGAGCTGGCAAGGCGCAAAGCCGAGCAGGGGGACGTGGAGAAAATAAAGCAGGGTGGGGAAGAGACCGACGATGCCGACCGTGCCGAGATTCAGATAGGCGACATGGTGACGGAGTTCGACCCTGATAGTGGCCTGCCGCTGTACCGCTGCTCGCTCGACCGCAACTACTGGCGGGGCAGGGGAGGAACCAAGACCGCCCAGGAATGGGGCGAAGTGCTGGAGCGCGAGTTCTCCGTGTTCCCCGTGGCGACGTTCATCACTGGGCCGGTGGATGCCAAACAGGGCGGTCATTGCTCACTGGAGGTACATGCCCGTCCGTCTTACCCCATATTCGTCTTTACCTACGACTGGGGCGTGAAGAAGTATGAGCCGAAAGCCAGCGGCAGGACGAAGTGGTACTGGGACAAAAAGGAGGGTGTGGCGACGAAGGCGTATGGTGACAGCGTAGCGGTAGCGGCACTGAGGCAGATGACCGTCGGCGGAAAAACCGCTGAGCACACGACGGGCGACGGCAACGCCGACCGCCCCTGGTGGATGGACGTGATGAAAGACCCGCGTCACCCGCTCGTGAAGCTGATGCGCGAGGAGAACGGCGAGAAGAATACCTACTACAAGATGAAGCGACTGGTGCTGTGCTCCGGTCCGCGCGACGCGATGCAGATGTGGGCTGCCACCGATGCTCATGTGCTGTGGCTCAACAGCGAGACGTCTGGCATACACGAAGGCGTGGTGGAAGAATGGCTGCAGATGCTGCTCTGCCGCATGCAGACGGTGGCCTGTAATATATATGTTTGCTACGACCTCGATGCGACGGGCATCAGCAGTAGCAGCAGCATTGCCCTTGAGAATGCCAACGTGCATTGGGTTCGGCTGCCGAGGGAGATGGAGCAGGTGGTTCAGAGTTCTCAGAGCTCTCAGAATAGTCAGAGTACTCCGAAATTGCCGAAGCCCCTGAAGGACGTCACCGACTTCGTGACGCATTTTCCGCAGATTCAGAAGTTGCTGGCCCCAGACCTGCGCAAGGCCAACCCAAGTGCAGCACTGATGCGCATGCTCGACAACGCCCTGACGATGCAGTTCTGGATAGACAAAGCCACCACCAAGAAGAACCGCGACGGTGAGAGCCGCGAGACAAACGTGCGCTACGTGCTGAGCGTGGCCAACCTCCTGCAGTTCTTGGAAGCGAAGGGCATACGCTGCTATGCCAACAACCAGGGGCAGCGCATGTTCTATCAGCTGACGCACAAGAACACCTACCGCCTGCTCGACAACGGGCGCACGGGCAACCAGCTGGAGAGCGTCAGCCGCACGGCGATGCTCGACTGGCTCGACGCGCACATCAGCGAGGCCGACGCGCCATACAAGGCCAACCTCGTGAACGCCGTCTTCACCGGCAAGGGACTCGACGGGCGCACACTGAGCACCATGCCGTCGATTCCAATCAATGATCACTCATACGGCGATGACTTCGACTACTTCTTTTTCGATAACACCGCCGTGCTCGTCAACAAAGAAAAAATTGTCACCGTAGGCTACGAGCAGATGCCCTACCTGACCAACGAGGAGCTGATCATGCCGGGCGACTTCACGGCCATCCCGCAACCGTGGCGCATCATCGTCAACCCCAGATACGAGGCCGAGAAGAAACGTCACGAGGGCATCAGCCGCCAATGCTCGACCCCCGCCATGCGTGCAGCCGAGAACACCCGTTGGAAGGAGTGGGAGCAGCTGTGGAAATACCAGCTCATTATGGATAAGCCACTCGACCAGATGCCGATGCACTTCCGCTTTCTCTACAACCAGGGGCGCATCTTCTGGGAGAAACAAAGTTTTGGCGAGACGCTGACGGCCACCGAGCGCCAGATGCAGGACATGCACTTCATCAACAAAGTCCATGCCTTCGGTTATGCCCTCACGCGCCACCGCAGCCGCGCCGTGCAGCGGGCCGTACATATCACCGACTACAGCGTGACCGACGAGAACAAAGCCAGCGGGCGCAACGGCAAGAGCGCAGACATCGACCTGTTGGCCACGGTGCGCCCGTCGTCGGCCAACATCGCAGGCAAGTCGATGAAGAACATCACCATCGAGGTGATGATGGGCAACGTGGTGCCAGGAGTCCACTCGCTCGTCTGCATTGACGAGTTGCCAGACAACTTCAAGTTCGAGGATATGTTCAACACCGGCACCACCATCGTCATCAAGACCCTCTACAAGCAGCCCGTCACCCTGCGCGGCGAGGACGTGCCCAAGATATTCATCGCCAGCAACAAACCCTTCGACCGCTCCGGCGGCTCAGTGAAAGGGCGTATCTATCCCTGCTTCACCTCCGACTACTATCATGCCGCCACCGACGACGGACGCTGGCTCGACTTCACACCGACCGACGAGTTTCAGGAGGAATATGGTGTGCAGGAGGTAGCCAACGGACTGCCCATGCACCTGCTCAACGAGGCCCGCAACCTCCTGCTATGCTGTGCGCAGTTCTATCTGCAGCACCCCGGCGAGGTCATCCTGCCGCCGACCGAGACACGCAGCCTGCGCCGCGAGCTCTACGCCATGACCAAGGACGGCGCACTGACCGACTGGCTGGTGCAGTACTTTGAGGACATCCCGAACAACCCCCACATCGGCCAGCCCATCGCGCCGCAGGAGATGGCTATCAGCCTGCTCGACAGCGAGGGAGAGAGCGTCTGCTTCGACTCCATCGAGAAGGCGAAGAAGCGCATTGCCAAGAGCCTGAAGCCCTGCCTGAACCGCATGGGCATCGTGATGGACCCTGACGTGGTACTGACCACCGCCTCGTATCGACGTCACGGTGGCCGTCAGGCCCGCGCCTGGCTCACTGTGCTCGACGCTGGTGGCAAGCCCGTGGAAAAGACCGTCAAGAACCAGTACCGCCGCGAGGTATCGACCGGCGAGCGTGTGCCCCGCGAACTCTCTCAGCACGTCTTCGTGCATTACTTCTACCGCAACCGCCCCGGCGGCATCCCTGCCAATCCCTACACCGTAGGTAAGGAATATGAGGAGGGCTATGTGCAGGCAGCGGCCAAGGAGGATCCAGAAAAAGTGAATAATGAAGAATAAACAATATGTACCAACGTCGTCCACCTCAGTATCGCTACATCTGTTACAGCAAGGTAACAGGTCAAGCCGTTTGGACCTATCAGGGCCAGAGCCGCGAAGGCATGAAGAGAAAATACTACCGCACGGTGGAGAGCGAGCGCAAGCGTCGGCGGCAATGGCCGAAGCTACGGCAGACCCGACAGGCGAACATCCGCCAGCTGCTCAGCGAGTGCATGGCCGCGCTGCCCATTCTCGGCACACTGACGAAGGCACAGCGCGAGGCTACCAAGACACTGCAACAAATGGCCGACGATATGCCGGAGTTCTGCAGCCCGTTCCTCGATCATGACCGAGAGCGGCGACATCAGAACTACTTAGAGAAGCGCCGGCGACACTACTGGAAGGACGCAGATTTCCGCCAGCATGAGCGGGAACGGAGACGCAAGAAACCGCAGACCGGGAAAGTATTAGAATCGGTGTTATGATAAATAACAGTCTGATAGTCAATAATATAGTAAAACAGAGCAATGGGTAAAAAAGATCAGATTAAGGCACAAGGCCGCGTCGTAGAGAACCTGAGCCGCGATAACTTCCGAGTGGAGTTAGACAATGGCATCACCATCCTCGCCTCCCTCTCTGGCAAAATCCGCCAGCATCATATCCGCGTGATGGTTGGCGACCGCGTGGAGGTAGAGCTCTCGCCCTACGACCTCACCCGTGGGCGAATTTCATACAGATACAATAAATAACGAATTACTATGACAGAGAAAGAATTTTTTCAACAGGTGTGGCGTCCCTACGATACCGTCACCATCGACGGCGGTATCACGGGCCGCGTGAACAACGTATGCTTTCCCACGCGCTCTGTACGCATCAGTATGCCGCAGGGTGGCCACGAGTGGTTCCGCTGCGAACTGATAGAGCGTCACGCCTGTGCCACAGGCGAGGCTACCGACCTTGAAATCATTGCCGAACAACACAGGAAATTGGAGGCCTACAAGCGCGAAATGGAGGCACTGAAGGAACGTGCCCGTGAGGCCGAGGAGAAATTAAGCCGTAATTACGCCGGCGACCTGGTGCGCAACGTGAACGTCATCCTCACCGCCCTCACAGAGCGCAAGAAGCGCATGGAGAAAATCGAGGATGCCATGCAGAAGATACTGCTGACCATCGAGAACATCAATAGCGAACAAAAATGATCATTAACTTAAACAACCGACTGAAGTATTATGGCAACAACAAGAGTACATGGGGGCAAAGCCCTGGAACAGCAGGTCATCCGGCTGCAGAAAGAAGGATGGCACGTAGCCAACATCGCCAGCATCGTCAAGGTGAATGCCGACACAGTGCGCGAAATCCTGAAACGCAGGAACATCATTTCGATGTGAAAAAACTATCAACCCTAAAAGCTACACACAATGGAAACAAGTAAAACTACCCCCCCCGATGCCGCGACACAGGTATGTAAGTGCTGCGGACGCGAGCTGCCCATCGAGCAATTCAGAATGGTCGGAGAGCCACAATATCGGCACAGACTTCACACTTGTACTGAATGTATTAGCAAAAAATCTGGTATGGCTCGTAAAGCGAAAAAGACCGACGAGGTGGCCGAGCTGCGCCGCCAGTTGGAGGAAGCCCGCCGCATGCGGCTGAGCGAGTTCAAGCCCCGCGAACTGATGAAAGCGCTGAAAAATCTGGGCTACGAAGGGACTCTCACCTACGTTGAACAACACGTAATAGACATCACCAAAATAGAATAACAATGAAACACTTAGATTTTACCATCGACTTTGAGACCTGCTCGCTCTCGGATAATGCCGCCATCATGCAGGTGGCCGTCGTGCCCTGGCTGCGCGATGCCGACGTGGAGCCGTTTATGAGCAAGGCCGACGCAGAGCCTTTCGTGAACTATGTTGACCTCCGTTCCTGCGTGGTGGAGGGCATGGACTTCGACCCCGCCACCATCGACTGGTGGAGCCGACGGAGTGACGACGCGAAGCGGGCCGTATGCCGCGACCTGCCAGAACCGATTGCCGACGTGCTCGTGGGTGCGCTCAACTTCATCCGACGCTTGGTGGAGGAGCATAAGCTGGAGAGCATCTGCCTCTGGGCGCACGGCATGGACGTAGACTGTGCCATCCTCCGTTCCCTTTGCCGTCGCTTCGACATCGACCTGGAGAGCATCATCCCCCACACCCAGCTGCGCGACTGCCGAACCATCATCCTCGAAGCCGCCTACAAGCTGGCCTGCCGGCAGCAACTGGAGGCCGTAGCCGCCGCCGAGTTCCTCACGCAGGACGGCACCCCCGTCCCGTCGCCTGCGGTATCTCCGCAGGAAGTCCTCGCCGGCTCCCGCAAGGCCTACGACCTCTTCTCTCCCCTACCCTCTCAATACGACGGCATTCAGCACGATGCCATCTACGACGCAACGCGCTCATCCTGGTACACCTGGCAATCACTAAAAACCCTACGGCAATGACAACAACAGAAAACATCCCCGAAATTTGGTACTCATAACAAAGAAACGCTATGATCAAGGAACAGTAGATAGCCCGCTTGACGACAGACGTTGACATCGTACTGACCGCCGAGAATAATATCCCCGACGAGGAGAGGCAGGCGCTTGGACTAATAAACTGAACGACTATGGCAAAGAAACAACAACCCACACCCCACCATCGCACCCGCGAGGAGCTGGTCATCGACACCTTCCGCCAGATGATCCGCAACGGCGAGGCCGTGCGCAAGGAAGTGAAGGTATTGCTCGCCACCGGCGGCACAATGACCAAAGTAATATATAAGGTAGAACCTGACAGGAGATAACGACTATGGCAACAACAATTACCCCCAAGAGCCGTTTCCTCGGCAAGGCTACGGTTAAGCGAGAGCAGCGCGGAGCCTGCTCCGGCACTGCCGAGCGGAAGCAAGCTCGCCGCTTCTGCGGCAACGGCCTCTCGCGCACGGCGATGCTCTTCAAGATTGCCACGCTGGCGGGCCACCGGCTGACCATCCCGGAGATGAACCGCTTCAAGGAGGTCAACCCCCGGCAACTGGAGAACGTGTATGAAGAAGTAGTACGCATGGGCGACCCCGGCAATGCCCTCTTCGCCCTGCGGCTGATATTAAAATAATTATTCACCAATTTTAAACAACAACGATTATGGATCAAAAAACAATCAAGCGGCTCATTGCCGTGGCAGCCTCGGTACTGCTCGTGTTAATTATCTTCTTCGCCTGCTGCACGGTGGTTGACTCAGGCGAGGTAGGCATCAAGTTTCATAAGTGGTCGGCCTCCGAGCAAGACTACGGCGGCGTGGAGGGCACGTGCAAGGGCTGGGTGTTCTACAACCCCATCACCACCGACGTGTTCACCTACCCGACATTCACGCAGCGCAAGCAGTATGAGACCATCAAGGTGAACGCCAAGGATGCCTCCATCTTCGAGATGGACCCAACGATTGCCTACCACATCAACCCGGTCAAGGCGTGCGACATCTTCGTGAAGTACCGCGTCGATGTGAAGTCGCTGGAGGACGGCTACATCCGCACCTGCATCTACGAAGCTTACCGCACCTGCGCCAACCAGTATACCTCGGACTCGCTGATGTCGAACCGTGCCAACTTTGAGCGCGACGTGCGCAGCCGACTGGAGAAGTCGATGATGGCCGAGGGCTTCCTCGTCGAGGAGTTTACGTCGAAGATTACCCCGCCTGCCTCGCTGACGAGCATGATAGATGCTAAGAACGCCGCCATACAATCCGCCCTGAAGGCAGAGAATCAAGTCAAGGAAGCCGAAGCCAACGCGAAGATCGACGTAGCCAAGGCTGAAGGTGCCGCCCGCGCCATGCGCATCAAGGCAGATGCCGAGGCATATTACAACAAGACCATTGCCGCCTCTTTGAGCCCGATGATTATCCAGGAGGATATGATTGAGAAGTGGGATGGAAAAATGCCGCAGATAGTAGGCGGCAACGGCATGATGCTCGACGTAAGTAAAGTGATGGGGAAGTAAGGCTATGGGAACATCAACCATCATATATATTCTGAGTGTGGTAGCGTCGCTCTATGCGACCTACCTGCTCGCCTATCGCCTGTACGACGTGCCCGACAGTTGGGAGCAGCGCGAGCCGAAACGGATTTTCCTGCCGAGGATAGCCTACATCGCCTGTTTGATTGTAGTATTCATTCCTGTGTTGAACACCATTGCTCTCCTTTCCTTCGTCGTCACGGCTCTAATAGGCAAATCCGTTGGCGACTTCCAAATTAAGTCCTGGCTCTTTGAGAAGCCCGAAGTGAAATCCGACGAGAAAGAAAACAGTAAATCGTAAAAAAGACAATAATATGAAAGAGACCAAGCATTACGAACAGAACCACGTCATCCTCTATGTAACTGAGGGCGACCTGCAGACGACCATTACCCTCGACAGCGACCGCCAGATGAAACGCCTGGCCGACTGCCTCACAGACCTCTACCGCACCGACGGACGGGAAGTGACGATAACACCGAAAGGAAGTGAATAATGAATCGCTCGACCTCTGGTCGCTTGCTACCGAAGGGACGCAAGAATTTGCTGCCGCCGTCCAGTAAACGAGCGTATTACGCGAGTTCCCCCGGCACAGCCTAATAAAAAACTATGGCAAAAAGAGTAAAGATATGAGACAAGAGAATACAGACCGCTCGGCGACGCAAGGAGATGCTTGTCAGAGCAAGAACCGGCAGACCGCAGAAGCAAAGAAGCTGCGCGAGGAGTCGGCATTTATCAACCAAGTGGCGAGCTTCGCCGAGTACATGCAGAAGGAGTATATCAACGACAGCGACGGCGACATGGGGCTGATCATCTGCGCCGCCGACCGCACCTGCGGCAATGACGAGCAGACGGGCGCGTGTCACGTTGTGCTCGGTGACCGTGCCATCAACACCACCTCGCTCGCCTCTATGATGCAGCAGGAGCAAATGCGCGACCTCTTCCGAAAGGCTCGTATACTGAGCAGCACCGACGGCGGCAACGGCTACATGGCCGACGAGCTGCGCCGCCTGCGCCGTAGGCTGCGCTGGACGTATGCCGCCGGAGCGTTCTGCGCCCTATGGACACTGGTACTCATAGCCCTGCCGCTCATCGTCGGCGGCAGTTGGATGATTACCATCTGCTCCGTGCTGCTCATGCTTGCCACAGGTGCCAACCTCGCAGGTCAGGCGCTCGACCTGCGCCGCAAGACCCGCCGCCTCGCCGACAGCATCGACGGCGACCGACAGGAGCGCCGCAATATGCTCTGTGCCGCCATGATGAGCTTTCTCGCCCAGATGACGCACCACGACTGCGACGATGATGATGAATAAGACTACGAATTGAACGAATTATGGATTACAAAGAACTGACCCAGCAGGTGAAGATGCTGGAGGACGAGCAAAAGAAGATAGCACGGTCGATAGAGGCAAAAATCCGTCGGCGCGACAAGAAGATTCTTGACATGAAACTGCAATACATCGCCGAGCATCAGCCGCTGCCATTGAAGCGGTTCCAGCGCATCAAGGTGACGGCACGGGTGACGGAGGAGTCACGCAAGCGGATGACGGAGGGCTATCGCAAGATGAAGAAATGCGCATTGGGTGCCACCTATACTATTATGGGAGTGTTCAACGGTTATCGCATTGACGATGCAGGGCATGTCGCACCTTGCTTCTATGGTAAGGGAGACTACCGTGGTTGGTGTGACGAGGTGCTGTCCGTGGAGCTGACCACCGACCAACCAGAAGGCAGCTGCAGCAAGTGTCTGAAAGCAAAGGACGGACGCTGCTATATGATGGGCGGCAAGGACATCGGACCGAGATGCGCCGTGTGGGAGATTGACGATGACAAGATGGTGCCGTGCCCCAAATACGAGGAAGTAGTCGAGGGCGGACTCTACGCCATCAAGGGCAGGATATATCCAGCCAAATACTACCCGAAGGTTACGATGATCCGTACCGAGGACGGTCAGCAGAAGTACCGGCTCTATGAAGGCCACTGCTACACCGAGCACGAGGCTGAATATATAGAGAACTACTACACTCACGAGCCACAGGACTATGATGACGATGATGAATAACGAAAGGAGGACTGAACGATGACCAGCAACCGCAAAGCAAAGAAGCAGCCGTCGCCTATCGAGGCGAACCGGCTTATCAACAGACAGTTCTACCGCCGGATGGAGGTGATGGACTACCCCGACATCATCCACGTGAAGACCGTCGGCGACATCATCGGCCTCGTGGAGAAATATCAGAAGTGAGCAACGAAGGAGTCGATAACCAGTGATGAGAAACTACAGTGAACTATCCGACGAGGAGGTGCAGCAGCTGGAGCAGCTCTACCCCGTGACACCGAACCGCAGACTAAGCCAGATGTTCGGCGTGTCGGTCGATGCCATTCAGGACCACTTCGCACGGCCACGGGGATGGCAGAAAGACCAGGCGGCCATCAAGCTCGCCACGCACGGCACCTATCACCGGCTGACCGAGCGCGAGGAGCAGTGGATAGTACGCCACTTCCACGACACCCGCAACGGCGACATCATGGAAAAGTACGGCATCAGCGAGAGTCAGCTGAACAACGTGCGCAAGAAGCACGGACTAAAGAAGACCGACTACTTCATGCGCCGGATGCGGCGCGTGGCAGGCGAGGCTTTCACCCGCGCATTCCGTGAGCACGGCGAGAGCGAAAGGGCTGCGGAGAGGGCACGTCAGCAGTGGGCAGAGCGCAAGCGTACTGGCGACTACGGCAACGTGGGCTTCAAGCCGGAGAGTCGAACAAGACCCGTATGTCGCCACGCCGCTACAAGGCGATGATGCAGAAGATACACCAAAAGCGCAACGAGACCATCCGTCGCGATCGCGTCCGCATACACTGGGGCATGGAGCCGAAGACGAAGCTGGTGAAGCAGTGGGACAACAAGCGCGACTGGCACAAGAGCCACTACCGATACCAGTTCCGGCAGGCAGGCTACGAGGTGGACCCCGGCAGCCGCGACATCTATTACTTCGCCGACACCGTGCGCCATCCCATCATGGAGCGCAACGCCCAGAAGCACGGCTTCAGGGTGCTGCCGGCGGAAGAAGAGTGAAGACTCGCTTTAGCGCTTTCACCAAGCGAAGCGACTGAAAGAATTTTTAACCCCGCTCGGCTTTGCCGCTTTTACAAAGGCGGCAGCCGACTAAAAGAATTTTTTAACTAATTTCTCGGCTCGAAAGAGACGATGACAAAAACAAAAGAGCGATATGGAAATCACAAAAGAAACACAGCACAAGGCGATAGCAGCACTACGCCAGTGCGCCAAGGAGAACGAGAACAAACCTGCCGACACGGGGGCAGTCCGTGTAACCGACCTTTGCCGCGACGTGGCCGACTATCTGGAAAAACTGGCAGCCGACGATGTCAACCACGGCGTAATTGCGACTGAGCCTGACCCGAAAGCCAACATCAAGGCCAAACGGATTGCGGACTGCGAGCTTAGTGTGCGCACCATCAAAATCTGTGTCGCCAACGACATCGACACGCTGGGCGACCTTTGCAAGCTCCACAGGACTGACTGGCTGAGATTCCGCGACGGCGGCAAGAAATCACTCTTCGAGCTCGACGACCTGCTCCACGACCACGGCCTCGATTGGGCCAAGCCTGAGCAAGGAGCAAGAGGCTGAATAATTTTTAATATAATTTTTGGATAATTTCTCGCCGTAAGGCGATACAAAAAAATGAGCGATATGAGAACTATCAGATTCAGAGGCAAGTCATCGAGAGACGGAGAATGGTTCTTCGGCAACCTCTACGACAAGGACACCAAGGGCAATACCCACATTATGAGCCTCGAAAGGGGATGTCTGGTCATCGACCCCGACACCGTAGGCGAGTTCACCGGACTGCGCGACAAGAACGGACGCGACATCTACGAGGGCGACATCTACTGGCGAGACCCTGCCAAAGGCTGGAGCAGCCAGCCCTACTGCGTGGAATACTACAACGGCGCATGGATAGGCAAGGACTCCGATGGCGGGTGGCTCACGCTGATAGAAGAGGACAGCGAACTGCTCAGTAATCAGCTGGACTACATAGAAGTCGTTGGCAATATCCATGACAACCCGGAACTGCTTAATGCTGAGCGGTAGCCAATTCTTCATTATTCACTATTCACTTTTAACCAATTTCTCGCCGACAGGCGATACAAAAAAAAGAGCGATATGAGAACAATCAAATTCAGAGGACAAAGGATTGATAACGGGGAATGGGAATATGGCGACCTTGTTCATGATAACATTGGCGGATGCTACGTATTCCCGACTGAATGCAAAGGTTTGTATCGAAATAACGAGGTCGTCTCGCAGTCTGTTGGCCAGTTCACTGGCCTGAAGGACAAGAACGGACGCGACATCTACGAGGGCGACATACTGCGCTCCGACGATTACCCGTTCTGCGACGACGGCAACGACAACTACATGGGCGTCGTGTTCTGCGACACAGGCGATGCCGTCGGCATGTTTCAAGTCATGCTGTTCGTGCTCAAATCATCGGAGAGAAGTGGCATCAGCAACTTCATCAACAAGTGCTTCTACGACCTTGACCTGACCAAGGTGGAAGTAATCGGCAACATCTTCGACAACAAAGGACTCTTCCGCGACAGCGACGAGGAAATTCTGAAATGGTATCTGGAGGACTAACTCTGAACTCTGAACTATGGCCGTACCCTCAAAGACAAACGTACTCACTGCGCTGCCCGCAGTGCCCCAGTCCTGGAGCGAGCTCTCGTGGCCCCAGCTCTGCGGCTGCTGGCATGCCAAGATGCGCTACGGCGGCAATGCCGACGTGGCGCGGGCCGCAGGGCTGCTGGCCGTCTGCGGACTGACCGTGGAAGGCCGCGAGCCTGCCGAAAGCCGGACAGGCGAGAACATTTACCGCCTGAAGGACCAGAACGGGCAGACGTGGACGGCGACGGCCCGCGAACTCGCACACCTCGCACGGCAGACGATGCCGTGGTTCGACTGGCCCTACGGTGACCAGGGCGACAAGGAAGAGCGTGACGAGCAGGGCAAGGTGATCCGTGAGCGTCGCGAGGGTCATCCGGGCTACGTCCACCCCAACCAGCAAGACTGGCGGGACGCAATGGTGCTGACGGAAGAGACGGTCGAGGTGGCAGGCGTCACCTTCGCCCTGCCACAGGGCGCGTGCTCCAACATCACCTGGCACCAATATCGAAGCCTGCAGGCCATCGCCCCGCAGCTGTGGCAGGACGGACTGACGGACGACGAGGCACGCTCGCTTCACGCGCAGTTCCTGGCCTACATCCTCGTACCCGCCCCGGCGACGGCAGACACCGGCGACCGATTCCACACCAAGCCCTCGTTCCGCTACGATGCCGAGCGGGCCGAAGCGAGCGTGGCGTTCTGGGAAAACCAGTTGAGAGGTGAGGAACATCAGCCAATTCCCGCTGACGCGCCTACCCATCAGCCATCAGCCATCAGCCAATTCCCGCTGACGCGCCTACCCGTAGCCTTTCAGCCATCTCTCCTCTTCCACATCTGTTTCCAAGTCTGGCAGACTGCTGTGGCGAACTTCTACCCCTCCGTGTTCCCCCTCCTCTTCGGCGGCGGCAAGAGCGACCCCCTGCACACCGCCCTCACAGGCGAGACCGACACCATCAACGCCGTGATGAAGTACCAGGGCTACAGCTCTCCAGAGCAGGTGTATAACACCGAACTGCCCATCATCCTCGGCACGCTCAACACCATGTCGAAAGAGGCCAAGGAGATTGAGAAGATGAACGCGAAAATCAAGCGCAAGGGTTAAAGAAAGAGATTATCAGAAATTACCATTTAATTATTTAGGCGATATGGTCATAGGTAACGGATTCTTCAGCGACACCGAGGCGCAGGCCCTCGACGAGATGCGACGCAGGAGCGGATGCAGGGTGGAGCGCGTGCCTTTCCAGACGATAGGCAACATCGCCTACTACGTCAGCGAGACGGGCGACCTCTACGGCATGCAGACCATTCAGGGCCGACGGCTCACGAGGACGCGAAAGGTGCAGGTCAACAAGGGAGGCAAGGCGGCACGCATGAGCAGCGCACCCCACCGCGAATCATGGTTCCCGCTGCAAGTGCTGACCTACTGCACCTACACGCTGCACCGATGGCAGCCCGACGTGGAGCTGGAGTTCATGAACGGCAACCCCTACGACGTGCGACCGCAGAACCTGCGCCCACGGCAGCAGGAGCAGCACCCCGAATGGACGGAGCGGATGGAGAGCCGCAAGGACATCTACCGCCAGAAGTTCTCGAAGGTGTGCTACTCGACGAACTACGCCACCGGCCTCTCGTTCGACGACTGCAAGGACGTGGTGTCGATAGCCTTCATTTACATCACCACCAGCGGCCACAACCCGACCATCCGCACCGACGACGACTTCATCGGGCTGTGGATGAAGGTGAGTCGGCTGCGGGCCATCGACCTGCAGCACAGCCGGTGGCGCGAGACCCACTACGAAATGGACTGGCTTCCGCACAGCAACAGGACGCGATGCGAGCGCAGCCTGTTCGACATACAGCCCGGCGAGCGGCGGCAAGCCTACCTGCACCGCTACATGGAGGGACAGACACCCTCAGAGATAGCCCGCGACATGGGCTGCACGTTATCGACGGTCAGCTGCAGCGTCAGCCGGAGCATACAGTTTCTACAGCGATATTTCAAACACGACATCGAGACATTCAGAAAGACAATATGAACAGAGAACAAGCCAATACCCTGCAGGAGCAGACCATCGCCGCTTTCGAGAGCGTGGGCCTGCCCTACATCAGCCGCGACACGGCGGCACGTATCTTCGCCATCGTCTATGTGCATGGCGGCGGCGAGGAAGAAATGGTGCTCAATCGCAAGTTTACCAACGACGTGAAGTATATCCAGCGCCGCTTCGGCATCGACGGCGGCTGCGTGCCGGAGGCCGAGTTCGCCAGTCTGCTGCAGCATTACGTCCGCGAGCTGGAGGACTATATGCACGAGCATCTGCACGACGAGAGCAGCATCCCCGAATGGGCGCACAAACTGATGCGCGACCGCTACGGCATGAAGCTGCACGGCTGAACGAATTTTTAATCTAATTTTTAACCAATTTCCCTGCGAAAGCAGGCCAAAACAAAAGAGCGATATGACAGCAATTCAGAAATTACGCAAGCGGCTCGGCATGGATAGCCGCGTGGGACAGGTGAAATGCCACAAGTGCGGCAAGACACTTGACATACCCAATATGTATTCAGAGAAAGAGCGAAACTCCGTGCTAAAACCCTACTGCTGCGCCACGACCGTACTCATCGTGCAGTGGCTCATCCACCACGGATGGCACGTCACGACGCACGATGCCAACCCCGCCGGGGCGTACTTCTGCCCCGACTGCTTCCCCAAGGGGCAACCGGAGTACAGCCGCAGTCCGCATGGTCAGGACTGGTGCAAACAGGCTGAGCAATGGATGAAAGAAAATAACGGTAAACGATAGAACGACCACATGAAACTACTGCGCAAGACACTCGACTTCTTCAACATCCACCCAGACCACAACCAGCGGTGGACACTGACGACGCTGTTCTTCACGGGACTGCTCTACACTTATGTTGAGCCCGCCATCACCAAGGCGTGGATTTCGGAGTTGCCCGCCGAGTGGCTGGCCTTTCAGTCGCTCACCTACAGCATTGTGGGTCTCGTGATTGGCATGATATGGAAGGGCCGGCTGCGCCGCTGGGCTATCCGGTGGTTCACGGTGCTCTGCATCATCGAGTCAGCGGCAGGCTTCCTCGTCGGCATGTGGTTATGCTTCGTGGACTACAACGTGTGGGTACTCGCCATCGCCTGCCTGCTCTACGGCACGTTGGTGTCGGAGTTCATCGGAAAGTGTCTGATGACCTTCCGCCCCAAGCTGTGGAACGAGAAGGAGCGCGAGGTGTACGACAACAACAACGACGTGGTGTGCGGCATCTACTGCATCGTGGGCTACGTCTGCGCCCTCGTCTGCATGCCATCGCTGCAGGTGGCCATGTTTGTGTTCGGGCTGACCTGCGGACTCGACAACATCGGTTGGCTCGTGGTGTACCACAAGAACCGCGACCGCTTCCGCGAGATAGATAACGAAGAAAACATTTAATTATTTATAAGAGCAATATGGCAGATAACAGAATGTACCTCAGATGCAAGGGATGCGGAGCAGAAATGATGCTCGCGAAAATGGGAGGGAATTGGATGGACTGGTTTTTCGTAAAAAGCGACGGAGCCAAAGGCAGGGAACTGAACAAGTTCCTTGAAGCTCACAGTCACTGCTGCGATGATGTCGATCCCGACCTGCTCGACTGGAAAGACTGGCGACAGGCACGGCCCTTCGAGCTCGTCTATGAGAACGATGACGACTGGCGAAAGAAGAAATCCCTAAAGCAACTGACAGACGAATTACGCATTTATCATTTATATGAGCAATATGAAACAGACAGAGAACAACAACACAACCAAGTTTGAGCCCGGCGACATCGTGAAGGTGACCGCCGACCTGCAACTGGCACTGGCAACCGACGACGGCGGCACGATGCTCGCCCTGCACGGTTGCGAGGGCGAGGTGGTGGCACAATACACCGACTGGGGCGGCATCGAGGCAGTGCTCGTCAAGTTCGACGGGTTCGCCAAGCCCATCCTCGCCTCCGACCTCGCCCTGAAGCAAAAGGCCGCGAAGCCGCTCCGCCAGATAACCGAGGAGAAGGTGGAGCCGATGAAGCGCGAGAACGACCCCGCCGACTGCACCATCAACCCCACCCTCTACCGCCAACTGCGCCGCCTGGGCATCCTCGACACATCAGTGCGCTCGCATAACGTCGGCGAGAGCGACTACTCGCAGCGCATCATCCAGCCGTGGAGTATCATCCTGGAGTACTGCCTGAACTACTGGGACGGCGACATCATCAAGCGCGTGCTGCGCCACAAGCAGACCGACCCCCGCCGACTGGACTACGAGAAGATCATTCACATCTGCGAGGAGCGCATCCGGCAGATAGAGACGGGAGAAAGTGAGGATTGACAAACAATTTAAAGCTACACAAGAGATAATGAAACAAATAACTGCATTATACATCGACCTGTTCTGCGGGGCAGGAGGCACGTCGAGCGGCGTAGAGTATGCGCGGCTGGACGGGAGGAAGTGCGCCGAGGTGGTGGCGTGCGTCAATCACGACGCGAATGCCATCAGGTCGCACAAGGCCAACCATCCGCACACGCTCCACTTCACCGAGGACATCCGCACGCTGGAGCTGTCGCCGATGGTGAAGCATCTGGAGAAGAAGCGCCGCCAGTACCCCAAGGCAAAGGTGGTGCTGTGGGCGAGCCTGGAATGTACGAATTTCTCGAAGGCGAAGGGCGGACAGCCGCGCGATGCCGACAGCCGGACGCTGGCCGACCACCTGTTCCGCTACATCGAGGCGCTG